CCTTGCCCACATAAACAACCAAGTGATTTTATCTTTGAGCGAACTTGTCGCTGATGGCACCGCTGCAAGCTCTGCAAAAGTATCTACGTTGAGCACGTCTAATACTTCGGCGTTGACGCTTGCTTTCATTGTCGTCGTTAAATCGCCAGAAGTCGGAGCGTTTGGAATTGTTGCCCCGGTGTGAACTATTGCTGCAAGCGTTGCGACGCCTGGCACTGCCGATGCCGACGTTACCACTGTCATCGCAACGGGGATGCACGCTGATTTCTTTGCGATCAGGATAAAAGATGTGTAGTTTGTTTCGCCCTGCGTAGGCGTGTAAAGAACGATGCCATCCGTGCTATATGCCGTAGTGCCTGCACCATCAGCCTCGGCTACACCGATAGGCTTGATTCGCACCGTGACGCCAGAGGTTTGCACCGCTCCGTCTGATATTTGAATCACCGCACCGATTGCGACTGGCTCAGGCGTGGCGTTGTTTCTTGGGTATGACAATCTAGTATCCTCCACCGATCAATTGTGAACGTCTTGCGGCCCAGTATGCCTTGAATTCCGCTTCTGCTTGTGTTGAATTGCGGCGACGTGGTGCCAGTTCGTATGCGATGCCAGGGCGAAGTGCGAGGGTTGCCATTTGATTCGGCTGCATGGCTATATTATGGAGGCTTGCGTCTTTCCAATCTATCGGAGAAAAACGGCTTAAACCATCAATGCCGCCAATCTGCAATGTCATCGCGTTGTTGACAACTAATGTTCTGGAAGTTTCATTTTCCATTTTTCCGTTTAGATAAATTCTAACTTTATCGCTCATCGTCAAACCGACATGGACCCATTTTCCAATGATGCTTGACACCGATGTGGTCGTTGATATCGCCTCAGTCGCGTTTCCCGATTGGCGATAGAGTCCACCTCCAATAACACCTGAACGAAAGTCAAGAAAATAAGGAACGCCTGATCCCACGTGGTATCCTTTTGAAAATATTGCACCCAAATCAGTAGGCGTTTCTCGCGCCTTAATCCAAATAGCCATTGTAAGATTTGTCAACGTGTACTGCGGGGCATTTCCAAAGTTAATTCCCGTATTTATACCAGTGGATCGAAAAGCGTGTTGACCTTCCCCTAAAATCCAATCTCTATTAGCCTCAAAATGCGATGGGTTGATCTGGCAATGATTTCTATAAAAACTCCAGTCTCGCATAGTCATGCCAGTCGGGCCTAGTGCCGGATTAAATGCAGCTACGCAATTATTCCATGCCCAGGAATACATCGGCATCCCGTCGCGTGGTGCGAATCCGTTAGCGTATGTGCCAGGGATGTGCATTAGTCTTCTACCGTTTCTTCAAGCGGCGTAAGCGTGATGACTTGATTGGTTTCCGTTGAGTGGAACGCTGCACCGCTGCGGTTGTCAACTACAACATTCATATAACGCCCTTTCGGCATGAAAATACCAGCAAAGGCTCTTTGTACCGTTGCCGTGGCTTGCGACGTACAATTGTGTGCTCCAATAAGCTCAAGCTGCCTTGTTGCTGCATCGATGTTATTGCTGTAGCCCGTGTACGCTGCATCGCTTCCAGACGTGTTGCCTTGTCCCGCACCTGTTGCCGAATGATACGAAGCAAGCAAATTGATCGCGTTTCCCGCCGTGGGTGTTGCGGCCAGCTCAAAATCTGTATTGATTCTCCAAAGCCGTGCCCACAATACGCCAAGGTCGAGTGTAGCGGATTGCCTTCCACCTGCCGAAGTGCCGTTGCCGTTGGCAAGTGAGGCAAACGATAACGCCGCACTGCCGCCCGTGTTTCTGATCGTTAGTGCGGTTCCGGCCGAAACCTTAAATGTGTCTGGTAATGCCATAGCGTTAAACTCACCTAGTAAAATTTCAACAATTTCAACGGCGGCTAGACCAAGGTCTATTCGCACTAATTCAGAGTCCCATTCGCGGACCCCGCTTTTTCTTATCAGCTCCAGCGTTACCTGAAGCAACATTTCATTTCGATCCACGATTACACCGCGTTTCGTGCATTCGCAACATCGCTAGGGGTTAGGTTTACGTATCGATCCAGCAATTGCCTTGCACGACTTGCAGGCTCTTTCGCTACCGCTGCAAACGATGCACGTGCTGCGGTGTTCTCCGCAAACATGGCTTCAAACTCAGGTGCAAAAACAGCGGGATTGACGCTGCCATCGTTCAGCTGGTTGTCGAGCCACGATTGCTGCCCTGCATTCAACGCGGACCATTCGGCAACGGGGATTGAAAAGTTATTGCTGGAAACTGACGCACGAAACACCTGGATCGTTTCGCGAATCTCGTTGAGTAAATTTGCGTTGGCTTCGTCATCGCTTGACAAAATTGTCAGCCCAAGCGTCAACGGATCGTTTGTCAATTCCGCTTTGATGATTAGTAGTTCGGCGTTGTTCATAATCGCTTTGCATCCGCAATGTCTGATGGGGTTACGTTTCCAATGCCAAGCTCATCGGCACGGCTGCCGACTCGTTTCAGAGCACCGTTTAGGTTTTGCTTCGTCTGAGTCCCTTGCGGGAACAGTGCTCGAATCTGTTGCCGCACCGTGGAATTAAGCGTGACGGAGCCAGCGGAAACCAACAGATCAAAGTATCTGCGTTCCACGGCGGTCAGTGCGTTGTATTCGGCAAGCACCAAAGCCGACATAAGCACGCCAGCGGTGATGTCGTCACGCTCCGGCTCACGATCATTTGTGTTTAGCGAGACTGCGGCCTCCTGGTCTCCCATTGCCGCGTATCCGCGTGCAAGCGGATCGGTAGTCAGTTCGGTCTTTAGTGTTTGCAGATTCATTTGATCATATAACTCCGCCGCAAGTCCTGCGGCAATTTGCTTCTGTCCGTCATTTCGGGATCGACTTTTGTCTCAGTCGTTTCAATCGTTTGCGAGGTAAACTCTTGCACTCGCCCCGCTTCGTATCGTGCAATCAATCGGCCCGCTGGTTGATACGTCTCGTCCACAATCCACCAGTCAGCCACGCGGTAGCCATGCCCGCATGCTAAGCGTGTCCAGCGATGCCAGCGTGATGGTTGCATCAACCGCTGTGCCGTATGCAATTTTTACATCAGCCATTATTTAGTCTTCTCGTTGAGGATTAAGGTCAGTTTGTCGATGACTGTATTCTTCTCGACTCTGGTTGATCGATGCTTCTCAAGCGTTGCTAATGCTTCGTCGAGAAACGCATCAATACTTGCTCCATCGTTTGTGTTAAGTCGTGTTGACATAGAAAATGAAATCCCTAAGTCGTCATCGGCACCCACATAGTTTGCCGTTGCTGTGCCAATTCCTTTGGCCTCGGTGTCTTGCTTAAAATCTATTGTCCAGGGCATATCTATTTTCCTTGTGTGTTATCTAAGTACGAGATCGTCAGTTCATGTACCGCTCTATGTCAGCGATTGCTTGTCGCTTGTATTTGCCCCACGTCATGGGACGTATTGTATTAGGTTTCTTGCCGAACATATCAGCGATTTCCTGAAACGACTTGCCTTCGAAAAACAACAGATTTGCCAAAGCTACCGGATTGTCTTTCGCTCTGTCTTTCAAATCTTCCCAGTCGATTGATTTGTATTCGTTGTCGTAAATTGTCAGCGTTTCACCGAGCATGTTTCGCTCAGGCTCTTGGTGAAACCCTTCTGCTAACTTTCCGCGTCCCGTGCGATAAATTGTTTCTCGTATTTCCATCAGTCCTAAACGAATCACCGACTTAACAAAACTAAGCCATTGCCATTTGACATGAGGTTCACCATGCCACGTAAAAGCACGTTCCGCTTTTACTAGTTTCATCCGTAGCAGTTGTGCCACGTCTTCGGCTTCCATCGTGTTCGTGCGGACCATTCGTGACGATTTGATGATCAGCCCTTCCACCATGTCAAACTTTTCTTCAAGTGTAGGTTCCATCACTTCACCCGAATCGAGACCATCTTACTCGGCTTTCCAGGCTGCCTACGTTCCCAACATATTGTTTCGATCCCTAGTTTCCTGGCTTCGGCTCTTAGTGCTTTAATGCCGTCGATCAATGGCAGTCCGGCACTTGTCACGCCCTTTAATTCAATCGTCTTGTCGTTCAGCCAAACCACCGTTGCCGCGAAAAGGTATTCGTCTTGGTCGGTTGCTTGGTCCGATTCGTAAACTCTCAGTACGCCGGTGATCGGTTCGATTTTCGCGACGTATGAGATTGTCATTTCACGATATAACTCCGCCGCAAGTCATGCGGCAATTTGCTTCTGCCCGGCGACTCAGTATCGGTTTAAGAGATCGCCGTTGCGTCTCTGTAAATGTGCGAGTGAACGGGAATGTTGACGGTACCGGACGTGGTCACAGCTAAGCTCGGGCTCAAAGGACCGTAAGCGATGATCGCACTGCCGCTCACGTTAAGCCAAGCCCAGTGATCGACAGTGCCGTTGGCTATTACCGGGACAGCGTTCTTAGCGGCGCACTCAACTTTGCGACCATCGGTCGGTCCGTCGCCCAGAGTTAGGTCGGCGGCAATTAAGGTCACCTCGGCGCATTTCTGGCCAGAGCCAGTACCATTGTTGGTGTTGGCGTTGGCAAAGGTGGTGGGCTCGCCCACAGTCAGTACCAACCTGGTTACGTTCGTCTTGATGTGCGTTAACGCGGTGTCTTTAACGACGTCGGAAATGAAGTACGGCATGAATTGGACCTATCGTGAATGAAGCGGTGAAAGTGATCGGGGTATGTGTGACTACAAAAAGTGAGGCCAGCGGGTTTGGTAAATCCTTGTTCGCCGTCGTCGGTCTGGTTAACCGGATCGACCGCCGTCACAGCTGCGGATAGTAATCGCTGTGGATGTCTTTGCGGCTTTTCTCCCATAGGTAAGACTCGTAACAGTGTTCCGTGTTCCAGAAGAACAACTTGTCAAAGACCTGCCTCGCAACCATCCAGCGACGACTAACGTGCTGCATGCGATACGCCCTGGCCGATAGCATCTCGTCAGGATCGCCATTGCAGAAAACTACATTGAGCAGCTGAGAGAGTACGATTTTGATTCGGGCGAAATAACCCGGACTTAGTGCCATCATTGTTTGACCCCGTGATCGGCCCACTGCATTGCGAAACCCAAAAACGTCCAGACCAATGAAAGACGTACGTCCAAACTCTACCTGAAGCCATCAAGCGGTACTAATCTGCGACGCTTGCGGGAGGTGTCGCCGACAAAATCGATTTTGTCGGCGACACGATATGCCTAGCAGGCTCCGGCGACTTGTCCGCCAATAGTGATTAAATGCGTCGGCAAATCCGGGATTCGTTTTACCACCTGTAAACTTCCGAGGTCCGTAACGCTGACGAAGAAGTCGTAGGTACGCTTGCGGTGCAGCTGCATGAACACACGTCCATCTACGTCGGTAGTAAACGTGACGGGCTCGTTGAACACAAACGCACCGCCGTCCGCGGTTCCTTGCCCAACCATCACCGGCGATATCGTCGCACCAGCGATCGGTGAACCCAGCTGATCCAGCACGATGAGCAGACAATTGCACAGCAGCGGGTCATCCGGTAACGGAATGAACGAAGGCGTCAGTATGACGACGACCTCACGGTCCGCGGTGACGCTGGTCACGGGCAAGTCAGCGACGGCTGCGTACTGTGGGGGAGCAACAAAGCTGAGTGTGTAGTCACCCGCTTCAACGCGAAAAACAACGTTGCCCATGACGTCGGTGAACTGGCGGGTGGAAGAACCGAGAATAGCCACTCGCACGTTATGCAGCCCTGGGTTCCCGGCAACGGAACTGTTGACCTGAACTGTTAAGAAGAATTCGCCGACGCCGCTGTTGCCGATAACGCCTTCCACGATCGCCTGTATCTCCGCGGCCGTCGGGCTTACCACGCCGACAGTCCCGTCAATGCTGTCCGTTGCCAGCGGGCTGCCGGTGAGCTGGTCGTAAATCACGTACGTTTCGCCATTATCCGTAGCCGCAGCAAATACACCGGCTAGCGGCAACTCGGTGTAAGGCACCACGCCGGTCGACCACGGCGAAACGCTACTGCCGGTTTCTTTGGCGTAGTAAGTTCGTCCAGGGGTACCGATGTGAATATTGCTCATGGTTGCTCCGTTTCAGTTGGCGGGTCTTCAACCACCGCCGCAATTGTCCCGCCATAAATACTGCGTACGTACTTGTTCATTGCCATCCTTGCGGAAGGTGCGGCGACAAAATCGATTTTGTCGCCGGCACGCTATGTCTCATCACCGTCTTCCCGCCGCTGCTCAAAGTATTCCGCGACTGCCTGCCGCAATCCTGGATGTTCCTGTCCGCTCCAGCTCTGTAGACCTTGCAGGTCGATTCGCAAGTCGCGGCCTGGTCGGAGATCATAATCCCGAAGAATCGCGTTACGTTCGTTGTACTTTCGGTCGCTGAACTCGCCGTGCCAGAGATGGTATGCGTCCGTCTCTAAGTAGTCTGCAGTTCGCCCGCCGCGTAACCCTGCCGCGGTGCGAATCCGCTCACGCATCGTCTGCCTCAGTGGCTCACTGTACCGCTGCAGATGGTAGCCGTAACGTCCTACCGCGGCATCGATCCAGTTCTGATCGCCGCCGCCTACGATGTTGTCGCAGCTAAGTCCACCGATCATGTCCAGATACGTTCGCGACGCTAACCACAGTGCACCTGGATTGCCGTTGCAATCAGCCGATGTCTTCCACCGTTTAACAGCGCCGACGGCTATATCACTCGGACGACGGTCACGGGTGAGCCAGACCGCACGAGAGAGCAACTGCACCGCAAGCGCGCCGCCGTCAATTTTAGCGACGCCTTTGGCCAGCCAGTCAGGATCAGCGTTGACGAAGTCGTGGTCCAACCAAGCGAAGTACTTAACCTCCGGCCCGCAGTTTCGCAGAGCGATGTTGACCAGCGGCTCTTTTTGGAACATCAGGTGTTCTCGCCTGGTACCGCGGAGCACTGTCGATCCCTCAATCTCTGGTTGGTCGTCGTCAAACACCAACTCGTAGCACTTCACCGCAGGAGCAAGCGGACCGAGCGTTGGTAACCACTCGTAGTAGGTATCCCGCAAGCGTTTATACCCGCATGGATTGAAGTGAACCGTGGCTAACCGTACCTCGGCTATACGCTCGAAACCGCGGGAGATGGGCAGTTCGACCGCCCCGCGAGTGTCGGTCTTCATGTCGTAAGTCCCTAGAATTTTTCGCCATTAGTCGCTGACAGCTGTAAGCGACAAAGAACTTAGCCTTGCCGCAGGGCTAAGTAGACGCCAGTGCCCGAGACGACTCGTAACCGTAACATAAATAGGCCGCCTGGCTCCAGTGTGGTCTCGGTGTTAGCGGCGTAAGTCGCTAACAGCCCCCAAGTCGCCCCGGCGTCAAAGGATCGCTCCAAAACGACCGAGAAGCCGCCTGCAGCCGAAACTGAAATGGAGACAAAAGGATCGTTGTTACCGGCACGCTGCCGGTACTCGAAGTAACTTGGAGGCGTCGTGGCGTTGGCAGCCGCCGCGGCGACAACCAGCTTGGGCGGCGTTAACGCCCTGCCGAGGAAGTCTGGCGTGGTCCAGGCGTCGCCTGGAACGTAGGTTGCAGAGCTAAAAGCCATGATAGTCCTTATTGGTGCGGAAGGTCCGCAATGTCGAGTTCAGGGTGTGGATCGGCGGAGCGGCGAGACAACGTGATGAACAGGTCGCCACCGCCCTCGAAAGTACTGATCATGGCCGATTCCAGATCCTCCATCGCTTCTTCGCCATACATCGACTCGAATTCGTCGTTATGGGCGTAGAACACAAACAGAGCCGTACCTAGCTCGTCGATCGCACGCAGAAGCGACTGAGTCGTCTTGCGAATCTGGCTGTCGATACGGCTGTTACGGACGAGCGAAACCAGCCCAGAAGTGTCAAACAGCGAAGCGGTCTCGTTCTGCGAAACCATGCCGGAGTTTGAACCGCCGTTCGTCCCGCTAACCGTGCCTGGCATCTGGCCGGGGACATCTTCGTTTACCGGCGTCGGCTGGAACCGTTGTTCGGGCTCGGCCGAGCTATACTGCGTCTGCGGGTTCTCGATCGTGTAGCGACCGCTCTCGCTGGAATAGCCCTGGTCCTCTTGAGGAAAATCAACCGCAGGGGTGAAATACGGAGCGGCAAATTTCTCAAATGCTAGCGATGGCTCGCTACCGAGCTTGGCGACGATGAACCTACGCATCGGTCGCGGAGACTCTAAAAGAGCGTCTACCGCATCCTTAGCCATACCGCACTGCTGCAGTAGCACCTTGCGTGCGTGCGATAGCTTCATCCGCTTGCCGTTGAGATCAACCTGACCACCGCTCTTCACAAGCAGCTCAAGATTGGCGTACTTGCTCAAGTTGCCAAGCTCGATACGACTGCTGGACAACAACTCGACATGCAGGTTTTCCCGCTCGGCGTAGCCTACATAGCCGTCTTCATCCGCTTTGAGCGAACCTAGCGATAACACTTTGGCTGTCTTGGGGACAATCAGAATACCGTCGACGATATGCCCGCCAAGCCGCTGTGTATCACGAAACTCAATCTCGTTGATTCGCATCGACCCGCAGTCGCACAAGGACGATACCCGGTAACGATCCTTGCCGAGCTTCTCGCTGACGACAAAGGGCCCAGCGATACGGTGCTGCGGTAGCAACACAAGGAATGCTTCGTTCTCGCTGGGTCGCTTCTTGCCGGTCAGCAGTTTATCCAGCTTGCTTTCGCGGTTCGCTTCGGTGCTGTCGATGTGGCTGACGATGTAACTGTTTCGCTCACCAAAGGCGAACCGCTTCTTACCCGTCTCAATGATCAGGTCTTTGTCGTCGTCAATGCGGTACTGACTGGGGAAAATGATCGCTTCTTTGACCTCATCGCCTGCAAACGCTACGCGGTACACGCCCGGCAAGTTAGGTGGCTCAATTCGCAGCTTCTGGTCTTCGATCTCGTAAGCTGCCGCAATCTTGTCCGCCGAACGGTGGTCATCCACAAAGAAGCCGAACCGATCGATCTCTGCTCGCATCGCCTCTTTACGCTCCGGTGTCGCCATCGTGGCAACCTTGTCGCGGTAGAACAGCCGATCGATAGCTAGCTTCGCTCCCACGGCGATTCGCGGAGCCCCAGGGGCTAAAGGAAGCGAAATCGCCGGCAGCGGTGCGACACGTGACGCGACAATCGCCGAAGCAGCTTTATGCATCCAGTCATCGCCGTGACGACGCGACATGCCAGCAGCGAATTCAGGATACTGATCGGCCATCCTAGCTGCCGTCTTGAGCAGCTCTTCGGACTCGCCAATGATCTCTAGCAAGTTGACGCCTGGAAGCGGTCGGCCATGCTTGAGTTCGCTACCTACTTTGAGCGTCCGCAACGACAGCCGCATGTCCGCATAAGCCTCGAACGTCCCGGCTTCGATCGCCCAGGGATGTGCATGGTCGATATCTTCGCTGTTCTTGTTGAAGCGGCTGCCGGAGAATGGCTGAATGTTGGGCGTCGCTCGCACCGGACTAGGTACCGACAACGAACCCGAGGCGTCCCCGAGATCCTGCGGCAGCTTACTGAACAAGAAGTCCAGGAAGGCTTCCCGTAACGGGATAAACAGTTCGGGCTTTCGCAGCCGCATAAACTGGTGGCCCTTGAGTTCTCCGTTGATGAAGAACATCGGAATGTCGATAACACGGTTACCGAGCTTGGCGGTAAACGCCCCGATCGCTTTGCGGCCCTGCTCCGAGCGGTCAATCAGCTGAAAGCCGACTACGTACGGTAGCAGCCCAGGGGCTTTCTCTTGGAGGTAAGTGAAAGCGATCGCGCCGAACGCCTTCTCAAATTGTGGGTTGCTGTTCTCACCGAAGTCAGCAGTCTTGATCAGCTGACGAGCTGTTTCCCATCGCTGCGGCTCAGAGAGAAACCGAACAGATGCTTTCTTGTAGGCATCTTGGGCAAGGTTAAGACTTGCCTGGGTGGACAAAGGCAGCGACATTACAGCAGTTCCTGGTAGCGAGCGTGGGCCAATTTATTGATAGCCTAAGTTGGGCAATGAGGATGGCTTGGGAGGCGACAACTGGACTTTGCCGACGCTCCCAAAGTTTACTGCGTGAGCCCTCGCGGGCACAAAACTCGTCGAATCCTCGTCGCTAATTCGTCCGCGGTGTGCCGATTCAAGTAATCCACGCTGGAGTCCTGTTCCCACCTGCCGCGTCATCCAGTCCTGATCGGTTCGCAGCACGTCGGTCGCCCGAACCGTTTCAGGCTCAAATGGCGGCGGCGAGTTATGCGTCGTGATCTGCTGAACGTTGTGCTTTTGTAGCATCTTGGTTACCGACGGCGTAATTCGCGTGCCAACGGAATAATGCAGCACAGGCTGCTCCAGGTACTTGCCGCGGATTCGGTGCAGCCCATCCACGCTGGAACCCTCTCGCGGTTGCCACCTGCTCATCACCTCGCTGTACGGGACAACGTCTTCAGGTGCATAGTCGTCGAACTCCTCAGTCACGCGTACTCGGTCGACCAAACCACGCACAATCAACTCGATGTTCCTGCGGTGAGCGTCTTTGCCGATCGCCTTGTGTAACGACTTGACCAACTGCCGCCCACCTTCACCTAGCCCCTTGTGCCGAATTACCATCCGCGGGTTGGGTGTGCCGCCGGTGAGCATGTCGCCCGCTTCGACGTCGTCGCCTAAGTTGACGGTGACTTTGGCGTTGGGCGAAGCATAGTACTGCTGGCCGGCGACGGTGACGTACGAGCCGCCCTGCTCAGCGGGCTTAATCGATTCGACCTTGCCGTCGACTTCCGTATGCGTCCCCGCCTCGCGGAACTCCTTGGGCGTGTTGATCAGCCGGTCGATGAGAGCGAACCCGGTCAACTCGTCGGACTGGGCCTCGGCGAGGCCGCCTTTGTGCTTGGAGCTAAGCAGGGATTGCGTGACCGGTTCTGAGATTGCCCCAGCAGCGGTAACCCCGACCGACTCGCCGATCGCTGGTAAACGGTTCTGTTCGCGGAAACCGACATCCCTGGCGTAGACACCGCCGGCGGGATCGACGCTCGTTAGTGGACTGCGAACAAGGATCTCGTCGTGCTTGAGTTTCTGCAGGTGGGCGAGAATCTTTGGCGTGATCGTAGTGTTACGCGGGTACGGCCCCGTGTCGGCCGCCAGCAAAGCTCCGATGTTGTCAGTGTCGGTGACGTCGACAGGTAAACCACGACCGGCGGAAAGCATTTCCAGCTCTGGCGGAGCATCGTTGTCAGTGACAACCATGCGATGAGCCGCGGCAAGCAACAGCTTAGCGGCGTAGCCACCCGTGCCGACTCCTACCTTGGCGTCGACCAGTCCCTTGCGTACACCGAACGTCGACGCGGCGTATTCGCTCGGGGTTAGCCCGCGGCTGTACGAGTTAAGTACGGGGATAGCAATTGGGCGGCCAGACGCGTCAGCGTACATCAAGTCGCTGGAGATCAGCCTAGCGATACTAGCTGGGTTTCCACGGCCGGCTCCTTTGAGCATGGTCGCAAACGGATTACCTTCTTCCTCTGCCTCGGCAACCGTCTCGTCCTTGTCCGTCGACTGAGCCTTGGCCAGTACGTCGATAATCGCTTGGTCGCGGTCCGCTTCGGGAGTTGTCAGCAATATGTCGCTAATCGTTTGCCGAATGACGTCTCGCCTGGCCTGGGCCCGCTTGGGAGTCGCCATGTGGCGGATCGAGAACGCCCCGCCGCCGCTCATCTTCGCCGAGTCCCGCCCGAACAACATCGCCTGGTGGGATATCTCTTTGTAATCGTCCGCATGATTGGCCGCTAAGTCGCCAAAGATCTGGCTGATGCTTTTCTTGTCGATCACCTGGCCAGGACGATAAGCGTCCGGCGGAAGCATAGCCGACAGCATGTGCTGGCCAATGGTAAGATCAGACATCAGTGTTCCTCTAGATTTTCATGGGTTCAACGATTGCGCCGGATTCAATTCCATGCTGACGCAAAGCCGACTGGAATTCCTGCGGATCATGGCAGATCGAGTACATCTGGTGAAGCTGCGGTCCCAACATCACGAAGATCGCGATCGGCACGTTGAAGGTGTTACGAACCACCAAGACATCGCCCCGCAAGACTTCGGGGCCGGTCGCCCCAAGTGAATGAGCAGTAGCGGATAACGTAGGACGATTAGGAATCACGACTACCCTTTGCGAGCAAACACCATCGCGGCGTACTGGCACGAAGCGTCCAGCGAAAGTTTCTTCTGCGTGGCGTCCACTGCATCAGGCGGTAAAACGACCGCCTCACCGTCAGAATCCGCGTCAATGTAACCAGCCGCCTTGGCCGACCCCATCGAAGCCTCTGCGACAGCGTCTTCGCCGCTAGCAAGAATGTCCTTGGTCGGAACCTTAATGCCGAGCTGGTCGACAACCGTCGCCATCAGTGCCTTGGTCTGAGCCACGTCCTTGGCCATCTGCTTAATCATCTCCAACAACGGATCAGGTTCCATCGCGGCAGGATCGACAGGCGGAGCACCGCCAGCCATCGCTGGGTCCATCATTGCGGGGTCCATCGGTTGCCCGGTAGCAGGATCGACAGGCGGAGCACCGCCAGCCATCGCTGGGTCCATGCCCGGAGGAGCGGCTCCTGGAGGCATCATCCCCGTTGTGGGAGGCATCGGTGGAGCCCCTCCAAAGTCGGCAGGTGAAGCGACCGCCTGCTTATTGAGGGCCTGGCGTACTTTTGCGAGAAGAGCGGGGTCAACAGACATGCCGGAGCTCCAGGGGCTAAAAAAATTGAAGGCGGACGCAGTTGTCCCGAACAGGCGACCGTGGGTACGGTCGCCGACAAAATCGATTTTGTCGCCGACGACGCATTGTCGTCGAGCTGTTCCAGATAGTAGCAGCTTAGCCTCGCATCCCCTAGCGTCGCCTATTTATCGGACACCGTGTCGCAATTTTGGATGGTGATAATCGCGTGCGAAACAAGATCAACTAATTCGGTCGGGGCCGCGTCGATCAGCCAAAACAATAATTCCGAACTCATTTCTCCTTTTCGCCAGGCCCGCAGGTATTCGACCACGCGTTCGACCTGATCGGTGACGGCCGCGGCTACCTCTGTGTCCCAGTCAATGGCGTCCCAGTCAATGATGTCCCAGTTGACCTCCGCCCAGTCGTCGGAGTCGTTAACGAAATACTTGCTTTCAGGGGAACCGTCAACCCATACCGAAGTCACCAGCCCTCCGGACATGTCGATGCCGACAACGGGCGGAACTAAGCCGATGTACCCCGCATCTTCGTCATCGTCGCTTTCGTTTCGCGGATTGCCGACCTCCAGCACGTCTTGCATCGCCGCGTAACTAGTCTCGCCGTCAGCATGCCTAAATTGATATAGCGGCTCACCGCCGATAACTGTGCGAAGACTCGCGGCTTCTTGATAATTGATATCGCTATCTTCGGTGGCTAACAGCATCGCCAAAACCGTGTTCCGCAGCGTCGTCTTGCCTGCCTTGTCTGGCGATGCCTCCGGCGATGCCTCCGGCCGCGGAGCGGCCGCAAGCGTAAAGCCTGACCGAAGCAGCCTGTTGGTGTAGGCAATAATTGCCACAGATATCTCGGCTGTGACTTTTTCGAGCTGATCAATGCTGTAGCTGCTAAACATTCTGACGTGTGTTGGAGGTAGTCTGACAAAAGACAATTCAACATACGGATTGACGCTTGTGTCGGTAAGTGTGTCGCATAGGTTGGAAAGCAAGCCAGAAGCCGTGCTCGTCACATGCTCTGTAATAACGAACTGCAACCGGTGGTGGCTGGTATACCCGGGACATTCACACGAAAGTGTGATTAGGTAGTAATTCATGGTCTTCCTTGGTAAGAGTTAAAAGCTATCGGGGTAATACCCAGTTCGAATACGCTCAGCCGCCGAATGCACATTCGACGAAATCCGCTCCGCTTTTGTTTTAGATGATCGGATTGCTGCGGAAATTAAGTTCCGCTTTGTGCTCGCGTACGTACGCTAGGCAACGATTAAGGCGAGAGGTGGCGAGGTCTTTAACTGTGATACAGGCCCGCAGCCCGTCCCGGTGGTCGCCGTTTAAGATGAGAATGTATTCAACTTGTCCCAACACAAGCGCAGTGGTGTCTGAGCCGTAGACCGCCTGATCGTAGTTGTTGTAGGAGACGTACCAGTGCGGGCTTCCCGTAACGACATCGTCAGTACGGTTGGGGACGTTGCACGGTACTCCGCCCAGAAATTGAGTGTGTGCCGTAGTCGGCATGTTTGGTTCCTAAAAGAGTTACACGGCAATAAGCGGAAAGCTCGCAAATACTGAGCGATTATCCGTTAATATTGCTGCGAATTTCATTAGTTCTCTGAAACTCATGATTGGTCGTCTGTTCTGTACAGGTTGTCCCCTATTAGTTCGTAGGGGATGTTGCATTCTTCGCACACGTAGTATTCGACAGATAGACCGCCCATGGTCTCTAGGTCTCTACCGTTGGTGTCCTCGCAGTCCAGCTCTCTTTTACATTCCTTACAGTAGGGCATTGCTTTTGCATTTCCTGGTTATATCTCGTTGTGGTGGTTAAATTGTTCGTTCGTGCATTCCCGGAAGAATTCACGCTTACATACGATGAGTGGGTCGAGTACATCGAAGAGCGGTTTCGTAATCTCGATGACCCTAACTCCGTCGTAAAGACCTACGTAACAATTGACGGTTTCTTGACCTGGTGTTCCACCACCAAAATCAAGCCCAATGCAGATGCTCGGGCTGCTTATGCTGCTTATTGCCATCTTACTGACTCCGTATGATTCTCGCCGCTCATCGTAGAGCAGAACCATAAAATGCACCGCAGACCCGGACTACGGTTTATTGAAATTGGAAATCATCCGCCGGGTCACGGTGATTTTGAACGTTCTGCTACCTGAGACTGGGAAACCACTTATGAAGCCGCTTAAACTTCGAGACAATAAATGGGTAATCGTGTCAGATCCTACCTCAGTGCCAAGCAAAGCGATTGAGCATGGATCTATTGAGTCACCTGTGACTTACAGACAGATTCCTGCGATGTTTTGGGGAAGGTCCGATACATGGTCGAAAGTCGTTGTCGAAAGCACACTAATTTTCAACACGGAAGCTGAAGCGAAACAGTGCATTGATAACGCTACTCCCAGTGCCAGTTAGGGTCGATGTCAAGTCCGTTGGTTGTTCCCGGGCAAAAATATACCGGCGGCTTGGGTAACGGTCCAAGCAGACGATAACCCTGGTCACGATCACCTACGCGTAACACTGTTAGGTCTTGTGGACCTACTAAATGCGTAAAGAGGATTTGGTGAGTTTTTGGGCTGTAAACTAAGTAAAAGCCTGTTTGACCAGACTCAAGAAGGCTCTCATCCTGCCACTCTAGCCCACTAACACCTGGCAACGGTTCGCCCACAATGCAATTGTACGGAACTTCCGGATTCGGATCGAGAATCGATTTCTCAGTAGATTCAACCATATCTCTAATTCTCCCCGGCCCCACTCCACGCGGAGCAGAACCATGCGACGCAACGGAGCGACCGATCATCCGCTTGGAATTGAAGAATCAGCGACGGTCGACCGCTGATCGTTAACGTTCTGCTGCTGAAACTGAAGACACATGCAATACCACGGTAACACATCGGAAGAAGACCTGCTGAATGCTGGAAGTGTCAAGCTTCATATCACTGGCAGTCCAGACCCTTGGCACGATTGTCGAGTAGTCAAACGCGACGGCAAATTATTTGCGTAAACGTCGCAAGGATCGACTTTAGTGTCGGAATACAGGATTCCCGATACTGCAGCTATCAATCAATCCTCTGACGGACTGCTGATAGTGATGTTCCCATCTGAAGATGCCTCGACTTAAACCGTCTCTGACGTTTTCTCGTACGGAGTCACATACTTGGCAATGTAATCCGGGTCGTCTCTCCATGTATTGTTGAAGAAGCTGACTGGTAACCCCGTTCTGTCCGATGCCTCTTCCGGCGTAATGGCTTCACCGCCTAGCCACTCTGAAAATGGCAGGCTCGTACATGCTTGCTGCTCGCCCGCTACCGCACCCGGAGCAGAACCATCCGATGAACGCGGAGCACTCTGTTGATCTTTATCTGAACTCATAATTTTACCTTTCGTGCCCGGTTATCGCGGGCGTTCTGCTACTGAAACGCCGCCTGTATTAAGACTCATCGCATGCCGCTCCAAAGCCAACAACGTTCGCTTGACGCAGTCTAGCGGTAATATCCCGTAAGCCAGCACTAAATACTCAACTAAGTTATCGAACTCAAGCATGTCCAACTCAGAACTACCCAAAACACTGCCATCGCTGTCTTTGCAGATAAGCTCCATCGAAGCCGATTTAGGATGCATCAAGAAATCGTTACCGCTTCCTCGCGGTAATCCGCTTGTCAACTGCGTTGCTTTAACCATCAATGACTCCCATGAACTGATAAAAGTCGGTGCTGAAACTGTACTAACCTATGCCCTTTACACGCTACCAGTAAACGGCAAGAACAAAACCATGAAGTGCGTCGACAGCTTCAACTGGTCAGCAGACAATGCACCGCAGACCCGGACTACGGTTTATTGAAATTGGAAATCATCCGCCGGGTCACGGTGATTTTGAACGTTAAATCACGTCGCCGGGGTGATTTAAGCATTCGATGAACAACCACAAGTCGTTCTGCAAGATTGTCGACCGCCGGGTGACGGCCGCATTAAACACTATCCGGCGATGGACCGCATCGCCGTCAAGCTCGACAAGCGACTCCCGGATGATCGCCTGGCCCAGTCGCCGTTCAGCTCGCTTTGCCTGTCGACGGTAGAAAGGCCTGTTACGGCCTGCTGACTGGCAGCGGGCTCTGGCCCGGTCTGCACGAATTACCGCATCCCGTACTCGCATCGGATCGCTCCGCAAAGAATAAAGATTGAACGCGAATCACTGACACAGACTACAGGACCGGTTTCCAGTCAGGGTGGTTCACGACCAGGTCCAGCGTACGGAAGTAGCCGGCCCCGTCGACCAGGTTATCTCGCTTAGGTGAGTTGCACTGCCGGCTGAGCTTGATGCAAATCATGCACATCGCGACGTGCTCCGGCCCAACAGTCACACCTAGAATCGCCGACCACATCTTGGCGGTCTTGGTGAAGTCGTCGAAAGGATGCCCGTAATCGTTGTTGCGGTCGCCCCGGGTGATCCGCAGTGCTTCTTCGAGAATGTCTTCAGATTCCTGGTAGAGGACTTCTAGCCCTATCCATTCCGCTAACGCTTTCTCAGCTTTCGCCCCTTTGGACCGCTCCCAACCACGCAGCATGTAAATCGCATCGCAGCGTTTGAGGGCCTCAATGTCACGGTCAATAGCATCGGAAAGCAAAAAGCCGCACGCGGCTAAGTCGGTCCAGTCGTAGTCCGCATGAAAGCTGCCTGGATTGCACCCAGCCTCTCGGTCTAAATCGGCCGGCGATATGACGTTGAACCCTGCAGCTTCGAGTTTAGCTTTAGCTGCATCGAATTCTGGAAAGTTGAAATACTTGATGCCTCGCATCGGGCCGGCGACGTAAACAGTGCGTGGCAGTTCTGTCGTGTTCGTCGTTGCAACTGGGTCTGTGTTAATCATCTGGACTTTCTCGTTACTTAAAGTGGCGTGACAGCGGGAAGATAACAAAGTCTGACCTGTTCGGTTCTGGGATGCACATACTTGCCATTCGCCCAGGGCCGCGCAACAAAGCCGTCTGCTTTGAACAGAGCGAGCGTATCACTGTCCTCCAGCTGGACCTCGATCTCCAGGCGTACCTGACCGCCGGCAGGAAGAATCTGCTTCATCGCGGCGATTAATTTGACGGTCGCTGGATCGTCGTCGTCGCCGTCGTTAATACACAGCCGGTCTATGGCGATGCGGCGGCCGTAAAACGCGACGCAGGCGTACCCCACCAACTTGCGGTCACGAAAGGTGCCGATGATTTTGCACGTATGATCAGCGATATACTGGCTGAAGTCCTCGGATGTCCACGAATCGTCGAACAGCTCAGCGTCCATGGCGGCCGCTAGCTTAAGATCGCTCATCTTCAGTAGCCTTGTTTTATCTTGCATTGTCCGCCTCTGATGATGCACCGCCGGTCAGCTACCAGCAAGTCACCATACCCGCGGGCCGAAGGGCTACAAACTTTGCCCGCTGCCACCAGGTAAGACCGAATAAGCGGTGCGGCGACAAAATCGATTTTGTCGCCGCCCGGGATCAATTGACGGCTGAAACTACGTTATTTCTGATGTCAATCAACGGACGATCTCGAAATTCCTGCAGGACAGCTTTGACCCGGCTGACGCCCAAGTTGACGTTGCGAGTCTCTCCCAGACCGCCTTTGTCAGAGATAACCCAAGGAAACCCGTCAGTCGGTACCACGTGCGACGGCGGATTCACGTGAAAATACTTGTTGATGTACGACTCGTCCTGCACGCAAGCTGGATTGCCAGTGCGAGTATCTTCTGTCTGCCAATCGAGCATTGTGGTCGAAAACTCTTCAACACACGTGGTTTTGCCGCCAATCAGCATCCCCATGTAATACATCTGAGGATGGGGGGTGTCATACGGAACGTATGCCAGCGACTTACGATTGCGTTCGTAATTCTTTTTATCGTTGTCGGCCATCCAGTCGCGGTTGCCAAAGTGCTCACACGCTACCGTGTCGCCAAGTAACCACTTTAGATCAAACGGGCGGTTAAAGCTTGTGTCCGCGTCTAGGACGTAAAGGTACTCTGTGTCGCACGACCGGCTCAAGGTGATCAACTCTTTAAACTTCGAGCTGGTGCCCTCCACCCAGTTAGTGTGTATGCGTCGCTCGCGTGCCCAGTTACCTGGCGGTAAATACGGTTCCAGCTCCTCGTCCGTAAGCAAGTGTATCGTTACGGCGTCCTCGCCATGATAAAAGTGGTTGAACCGCTTAACCAGCCGTACACCTAGCGGTAAATAAGCATTCGTCGCCACCACCAAAAATGTCACGCTTGCCATTGCCTGTTTCCTTGGAGTTGCTCATTCAAACAGCTGCACCAGCCAGCGGCCAAACTGTGTATGACCGGGTTGATCGACCTGAGTGATGAATTCTGCTGATTCCGCTACGATCACCGTCTGCTCCGTCAGCTGATTGGTTTTGACCAGCTGACGTATATCGCACATGACCACTTCTACTAGGTTAACCTGCGTCTCCTGATAATCCGCTTCCCAGGCAGCGTCGACGTCGAACAACTCAGATTCAGCACAGAACTCTCGCACCATCTCCAGCAGCTTTCGGCTGTTTTTAAACAGCGGTCGCTGCTGTACGTACTGACGAACATACTCGTCGTCCCACCGCATAAACTGTTGCCTATCCTGCACGACCTGGGTTACGTCAATTTCCATGAAAAATCCTTTTGTATTGAGCTTAATGCCGACAATCTAGTCTGGCGAAGTTTTGAACACCATACGTTCAAACAACTCAGCGCTGAAGATCGCCTGCAGGTGTGTCCTGAGTGCTTCCTTCTCCGGGATGGTCAACACCTTACGCCAGCCCCAGCACCACTCGTCCGTGTGTGTGTAGTAAATCACGTTGTCAGTGTTAATTCCGTTACGCAGCAGCCAGTCTTCAACTAACCAATCTCGCCTAGCCGCCTCTTGTTTGGCGTGGTTCTCTGCGATCTTCTGCTGCCGAACTTTTTCCAAACGAAGTTGCTGCTGATGCTGGTAGCGAGGACGCAATTCGTCTAGCTCCGCTGGCGATAGCTCCGGACGCAAGGACGACCAGCGTAGCTCCCTGATCGAGCGAGGAATGAGCAGAGACGTTTCCCGCATCTCCAACAGCGAGACTAGCCGTAGCAACCTCAGCTCATGGTCCTCTAGGTACGCATTGCTTAGACAGTCGTCACAGAAAGTGGGCGGGTTGTCGCCGACGTAGGTGTACCCGCAGTAACCGCAGCGATGCGACTGCGACTGCAGCTTGCGCAGAGCGGGTATGTCTGCGTCCGTCTCACCGACGAGGTAGTATCCGTCTCGCCGTTTATTATTTGCGTGCGCTTCGTAGCACTCAAACCAGTCGTGCACGCGGTAACCACTAAGGTTGTACTGCGACTCGAACAAATGCTGCTCTTCTATCTCTCCAGCGTCGGGGGTCTCGCTAGCAAGGTAGCTCGGAGCAAAAACTTCGAACTTGCGGTAGCCGAGCTCTTCGCAAGTTCGCTGGATACTACCGTACTGAGTTGCGTCGCCTGGCTTGGAGATGTTCAGGCAGTACTTAATAACTTTCAAACGAATCATGTTTATTCCCGCAAAGGGTGTAGAAACGAAAAAAGCGGCCTGGCTATGCGACAGGCCGCTCGACGTCAGTCGCCTAGGGCGTAATTTAGGCGACCTCGTCTTTGATTTTAAACTGCATCTGTTCAATGATCGAGATGACTTTGACCAGTGATTTGAGCTTTTGCTCCCGCATAAGCTCGGCCTTCCGCAACGCAGACTCTAGCGTCTCTTGCCATTCACCTGGTTGGTAAAACTGAGGGAAGTTAGTTTTGAACTTGGTGATCGCTATTTTGTGCCCCTTGCGAATATCTAGCACAGCCATAGCGCTGTAGACACCGCCATCAAGGGCATGCTTGGTAATCCAAACTTTCTGTGGCGTGGAGTAAGTAAACGGCTCGGACATAAAATCTCGCTGAAACGTCTAGGATGATTGACTGACACATTCGGGTATCGCCGGCGGGACCAATGATAAATCCCGCCGGCGATGCTCCCACAACTAGCTGCTCATCGGGTTTTTACCGACGATCGACTACTGGCACGAGCAGGATGTCCTCGCCCGATGTTACTGTATCGGTAACCGCAGTCCACACACACACTAGCTGCCGGCAGCCGGGAAGAAACACGTACCCAGCTGCCTATCAAGTACTAACCGTGGAAGGAGCTTACTCTAATTCGAAGGACAGCAGAAAACCGCTTCCAACATCCCACGTGATTAAGGCGACGAGGCAGATCTCTACCAGAGATCGTCAGTCGTGAGATGCCGGCCCGTAGTTACGCCGTCTTTGATTTGCTTGGCTCGCTCGGCGACACGGTACGCTGCCTGCCGACGGCAGAACCGTCCGTCGTTCAGTAAAAAACCTTGCTGGTCCGATCCTGCCACCGGCCCCGTGTAACCAGCTAAACGCATCTCGCGAATAACGTCGTAATGCCTTCCAGGCGGCGGGACTGACCAAACTTCACCTGTGATGTCACGGATCGCAGCGGCAATGATATGCAGTACCTCTCTCGCCGGCTCGGCTATCTCGGGCGATGTAGCTGCCAATCGCAGTGATTCGTCGGACACAACCACTGCGGAAATCTGTTCTTGCATCGTGACTACCTCTAAAGATACTTAACTCTGATTTGACTAAGCTAATCGACGCGGCGAAAGAATTAATACCAATCCGGCAGCGGAACCCCTAGCCAACGCTGCAACTCCGCGTTGGCTGGCCGGTAAACCTGTGTCAGCAGGTCGATCGCCACCGGGGATACCGGACCACTGTCGTGCTTTCTCACATGCTGAATCTCCATCTCAGGTGTAGGTATAGTCTGTAGCCCTAGAAACTCACTAAGTTGCCGCCAAGCGGTACTGGTGTCGCTTGACCACTGCTCCATAAATAGCACAAGTATCTGCTCACGTGGGAAGAACCTGGCGAGCTCTTGCAACTGAGCGGCGTACATCCCTCTGCCGATCAAACCGGCATACGCAGGAAAGGGATTAGTCTGCTCGGCCATCACATTGGCCTCCAACGATTCACCAGGACATCGCCAGTCCCACAGCAGTGGATTATCCTGGTAACCCTGGCAGTAATGATTGTGCCCGCTAATCGCCCGGCGAACCGGACAACGCAGCGAGAATACAAACTTGGCCCTGGGAAACTTGTCTGCGATCAACTCAATCGTGGCTGGGCGACTGAAATAATCAGGCGTTGCGTCTAGCGGACGCCGGCCGTCATCCGTAAACAGATTCTGATACCACTGAAACCCACGGTCCCAGTTCGAGCCGTGAAAGTAGTCGGGCTCCTTGTACTCTACACATGTATCGCGATCTCGAGCCCCTGCGATCTGAGGGTGGCGGGTCAGCCAGTGATGCAGCGTACTCGTGCCGCACTTCTGGGCGCCGATGATGAAGATAGGTTCAAGATGCACTAATCAGTCTCTCTCAGGTGGACGGGCTACTCAGCCATAGTAGCCCGCTCTGACCACCTGAGAAAAACTAACCGCAAGTAGCTCTTACTAGAACTCTTGCACCGACGGGAAACCGCTTTCAATGTCGATCGCAATTCTCGGTGCGGCGTATCCTGGTTCGACCCTGATTAAGGCGTGTTTCGGCCTATAAATCGATGACCACTCTAGGCTTCCTCGCCGCGGCTCTATCTCGACGTAGTCGCTAGCGGTCAGTCCCGTTCGTAACCAATGCAAGACAAATTGCGAGAACAGCTCGCCCCACGTAAGTCGGTGTATCCGTGAATACCAAAGCGCCGCTTCGGCTAACTCGGGCGGAACGACGGCCGACACAAAAGGATCTCTGTGTATCATCGTCAACGAAAAATTAAACACAGTGTGCTGCTGGCCCATCTCCGCTGCGACGGTGATTAACTGCGGTAGCAGCGGTTCGTGTTTTTCTACCACTATTACTCCTCTTTGTTGGTTAAACCGCTACGTCGGCTTTGATCGGCGGATGATGCGTGTAAGCACGTAGGTTTAGGTGTTCGTATTTGACCGACAACAACCGCTCCAGCGGCGACCCCTGCGGTAACGACGACTTGATAGCCAGCTTTGGTAACGCATGCGGTGTACGACTCAGCTGAGTCGTTGCCTGCTCGACGTGGTTGTTGTACAGATGGAGGTCACCAAACGTGATGATCAGCTCGCGGGTCTTGCGGCCGGTCACCCATCCGAGCAGCGACAAGAACAAGCCATACGACGTGATGTTGTAGGGAACACCCAATAAAATATCGGCTGAACGCTGGGTCATCATCAGCGACAGGCTGTCGTCTTGGTGTACCTTGGCCTGGATCGAAATCCCGTGGCACGGCGGTAACGCCATCTGAGGCAAGTCGACCGGATTCCAGAGTGTCATGACGTGCCGACGACTCTGTGGGTTGGACATCAACTGGTCCAAGAACACTTGCAACTGGTCCACGCCGCCGAAATCTCTGAACTGCTTACCGTAAACCGGACCGAGATCGCCATCTTCTCGCTGCCACTCATCCCAGATGCTTACCCCCTTGGCGGACAAGTCTTTGGCGTTGGTTGAGCCGGACAAGAACCAAAACAGCTCTTCCGCTACCCAGCGGAACGCAACCTTCTTGGTAGTGAGGATCGGAAACCCTTCGGACATGTCGTGACGAAAAGTCCGTCCGAACACCGACCGGGTACCGACACCGGTGCGGTCGGCGTGGCCTTCGCCGTTGGTGATGACGTCTTCAAGCAAGTCCAGATAGGCTCGCATGTGCTGATTCTCCTGAGTAGTTTAAAAGAAACAGCGGCGACAAAAACGATTTTGTCGCCGCTAAGGTGAGTACGGGCTGCCGTCGTTAATCTGCGCAGTGCGATTAAATATCTAGTTAGGGCGACGAATCAGGCAAATGCGAATCTCGTGTCAGGATCGTCTTGAGCGATCGTTCCATTACAGACGGAACGTAGCCAGGATGAGTGTTGAGCCAATGGACGCCCGACAAGAACGCCTGACGGACTTCTCGCAACTGCATGTCGTGAATACCGTCGCTGCCTCCGTAAATTCGCCTGACGTATTCAGTCAAAGCGGCGTCTATCTCAGCTTCCTGGATGTCTTGGGGCGATGTCGCCGATACCATGTTCGCGATCCTAACAATTGCATGAACCCGATTTGCGGCCGGAGTCATTCGAAGTGGTTAGTTTTTCCGCCGCAAAACGGGTTATGCAAAGCGTTATCGCGAGGATCTATTCGCTAACTTTTTTCCAGACTCTTACGATCGTTGGCTCTCCCGGTATCGGCCATCAGTATTTGATCGCTGGTCCTAATCCTAAGCTCCGCGAAGCCGGACGCAAGGTCCGTCCCCTGAACGTCGGGACCATTGGCCGTGGCCTTAGCTTCTCGTGTCACCGTCACTGGCCCGATCCATAAGAAATCTTCGAGCCGTTCCCGGGTAGATTCCCCAAGTCGCATGACGGACCATTTCCCGTCGAAGTAAACGTAGACAATCTCAAAGTCCCCACCGTCAAGCCACGTTGTTTCGTCGTTTGGTATTGCTTTCCAATACCCTGGTATCTGCGATAGTTTCGGCAGGTCTACCCAGCGAATAGCTTTATCGCGATTGGCTACGTCTTTTTCTGCTGGCATAATTTGTTCTCCGAGACCAGTTATCACTGGACGTTATTATGACTCTTTGTAGCCTTTCATCCATGCTCGCAACGTGCGGCGTTTCTCGTCAATCGCTTCCCGCTTTGCGACGGCTTTCTTCAGTACCGGGTCGCGAAAGAGTCTCATTGCGAATAGCTCCACATCTAGCAATTGTATTGCTCTGTCGTATCCTGCGAGACGCTGCCTGTCTCGCTTCCGTATAGTCGGGCCTGATGGACTCGAACCATCGCCTTGAGTAATTCTACTCATGTTCTGCACCTCCTAAACTAAAGCCCGGTAACTGTAATCGTAACTAATTTCGGCGAGGCCGTACGTCTGCGGCTCGTAGGACGTAAAACGCAAACCCTTCTGTCCACTTGTTTCCGGGCACTTCGATTTCCCAAAACTCGCGATCACCGCTGTCGTCCAGTGGGTATGCATCGCACCAAACAGAATCGCCATCTCGCTCGGTAACGACACATTCCCATGTGGCTACCAGCTTCTCGGCGATCTGGTCTTCGTCGGAGTCCTTGCATGAATTGCACTTGTCTTGGCCTTCGCCACACGTCTTTCCGCATTGCGGACAATTCATATACATAAGTGAGCCCTGCGGCTAATATCAATTTGGCTGCTCATCCGTAAATGCCTTTAGCTGTCTTAATCGTGTCCGGGGTTGTCGCGGTCACTTGTCGTAAATTCTCCTCTGCAACGGCTAGCGATTTATTGGCCTTCACGATGTCGTTTTTCAGCCTGGTGAGTGCGTACTCTTTCGCGTCGGCAAAGGTCATGAAGTAACGCGTGCCATCCGATGATTTAGCTACACGCGAACCGTTAACAATGACGCAGAGGTCAGTCACCTTGTCGGCCATCAGCTTGTGAAAGCGAAAGCTATACGTGTGCGAAACCTGCCATACTTCTATCATTCGTTTTCCTTGTTTTCTGTCGTTCGGTGCTTTTGTCGGTTCAGCGTTAAACAGACAACTTCGTGGCAGGGTTTCGTGGGTGGCTCGCTCAAGTGCCTGCTGCTGCTGCTGCTTTAGCAACGCGGCGATCGATCTCGTACTGGGTGTACCAGACCGCTTTCCTGAGGTCTTCGATAGGATTGGCTTTGTGCTCCGCCCGCCACAGATAGCGGATCGCGCTGCCCTTGGTAAAGCCACGAAACTCTTCTTCAGTCAAGGCTGACCGAATCGCCTCAATGCACTCGACGCCGCCCTGGTTGTAATGCGACGGATGGTTGATCATCTCCTTGGCGTCCGAATGGGAAATCTTAACTGAATGGTGGTCGGTGGACATTTCTTCTCGATAGATAAATGGTTTGGATGCCGAAACAGTTGTCCGGGTAGGAAGATCGATCCGGCCCAGATGAGCAATCAAATAGGCGAAGCCGCAATCGCACTGCAGCCAACCGCCGTTAACGCTAAACCTGTTCGCAAGGCACTGCGGACAGGTCCCGCAAGCATCATCAAGCGTCGACGACACCTCGACGATTACCAACATGCCGCCCATCTTGCACAAAACTTCGGCCATTGGTTACTCCATAAAACTGACGCGGTCGTTGGTCGAGTACTGGATACAGCGGCGACAAAAACGATTTTGTCGCCGCTAGGGCTGAGGTGTTATTACGGTTCTAGCAGATCAGCGAGCTCGCCGATCGTCTGCGGGGTTCCAGGCTCACCGCGGATACGCATCACCCGCATGCCGATCGTCCGAGGTACGACAAGGTCCGGCGAGCCTTCGTTACCGGTCACCATCAAGACTTCACTGGGCAGCACACCCAGCACCTTGGCGATCATCTCGTACGTTTGAGGATCTGGTTTATACGCCGGGATCAGCTCCAGCGGCAACACCATGTCCCAGTTGATCCCTGCGTTTCGGCTCATCTTTACGAGCAGCGGAGCAGGGCCATTACTACAGGTAACAACGACGTAATGCCTGCGTAGCCGCTCCAGGCCCTCGCGGCTGTCCGGATGCGCCGGCATGGTCTCCCACGACGCGGGCAGCTCCAGTGGCTTCCACGGCGTCTGTTTAAGCTGCCGGATGTAATCTCGCTTCTCCTGCAGCGGCAGGTCCGCAAAGTTGAACACGGTGCCGAAGCAGTCAAAGGCGATCACCTTGAGCTCCTGAGCCTGTGCGGAACCGCAGAGGGTGAACAACAAGCCAAAGAAGATGTTTCTCATTTTTTAGCCATCAGTGTTATGGGGTTGGGTTGGCGGCTCTGGCGAACGAGTGACCTCGCGGATCGCCGACGCCGGAATGGCGAACTCTTGGTGGATCCATGGCCGCAGTCCGGCGTCTACTGGATAGACGTCGTAATCTGTTTTCTTGGTGACGATCCTCAGCTCGGATTCTTCGCCCGGATTGCCTTTCCGCAAGTATACTCTAGCGAGCCAAGCGTTGCCGCCGCCGAGGTAGTGACGCATCCCGTTACGCAGAATCTGCAGGAGATCATCGGGCTCGAGTCGCTGTGGATTCTCGTCCGTGGTGATGTGCCTGGAAAGCACCAGCAATTCGCGGGTCACGCGTCCGGCTTCGGACAGCGTTGGTTTCTTGCCTGGCTCGGTAAGTACCATCCCTTTGTCGACCAACCGCTGCAGAGCTGCCAACTCTGACGCGCTGCGGCGATGGACTAACTGAAAGTTGTTGTCTCGCAGCAGGCGAATTTCCATGATCCCGAGATTCAAATTGAATGCTGTCGAACGCGTCGCTTCGGCAAACCGCTGCTGGGCCTGATCCGACGACGACTGCTGTCTTTCCGTGAGTGTCACTGTGTTGTCCTGGTTAGAGTTGATAACAACGACGAATCAAGAGGACGTCGTGTCCCTCGCGTCGCTAGAACGTTCGGTCATCGCCGCCGTTAAAAGAATCAGAAGCCTGCCCGCCGCATGCCGACGGCCAGCTCCTGGGCGGTGTAGTCTACCCACTCTTCGGCAACAAAAAGAAGGCGACAGGTTCCGTGCAGCATCTCGTGCAACAGCACCTCCCTGACCCGCTGCTCGGACAAGTCGTAGCGGACGTATATCTCTTTATGATCCCAGTAACAGATGCCCCAGCACTTAGGCACCTTCGGATGTCCCCTGCGAACGAAACGAACCTGCCACTCCGCCCCGCCTAGTGTACAGACGAAGTCGGGAGGTCGTTTCATGCTTTCCCCACTCGCTCAGACAACTGCACAAGGTACGACTTCCCGCCGATGATCGGGCAGTTGATGTGGAGAAATTCACCGTCGGATCGGACGACCTGAAACGCATACCCCTGGACCCAGTCCGTCGGGTCGGTGTGTCGCCACAGTGGCTGTAGTTGACCGAGATAACCGCAACACCAGGCCGCCAGTTCACCATCCTTCACGTTGCGGTCGCTGGCGGCAAGAAGTTTGTGCACGTGTCCGAAACATACCGGGGCATTGAACCTGGCTAACATCTGGTCAGCAGCTTTCTTACCGTGCTTACTCCCGTGCGTGAAGTAACACTTGCCGAGCTTAATCGTGCCTGGGATTCGGCAGCCATCATAAAACTTGCCCTGGTCATAGTAATCGATGCCTCGCTCTTCGAGGTGTAGCACGGCCGGCGCCGAGAAGAGCCGGTAAAGCATCGCAGCGTCGGTAGCGTTACGCAGCGAAGTCGTCGCACACCAAGTCTCTAGCCTTCGCTCGTGATTCCCTGCAAGGTAACGATGCTTGGCCTTGGGGGTGATCGCCTGCACCTGGTCAATGAACGTGTTGGCGGCGATGCAGTCATCTGTGAACGTATACTCAGCCTGAGCGACGTAGCCGAGTGTGTGATGCTCGGCGAGAAAACCACCACAATCGATGTGGTCGCCTAACCAGACAACCTCATCAGGTGCAAGCAACTCCAGGTCGGATAGGAACGCGGCCGCAGCCGCTTTATCGATGAAGCAACCATGCGAGTCGGGAACGATCACACGTGTGTGGGTCTTCCCTGGGTTGCGGTTCTTGGCCGTCGATTTGCCAATCCGAAACCGCTTGCGACTGATCTGCTCAATCCGCTCCTGCTGATCGGCGATAACCCGATGAGCGGTCGCTAGCTGGTTGCGAAGTGTCGCAACCTCTTGCGACACCTTAACCGCGTCTTGCACCTTCGCAACGTCGTCTAGCAGCGACTTTTTAGCCACGGTTCGCACCTAGTTCCCGTAGCCAGTGCCGGAACCGGTCGGCGCGGACACTAACGATTCCTTTCTTATACAGCCAATGATACATGTCAGTGGCAGTGGCAAACTTACGTCTTACCGTTCCGCCATCTAGAAAATCTTGACATAGTTCCGACAACTCCGCCTTAATAGCAGGGTCGAGCTTCGCAAACCAGTCGCGAGGTACAGCCTTCGAGTCGTCCATCGCTTGGACTTCACCCAATAACGTCGTCGTCTTCTGCTTCGCCATTTAGTTATCGCCTTGTCGGTTGCGCATCGCCCGGGCCGTAAGTCGTGTCCACTACGAGACGACAATAGACGATAGCCGCGAAACCGCGAATTCCGGCTGAGGCGTTAATTAACCAAAGAATCGGCGATCAGTGCGTCGTTTACGCTCGCAGATCACGGCGGCAAGTTATTCAAGAGACGCCGGTAACCTCGAACTCCGCTTTCAGTTCCGCATAAAGTTCGCGACGCTCATCCAGATTGTTCTTCGTCATCTGCTTCGCAAATTCGCAGATTTGGCCTTCACCGCCGCACGCATTTGCTTCGTAGACTCTTTGCCGAACAAACCTACGAGCTTGCTTTTAGCGCCAGGCGATAGCACGCTGAAGTTTCCGTCTGAGGTGATCCACACCTCGTCCTCGTCGAGGAAGGGATCGTCCGGCTTGTCCACGGATATCGCGCTGAAGGTGTTGTCGGTAAACGACACGACTATCGTGTAGTTACCGATACCCGCGACGGCACGGACTGTCTTGCCCACCGTATCTGCCAAATCAACTTGCCTGAACATGTATTTTCTCTTTGTGCGTTAGTAAAAACTGAAACCATCCGGCTACGCTAGCCGGTAACATCCACCTCTGGTCCGCTGGCTACGAACACGATCTTTTGATCCGGCGGGATCTGCTCGGCGTCGTACCAAACGCACCCCATCCGCACCCGGCAGTTCACCACGTCGTAGTCCTCGATGAGCTTGACTAACTTCATCGAGGTTAAGGAGTCTTGGTAACACTGCCGCTCAGCCTGCTTGTGCCAGACCCTGCAGCTCTCGTCGGGAATCACCGTGGCTTCCGCACACAACTGGCTCCACATGTGGAGCATGTGGATGGCGTGACGAATCACTCGCCACTGAGTGTCGGTCGGCGGCTGGTTATGCTCGGCCATGAATTCGTCGTAATTACTCAGCGCCATGTTGGCCGCAAAGATCAGGTCTCGCGTTACGCTGCTTGTCGTTAGCGGGTCCAAGCTGTCGTAGTAATCGACTCGGCGTTGTAAGTAATATCGGTAGTCATGTGTCATTGCGGTTCTCCATTGTTAACCGGCCAGTTGTCTGGGCGAAGACGATACGTGTGTGCCGCTGCCCAGCGATCACAGCTAACCTCGAACTGCCCATTGCTAAGCCAGTCGACCTGCTTCTCTACGTCGCCCTTGGCCTCTTTCTTCTTTTCGCGGAAGAGCTTGCCAAAGTCTTTCGCCGTCGCTTGTTCCTGAATAATCTGCTTCATCCCGTCGGACGAGTATTTAACGATCATCGCCATGGGTTAATATTGGGTCTAATTTGTGATAGGCCTGGTTAAACAAAGCAGGCCACCGGGGAATTACCCGGTGGCCTGCGTGAAGTGTGTCGCCGACAAAATCGATTTTGTCGCCGCTAAGTGTTAAAGCACTTGAACCGGGAGATCGGCAACGCAGTCATGGCTGAGTGTTTGCCACCGACTGTTGTCTTCGCCAGCGCACGCCGCTCCCTCCATGTCGCTACAGACTTCCTTGATCGCGTTCACGACGTCAGCGATCGTGCATTCTGCTGGCAATAGGACGCCTCGCTTTGTCGAGTATCCCCGTGCCCCTTGGTGTTGGCTGCTGTGCAAATAGGTGGCGTAGACAATCGCCCTTCCGTCCGCGTTCTCACGCACCCCCACAAACCACTTGCTGGTTATATTCGCCTGAAATTCGTACTGGTTATCGAACTCCGTGTCGATGGCTTTGGAGATTAGTTCCCATTTGTCCATATCGATCAAGACTGGTGGCCGATCTGTGAGGGTTATGGTTGTCTTGGTCATAGCTATTTTCCTGGTATTGAGTGGTGGGAAGTGAAACGCTTCCCGTCGTATACAAGGGGTTGCGACTTGCAACCCCGCACTGCCTCGCCTCGCGGCGTGTTGCTCTGCATCAAGCGTCTTGGACACGCTCCGCGAAATACTTATCGATCGCTGCCCTCGCACCTTCGTAATCGCTGTGGGATTCGAGAAAACCATAGGCGTCATCATCCGACACAGGTTCAATGTCTTCAGAGCCGCCACGTCCGTTGTTGCCGACATTAACACTCATGTCGCTCATTGCGCCGCCAACGTGGTGAAGGAACCACGCTCCTAACTTTGTTCGCATCAGGTCTTTGGTGCGGAAGCGAAAGTCGCCGACGAAGTGCCCATTGGAATGTTCATGGATACTCTCAGCGGTTTCGGTGTTGTAACGCTTGCCATCGATCACTTGGATCATCGAAAGACTCCTGCCCGACGTGGGCAAAATATGGGGACCCGACATGGTCCCCTGGGTTGTGGCCGGCCGCAGCGACGTGCTGCGGCGGTATTGATAGGCCGCCAGCGATGTTAGCTGGCAGCGGTCGCATTGTCTAGGGCAATGCCGCAAGGCGTACCGTCAGAGAACTGGAACTCCTCCAGGAGCACCTTCCAGGTGTACACCCTGCCATTAAGTACCACGTCGTTATCGTCGAAACGCTGGGCCAGGAAATAGGAAGTCGCACAAGCCTTCCGGCATACCGGTTTGTTTGTGTACTCAAGAAACTCATCCGCGCACCTGAACGGACGATAGGACGGCTTTGGCTTGACTCGGTAGTTATCCTTGCCGCTATCAAAACTTAAGGATTCTCCGTCCCTCCACGCGTCCTTCGCGGATAAGCGAAACTCGATGGCTTCGCCGTTCGCGAAGGCGGTAATCACAGGAAACATCGCTTTAACATCTGTTCTGTTCATTATTGTCTTTAGGAAAGGGTTAGTGGGCAGACCGCTGACATGGTAGCTAGCCTAAAATACTGAGTTCGCCGCCGTGTGAGGTTTTAAGGTGTATAAGAAGTGCCGCGGGATTGCGGAATCGCTTGTTACAGTACACGCACTGTTTTTCGCTTCGCATCGCGATCTTGTGCGCGGTGCGGTTGATTGGAGAGGCATCCTTGAGGCGACTGAGCGGCGACCGCTGAACACCAGCCCGCATTTCTTGTAATACCGTGACGACGCTTCCGCGATCGGCCCACTCCCCGTACCGTTCTACGTCCCAGGATTCGAAATGCAGCACGCCAGTGACTAAGCTATCAGGTATCGCAAACTCGCCGTTACATGGTGACAAGAGATCATGTTCTTGTAGCCGCGACTTGAGCCAGGTGAATACGCCACCGCCACCACGTCGCAGGCAGCCATGTCCGTACATATCTCCGCCGCGGTGTTTGTCTAGTAAACTCGCGAATCCGGTTAGCAAATAGGGCGAAATAGAACACCCCATCTGATCCAGAATCCGCTGTAACTCTTCAAGTGTCTCGTCCAATTTATGTTCCTTGTGTTGCGGGCTCACCAGTCGTATTGCGGCAATAGATCAACGGTATCGTTGTCGCGATCGAACTCGATCAGCGAGCAGTCGTTTAAACTCGCAAACGAGTAGATCTGTACGAACCACAAAGGGAGCTCGTCGATATCTACGCTTTCCATCATCCAGACAACGAAGCCGTATTCCGTCGGCGATGACCGCAGAGGTCCGAACTGGTGATCCGGTCCCGGCATATGGGCTGTGCTCAGCTCTAAGTACTTTCTAACCGCGGCGTCCAAATGTATCTCCTCATTGTTGGAGTTGGTTTTTCGTTACCGCTCTGTGCGGTAGTGATCTGCTTTAGGGTCAGCGAAGAAGTTAACGGCTCGTATCAAGAGTTCTAGTGTCGGTAGCTTAAGCAGGACCCGCTTGGGCGTTCCGCTGACCAGGTGCCAACGGTGAAACTTGCTGCGGTACCGGCTGATTGTTTTACGCTCGGCTTCGTCGAAGGTGGTCAAGTAGTTACGTTTCGCCTGTCCGCCGCTCATCACCTGGTCCCAGGCTTCGACGATCACGGGGTAACAGACAACCTTGCCGAATTGCTCCCCGCTGAAGTTAGGCTGTAACGCGAAAGACCCTAGCCCGTCCTGGTCGTCAGCGTAAAGATCGTCGGGAGGCGTCGGACGCATGTCCATTTGATGCTCGCTATGTGCCATCGTCTGTGTCCTAAAAACGGGGTTGATTACCAGAATCTGCGGATGCTCATCCACAACAGCTAGGCGGCACCACTGGCCGCCGATCACTTCGTCGTTGGGGTTTTCCGGCGAATAAAAGAAGCCGCAAACATAAGGATCGTACCGAACCTCGACTTGTCTGCCTCCGCCGGTGAGCAGACCGACGATTGTTCCATGCACTTTGGCGTGCACGTTCTTGCGGCGAGATACCAGGACACGGCGACGGCCTGTTCGGCCTACGTGAAAACTGACGTCGGCTAATAGCATCGAGTCACTGTAAGCCCTGACCCGTTCGCTGTCTTGTAGCGAAAAACAACGACGGTGAGTATTCCAGTAAACTTTAACCGCATCGCCAACCGCCGGCATTACTAGCTGATTAGTTTGCATGTGTTCGACTCGTGACGGACGTAACCAAAGATAGGCGGGACGGTGCCGACGCACGTGATGGGAATCCCTGCATCGAACAGCATATTCCGCCAACTACGGTCGCTCGACGTATCTACGCTGTAGCGAGGATGGTCTCGCCACCCCTGCAAAGCCTCTGCGGCTTTACGGTCAAAGACGTAAGTCGGCGGAGCGCCGCAAACAATGCCCTTTTTTCTCTCCGACGGGGTAATGCCCAGGCCGTTCACCGCCGGCCAGTGCTTCCAGAGGACCGGTTGTCCAGCCTCTGTGTCGATCCAGCGTTGGTTAATAAGGTTGAAGCAAAAGCCATTTGGTTGCGGTTTAGCTGCCAGCGACTCGTCAATCATCCGTACGTACCGCTCGAGATAGTCGCAGTCGTAAACGTCGTCTGAGTCGATCATCACGAACAACGACGTATCGGTGTGCAACAGCGGCTGCATTGCGTGATGCTTAACCTCGACCGTCAGCATCGATTCACCGCCCGAATGCTTGTTGATCCACGGGTAGGCGGTCAGCAGGTCCTGGAATAGTGAACAATCACGCTCTTGCGTATTTCCGTTGATAAACAGCGAATAATAGTCTGGTCGCCGCGACTGCGAAATCATTTGCATGATGCAGGCGCGTGTCATGAGCTGCCTGCCACGTGACGGGGTGAAACATCCGATCACGTGCTTGTCATGGGCTGTCGCCATAGCCATCATCCTTCGTCGGTGGTAAGGATTTGCCTAGAAGGGTTTCTAGGTAACTCATCCGGTCGTTTAAATCGTTTAGTTCGTGATGTATCGCCAAGATACATTTGACGGTGTCCTCCCGTTCTAGTCTTGTCAGACCCATGACCTCTCTTACCGAGGACTTGGGAGCGAAAACCGCCAGGCAGATAAGAAGCGAGATCCCCAAAGGGCTCAGCGCGCTTTTAATGATCTCACGTATTAGCCCGAACAACTCGTAGAGCATGTCTCGCATGGATTGTCTCTTTGTTGGTTAACGAAAAAAGCGGCCTGACTATGCGACAGGCCGCCAGTGAAAGTGAAAATGACCCTGTGAAGCTAGCGGCGACAAAATCGATTTTGTCGCTGCAGTTAGCTACTTCGGTGGGTGCAGACCGGACAAGCACAGCCTCGACCAGGCTTCCAAATTGGTGTTCTGACGCAGTTCGACAACGCTTTGCCAGCGGATGTTCTCGGCGGATGCGTCGTTGTTCTTTACCGCTGACTCATGCGAAGCATGCAACACCATCACGATGCCGTAGTGAACCCGGCCCACCGACGTGGTCGGATCGTAGACGGCGCCGACCACTTCAGGCGAGAAGACCACATCCGTCTGCATCGTGACCTCCTCTTTGATCTCCCGGATAGTACCCGGCAGGAACGCCTTAAATGGGTCCTGTGAGTCCTGATCGTTGATGTGGCCTCCGACACCAAAACTTACCTTTGCGTGCAGCCTAGCCTCACCCTGGGCGTTCCCACGGACATAAGTGTAATAACGGGCCGCCAGGTGCTCGTTGAAATAGCGGATCATCACGTAAGGGATAATCTGCTTAAAGTTCTCGTTGGTCTCTGCTTCCGAGCGAGGCATGAACCGTAGTGCGGAAGATTCCAGTACCGGGCGAACGGCCAAATCGACGTTGCCGTCGAAACCAGACAAGCTGGATAGCCCAGGGATGTGCTCCGAGGGAATGACCAAGACATTTTCGTTTGTGCTCACTGAGAGGCTCCGTTCAAGTAGTGTGTTAGTGGTCGGTCGAAAGTGGACGAACCGGCGTGAATAGACCAGACGCCGAGAAGTTAAATAAGTCAATCACCATGATTGATCGCTTTTTTCAGTTGATAAGCCACCGACATCCAGTAAACCACTACTGCCGCGGCGATACAGATCCAGAGAGTATCCCACCAAAACGGCGTGTAGGGAATACCGAAGACTCCCAGCCGTTCGTCAGGCCCAAATAGCTTTAGCTCCAGCTTAAGCATGTATTCTGCGTAACCCGTCACAGCCAAAACGGTGACGAAGAACATGAGGATGAACGCGGCGAGTAGACGGGTTGGCGGCATCTGTTTTTCCAAGTTAGGTCGTCGAAAGCACGGAGTCTACCTGGATGGAGCGGCTAGCTGAAATGAAACGAGCGGCGAGTAATACCCGCCGCTCGTCGAAATAAAGTAGGCAGTACCGCGTTAGCTGAAGTCGTTGCTAATAATCGGCGAGCCATCCGCATACTGACCGCCGGATGGCGAAGCAGTCGTGACTGACACTGGCAGTACCTCAGGAGCCGGTGTGGTGACTTCGACCATAGGAGCCGGTGTGGTGACTTCGACCATAGGCGATCCAGTGGCCGACTCGGCCACTGGAGCCTGGGTGACTTCAGGGACGTCAACGGCAGGAACTTCTGGTGCCGCGGTAGTAGCCACAGGAGCCGATGTCGCGGTTTCTACCGTCTCGACAGTTTCGCTTACAAGTGTGACGTCAGCTACGTCGACCGGCAGAACGATCCACGGGGGTAGCGTCGAGGTTTCCACAGGTGTCAGCGGTGCGGCTGTCGTAGCCTGTGAGAGCAGTTCAACCTGCTCCTTGGATTCGCCAACCAGGCTGACGCTACCGAAGACGGTCGGTTCAGGTGGCGGAAGCGTATCAAGCGACCGCATCGTCACCGGAGTGCTCCACGAGATATTCGGCTTAGGTTGGTTGTTGCCGTCTCTCGCGTCATCGGCAAAGCCGTAACGCAATTCAACGTCAACGTCCTGCGGTACGCGGAAAAATAACTCGGTAGCATCCGTGGCGATCAGCATAAGCTGTGGTGCGTAACTCACTTCGTCGGAGCTGACCGAAATAAGCACCGCCAGTTTGGCGACATCTTCGGGGATCTGTAAACCAGCACTGATGTCAATGCGGTATTCAAGGACGCTGCGTTCGGTAGTGGCCATAAGGTTCTCTTCGTGTTCGGATTTGCGGAAGCAAGGGCCAACGGCAGAGTATGACGTTGATTTCCCTCGCAAGCAAAATAGCAGATCCTGGTCACGAAGCGGCGATCGCTTAAGCCCGCACCGATCCGTTGGGTCCGCCATAAACCCACAACGACGGAAAGCAAGTGCATCGATCTTCTTCTCCGCTGCAACTGCACACTCGGCGGGCGTATCGCAGTTCATCGTCGCACAGCCACGTCCCACTGTTGTCGTATTCCCAGGTACCACCGAAATTAACCGACAGGTAGCTGGAAATAGACTGATACCTTTTCTTAGGTAGTAAAAGTATCGTGGCGTACCTTAAGCGGCCGGCCATCAAACGGCCAATCCAATGTACGCGTCGAACAGCCCATGCAGCGACTGCGACCGCTTACGTGTCAGCTCCAGGCTGCCTTCTTTGTAAACGTGCGTGAAACCGTTGAACAAGCTCCACATGGTTCGCGGTTCGAACTCCTCGTAAGCTGGTTTACGCCACTGCTCCAGTACCGCCATGATCTGCTGGCCAGGGATCGCCTTGCACTCAACCGCCTTGATGACCAAGTCGTGGGTGTCCTTGTCGTTCAGCTCCGCCGTCTTGTAAGCGGCAATCCGCAAGTCTTGCTTCTTACGGTGGTCACCGAGGCGGCCTACCGTCGCACTGACCATCCGCGAAAGATCGTTGATCGCGTGCCGGGTGTGCTTGCGGCGGGATGTGTTGGGGATGTAACCAGGACGATCCACGTGGCCGTCCAGCTTTACCTCGCCTGAGAACGACAGATTGTCGCAAACAAAAACTCGGCTGCCCAGCGTAAAGTCAATCGCGAACGACCGGTCGTGCGAATTCCGGCAACCAACCATCAGTGTCCGGTCGGCGTAGCCGCCGTTAGGAGCCTGCACTTCCAGCAAACCGAAGTACCGCTTACCCTCGTGAGACAATGCGTGCGTCGTCTTGGTAATCTGATAGCCGCTTTCGGTTTGCAGCACTCGCTCGATCGACTCCAGCAGCTTGCTGTGCGGTACGGGAAAGTGCGTCTTGGTGGCCTCGGGGGTGATAACATTCAAAACGTCATCACGGGTAACCGTTGCGCCGCCGCAGTGAAGAACTAAAGACATGGTAATTTCCTAGTTGGATAGAGAATCAAAGAGGGTTTAAATCCGCTATCACAGCGGATTGCTTGGCAAGCCACACACGGGCTTGCGGTAACGTGTCGCAAATCCACTCAACGGCGTCGCTGCCGTTAATCGGTTCGTCAGCGTCGAAGGCTTCGCCAAAGCTTTCGACCAGCGAGGTGAGGATCTCGTTCGCCGACATCGGCTTCACGAAGTCCTGGTACTTCCAGTTCCCTGCGAGGACACGCAGATCGGCAAGTATCCTGGCGCATCTTTCGTCGTCGATCGCTTCGGCTAACGAGTAGCTGTCTACTTCTTCGCCGCGCGGGTCCGTGGTAACCACTTCCCAAACGTCGCCGCTGACGTAGTTGTTGAAAACTTCGAGCCTGGCTTTCAGCCACTTCTTGGCCAGCTCAACGTCGCCGGTGAAGTCCCGGATGATCGCTTCCTGGGATATCCAGTGCCAGCCGAGCCAGCCACTGTCCCATTTGTCCGCGAAAGGACTGTGCGAAAATACGACTCCGCTGTGGTCGTACATGTAGACGTCCAGTACCAAGTCATGCTGGCCGATGTTCGCCTTACGGTATTCTTCCCGGCTCCACCTGGCAGATGCGTCGTCACCGAAAGCGTATCGCCTATGCCAGGTAGCAAAAACGTCCGGGGCGTCAGCCTCTCGCATCGGATCGGGGTAGTCTGGATCTTGAGAGATAGTAGCGGTAAAGCCTGAAAACTCAATTTTTGTCTGCGTTGTCATCCATTAATCCTTGCTTGAGTAAAAGAAACAGCGGCGACAAAATCGATTTTGTCGCCGCTGAAGCTTGTTTTTGAAATTGAATCAACTCGCGGCGGCGAGGTGGTTGATAGCGTTCTACTGACTAAGCGAATCGGCTTCCTTAATGCCTTGATCGCTAACTGAATACTTCGGCACGCCGTCAGTAAAGTTTGCGACAACGCTTCCGCGAGCCATCAGCAAAAGGAATCCCACTGACGCGAACGTTTCTTGAACGTGTTCCCCGAAATGCTGCAACTCCGCATCTGGGATCGCACTAGCTTCATCGGTGGCGTTGCGTCCTTTTAAAAACATCAGGGTCAACGCACTCAGCATCATTTTTTCGTCAGGAAGTCTTTTGAGCCAATCCAACGCTTTTAACATTTCAGCCGTATATTCTTCGGTCGTCATAATATCTCGCAGTATCGCATCTGTTTTCACCGGAGTTCGTAAAGTTCCACAATGTATTTAGCCATTCGGTTTCACCTGGTTAGTTTGGTTTTCGGTCATTCTTTTCCTTCGGTACCCCAGTAAGGGCAGTCGCATTTTCGATCGTCTTCCGGGATCGTGGTACGTCGAGTGGATAGGTCGTTGAAAGTCGGGAACTGGACGCCGATGTCGTAGTCGGGTGAACCCCCATAGACGGAACCCCGTGGGTCGCGTACGCGGAATGCTGCACACGCGGCGGCAATCTCTTCGCGGCTTGGTAAATAAACGGACGACCCCATACCGGCAGCTGTTGAGCCGGTGGTGTTCACAGACTCAAACCATTCCTCGCTGTCAGTGCTTCCTGTGGCTAAACCGCAACGCGGGTTCGCTTTTAATCGTGCTAGCGATTCATCCCTCGCAATACGCATGAGGTTGACACCCTTTATTGACTCGACAGTGTCGCTAATCTTGTCACAGAAATATTCTTCTATGCGAACCTTTCCGCGTAATATCCTGTAGTGTTCCGTCTTGCGAGGCATGTTGCCCGTTCCTTGTAGTGAGTGACTAAATCCTTCTTACTCCTCCCTAAACGCGTCACTTAAATCAACGAGGAACAGCTGTTACTTTTTTCCTGTCCAGTCAAAGTTAAGGTTTAAACCTTCGCCCAGTTTGGACTTCTTCGCTCTGGGTTTAGCGGGCTTGGCAGGCTTGGCAGGCTTGGCAGGCTTGCGTGTCTTGGCGGCTGGCTTCGTAACAGTAACAGACTTGCTCTTCACCAGCTTCGCGGCCAACGTTTGTGCCTTAGCCAGCTCTTGCGTCTTCGCCTCTAACGCGGCTTCTGCCTTGGCTAACGCTAACTCTACAGCGGCTAATATGGTAGCGGCCTGCTTCTTGTCCGGGATGGCGGCGCGTTCCGCCTCAAAAATCTTCGTCGTCGCCGCCTCTAACTGGACGCAAGCGGTTGTCAGGTGCTTCTGCAGAATCGCAACCTCCGCCGCTTGCCTCTGCGGTTTCTGTGCCAACGCGTCTTGCGATTCTGCCAGCTGGGCCGTCAGTGTGGCTATCTTTCTATCGGTTGACTCCCTCGCCGAAACGGAAGCCTTTTCCAGTCTGGCGACCTGCCGAAGCAACATGTCCCGCTCAACGACGATGCTCGCCGAATCATCAGCTACTTTACGGTTATGCGCTTCTTGTCGCTTAATCTGCTCGTCCGTCGCGACGTGCAGTTGGGTTATTTGAGCCTTCAGTTTAGCCGTATTTACGGCGGTTTCTTTCTTCGTGGAAACCGCTTCCTTTTGCAATTCATAGGCCCGCTTAGTCCACAGGTCCCGCTCGGTCGCGAGAGTGGTATTCAAGCTCATCGCGTTAACGATCGCGTCTTTCGTTTTGCGGTATAAACTTTTAAGACTGGTAGCCTCCTTCGAGACGGCTGCCAGCTCCTCCGCCAGGTCGGCTGATTTACCCTCCCTCGCCAGCTTCGCCTGGATACCCACGATCGGCTCATAGAAATGATTAAACTCGGGGTCTGCCGTACAAGCGTCTCCGCCGTAAATCAGTCCGGCAGCAATCAGGTGACCCATCCTGGTAATTGCGACGCAAGGTTTATGGAGTCCTTCAAACAGTTGCGTGGACTGCATCGCCAGTCCGGCCTTCACCAGGTTGTGCGCGGAATTCGTCTGTGACCGCCAGATCGGTACAAAGGCCGGCTCACTGACGAATTCTGCGCCTGTCCCCTGGCCGGAAACGGTCGCTTCATAGAGTTCTTCGTTAAACTTGTTGTCGACAGTCATTAGCGACGTCAATAGCTTCTTGTCATTGCTGTTGAGGTACAGCCGGTACGCTTCAACCAGCGTGGCGTTGCGGAAGTTGGCGTTTGTGTACTTGTGGTGGCTATTCATCTTTTGATCTTCTCGTGTGTGTGTGTAAACGAAAACAGCCAGGTAATTACCTGGCTGTTGTGGTGGTCGAAACCTGCTTGCCTAAACTAGGCTCACGGTGTCTTCGGAAACCGAACAGGTGTGTCAAGGTCGATGTCACCTCGCTTCAGTGCCGATTTGGCATCTTCAAAGGAAGCGAAGTAACGGGTCTTGGCTCCCTTCTTTGCTGGCTGGGAAGCCCTGTTGAGTCCCAGCAGCATGTCTTGGCTGGGTGTGAACATCGGACTCTTAAAGTCCTTGGTGGCGAACAGCATGCGGCTGGGCAACATCCTGTCCATCGCTTCAGCTACCGCTTCGCGTCCGTGCATGACGTTAAGGTTGACAGCGTCTCCATCGTAATCGGCGCCGAGGCCCTTGACCACGAACGGATTGAGCTTGATCGTGTCTCCCTTAACCAACTGCGGCAACAAAGCGATGTCGCCATACTTGTAGAGAATCGGTGCACGGCTAAGCGACACCGGTCGTTTGCCTATCTCTTCCAGCAATGCCTTACGGGCAACACTGTCCCTGGCCTTAAGGTGCTCCATCGCCTGTATACGGGGAATCCCCTTAAGCGACAGGTTTCTCGCGACGTAGGGTTCAAACATGTTGAACGCCATCGCCTCGGGTAAACCGAAGCTGTCCATGTCCAGCGACGTGTCAGGCATGATCACGCCGCGGCCGACCGTATCGACGTTGCCACTGAGCAGCTTCCTCTGCATGTCTCCGCTTTTGGGGTTGCTCCCCACAAGACGCTTGATGATCCCTTTGACCTTCCGCTGCTGTAACTCGCGGTTGGTCGAGTCGGTGACACCAACGAGTGCCTTGTGAGCATCGTAAACCGCCAGCCGTTCGTCGGAGATGTCGTCGACCTTACCTTTGAGCTCGCTGACCACATCATTGGCCTGCATCAACTCGCGGTACAGAAAGTTGGGATCGCTGATCACGACGCCGCCCTTGCCGCCAAGCTTGGAGATCGGACGCAGCCGCGGTGGCATCACCGGAACCATCGAGATCATCAGATCCGTCGGATGCGTACCGGTCTTCTCGAAGTTCTTCAGATACCCCAGCCGCCGGACCGCTGCGTCGCGAGCTACCTTACGAGTGCCAGCGATCTCGTTACGAGCACGGGAAAGTTCCTTGGGAACGTCGATCTGCTCCAGGCGTTTGAACAACGCGTCAGGACCGCTGCCGAAACCAGGTATCTCTTTTTTACCCCCCAGCACTTCCCTGAAATCCTTCTCGGTGTAACCCAGCAGTCGCCGCAGTGGCTCCTCGAAGACAGGGTTGGGCATCCGCTCGGGTAACTCGATCGCTGCGAAGCGAGTCCCATCGCCGAATAGTCGCGGATCGAACAGACCGCCCGGCACGGGCTTCATGTCCTTGTGGACTTCTACCGTGTCGTTAACGCGTACGACGCGGTCTCCAGCGATGTCTCGGACGTCGTTGTCCGTCATCGCCATCAGTTGCGTCTGGGTGCCCCTGCGGACCGGATTGATGCCCGATGCGCGGAGCCTGTCCATGAACGCGTTGTACTGGACAGGAACCTTCGGAGGAGCGACCTGATTGCCGGCCATGAACGCCGACCAGTAATCGTCATTGCGGGTTCCACGCAGCAGTGACGCTTCCTTGGACGTGGCATAAGCTCCGTGAGATAGCCCAGCCCAAAGCTGCTGGCCACTGAATCTCTTCGCTTGGGCACCCTCTTCTCCGCCCTTTGCGGGGGAATCTTCTGCGGAATATTTCCCCAGCCCGCGAGAACTCTGTTTCGATTCGGCCGTGTGGTGAAGAGCCATCAAGAACATGTCGCCTGACAACACGCCCTTGATCTTTCTACCCGTCGCAGGATCGATGAAGGTCTCGGTGTCGCTGACGCCGTACTTGTCGGCTTCATTGAGAACCATCTGCTGCAAGTCTTCGCCTTTGAAGTCCTTGATCTTGTACGCCTGGCCTCGTTTGCGAGCGATCTTGCCGAGCAACATCTCCAGTGGGAACGAGCTGTTACCGCGGCTGGGTACTGACAGCGGACTAAAGATTACCTCGATCGCTTTACCGTCTTCACCCTGTGGCATCTCTTCGTCGGGCTTGACCGTGATCACGCCCTTGTTTCCCTGACGCCCAGAGTTACCAGACCAACAGGCCTTTCCGTTGCGGCGGACATACAGCACGTGCGTCGGGACTTCCACGCAGAACACTGGCTTGTCGTAGCCGTCGATGTACTCTTCCGTCTGTGCGGATTGCTTCTTGACGTGCGAGTGATTTACCTGCGGCGTCAGCTTGGTGTTGATGATTCCCACGGAATAACATCGACGACATTTGTACTGCTTGCCACGGATCACGCAGTCTTCCGGATCTTTAAAGCTGACGTTGCCTGCCTTGCCGATGTGGAGCAGCAAGCGACTGACATCATCTGCCAGCTGTTTAGACGTCGATGAGTAGCTGATCGGCCACTTATCGCCGGCGTGCCCGTCGCCCCACATCAGCCACTGGAACAGATACTCCAGGTCTTCCCTGGCGTAATCGAACACTTCGGCAGGGATAAACTTTTCCCATGCCCGGCCAAATTGCTGGAAGTGCTGGTACAGCTGCTTGCTCTGGATACGAACTTTGGTACCACCGGCGGCTTCATGGAACTTAATGCCAGCCGCGGTTAATGCCTCCCGTAGCTGCGTGCGGTTTGGCTCTTTGATCTTCGTGATGTCAACGAACCAGTTCCCTTTCTTTACTTGCTTGGAACAGTTGCCGTCAGCCAGGTACACCCCTAACAGCATCAGGTACGTGCGTAACGGCCAGCGGATCGCCGGTAAGTCTCGTGACCCGCGACCAGACTGCCCTGCCTTTACTCGCATCGCAGGGAATTCAAAATACTCCGGACTCTTGCCTGCCCAGCTACCTGACTTGGCGTATCGAACACGCTTGCCTGCGATAGCCGTCGTAGGCAACAACTCGAATGCTTTACCATTACGTCGCTGCACAAACATGTTGTGCGACGCAGTAACGAACAGGTCGATCTGTTGCGACTCTATCCGGTACATCCGTCCGCCAGTCGCGTATTGATAAAGCTTGGTCGGCTTGTCGTAGCGGATGCCGCCATCCTCGCTCCGACAGCAAATCTCATCGTCAAACCGGAGATCCGCGACGAGCTTCCAACCTGTGCGGGTCAACACTTCAGTCAGCTCGTCGTAGCAAAGCTTATCGCCCTCTTCCAGGGATTTAGACGACCTGACAACAACCTGCGAACCTTTCTCGCTATGGAACACGTCGGTGACGACGCCTTCACTATGGTGATCCCAGCGGATACTGGAGTCACCAAAGTCCATCTTGCTCTGCCGATGCACACGGGTCTTGGCTCCGTCACGCTTGCGGACGCCCAGGATCAACGGATCGCCGCTCTTGACTGTGGTACCGATGCGAATCACACCGTCGTTGTCGATCGCCTTGAGCTGGTCGCCTGTGTACCGGTTGCCGAACACCTGCAGGTACGACTTCTTATCTACCTTCTCGCCTTCGCCAGGCTGAATACGGTGCTTGTACGCCTGCTGTACCCGCACGCGGTCAGCGAACGACTGCGAAACTACGATGCCGTCCTCGAACGCGTCGTCCCACGCCATCAATGCCGTACGGGCGTTGGTGCCCAGTGCCGCTGTGCCTTTGTCATCAACGTAGTTACTCTTAGCGAGCATCTGATTGGGTTCGACTTCCTGGCCGACGGAAACCATCGGGTCGTGATGGAACACGCTCTTGCGGGCTCCAGGCCGATTGTTGTCCAGGCTGAACTTCTTGTCTTTGCCGTGGGCGTAACGCACCAAGATGTGGTCAGGCGAAACCTCCAGAACACGGCCTCGCTCTTCGGCGCGGATCGCACCCAGGCGTACACCCAGTCGCTCCTCGAACGACTCATCCGCATCACCCGGTACGCCCGTCTGCACCAGCGGAGCCTCGGCGTTATCGATAGCCAAAGCCTGTGCCGCCATACGACTCGCCATTGAAGTTCGCTGACCAAACATGCCAGATTTCATCGGGGTGAAACTGGCTAACTGACCGAACGTGTCTTCCATGCTGGGGATGCGGTATTCGGCGGTGCCTTCCTTCACCATCCGCAACTTACCCTTTTGCATCGCTAGCTCCCAGCCAGGGATCGGTGAGGCTCCAATCGCAGTGGTGCTGTTGAGCAACTGATTGGGGCTCCGTAGCACCGTCTTGCCGGTCTTGCTGTCCAGCAGTTTGCTGTACAGCCGGTTGTCGTCACCGATGAACGTGTCACGAGCCAAGAAACCGTCAATGCCGATGCGGAGAGTCTCCGGTGATACCACCGCGTCAATGAATCCGAACTGACTCGGGCTTACTTCTCGTGACTCATCAGGTGCCGACAGTGTGTCAGGAAGACCACCCTCGCCGAACCGCGTAACCTTGGTTCCAGCGGCGAGAATTTCGAACGGATTTATTTCTTCGGACCCTTGCGCAAGTCCGCTACGGAAAATTGCCGCGTTGATGTACTTGTCCAAAGCCCCTGAAGGGACGTTGTCCAGCGTGCCTTTACGTGACGCCTTGTAAAGCAGTTCCTTGCGGAACCGTCCGTAATCTTTAATGAACCGTTCAGCGAATATCTCGGGTGCCCCGTGGTAGCTGGCAAACGCCAGGTTGTCTCGGTCGTCGGCATCTTCTTGCCCTTGCAACATCCGCAGCGTCTTGGTCGTGCCCCGCAGAATATTGTCAGCGTCTACCTTGCCCGTGGCCCTGCCAAGTGTGTGACCAACGACCTCGTCATCCAGCTCGATCTTTTCAAACGCTTCGCGAATCTTCGCCTGAACCATCTCAGGATTCGACCGGTCCTCTGCGTTCTGCTGCGACTTAGGGACAAAGCGGTCATAGAATTTACCGATCGCTTTAGGATCCTGCTTTGCGAAGTTCTTGTCCGTCAGCTCCTTGCCCCAAGCACTCTCCATCTGGTCACGGGTAACGCCCAGCGAAGTTAACAGCGGCACGAGCGGAATCTTCGCCCCTTCAACATGCACAGAGAAGTGCCCTGTCTCGGGCTCCAGCACGTAACGGTGACTACGCCCGGTGCCCTGGCGGGCGTTAACGTGCAATTCGGCCTCCCCATTTTTGCGGTAGCGAGCATACGCACCTGGACGCAACCGTTGCTGCACACCCATCGTGTACCGCGTTCCGCCGCGAAGAAACGAGCCGTCTCGCAGAATCGCCGGGACGTTAGCAACAGTCGCTTTACGCTCAGCGATCTCGCCACCTGTGCCGTTGTCAAACAACCGCCACGTGCCTCGTAACCGACGACTCAGACTACTGCCAGAAAGAATCGCCTTCTTCTCGTCGGTGGCGTTGAACTCAGGATCATCCTCAGCGTAATGCAGATCCGTCAGCTTGAGCGTGTGCGTGTTACTCACTGCTGGAGGCATCGAGCTAGCCGCTGCCAGCACCGAGTCGTAAACGCCGGTACGTAAAGCGTCTGGATCGTCTGTCGCTCGCAGCTTAACGCCCACTGGCATTTCTTCGCCGGGAGAGTCCGCCAATGGCATCAGCGGCGAGCGTGGTTTGATAGGAGAAATCGCGGCTGGCTGAGCCGCCGAACCAGGAGATACGGGCGGCTGCAGCATGGAATTACTCTTGGTTTATGTTTAGCTGGGGGGAGAAATAACCGTCGGCAGCAGCGTTACTGGGCGGTTGTCGGCCAGTTGCCGCTCTTTGTTTGCCCGGGAGACCGCCGCAATGTCGCTATTGCGACGCTGTGCTTTGTAGCCGTGATAAGCTCCCGCAGTCAAACCGCCGCCAGCAAGCAGTAGATAAAGTCCCGCAAGCGAACCAGTCATCCGCTGTGCGTCATCAGGGCTTAAGGCTGTCTTGTCGTGCGGTAACATCGCCGTCACCGCATCTACAAAGCGAGTTAACTGCCTTGATAGTTCGCTGCCGCCGGTCCCTGCAAGCTTGACACCACTACCGCCGCCAGCACCGAAAATAGCGTCTTCGTATTCCTTGCGTGCCTGTGCTATCTCTTTCTTGGCCGCCCTGTCTCGCAATCGAGAAAGAACCATGTCGGTCGCTTTGTATCCGCCTATCAGCCCTGCCCCGATCGTCATGCCAACGGCCGGTGCGTAGATCGGAAACTCATGTGGTGATGTGGCAGCCGGGTTGCCTGCCTGCAAACCGCCTTTAATCGCATCCCACCAGCCTGTTTCGGCATGCTTCATCACGCGGATCAACTGGTTCTGCGAATTGCTTTCTTCGTTGTCAATCTCCTGCTCGGTTCGCAATTTCGTCAGACGGTTCAAGCCAGCGAGAGCGGCTCCGCCTGTGGCGAACGCGGTCCCATAACGAACTAGATTGGGGATAATCTTGTTGAACGCGTCGAGATTGGCCGCTCGCAGCAAAGCTTCCGTGGTCGGATCCGCCGAGGTTTTTGAGGCCGTCGTCGACGTCGGCGTCTGTGACAATTTCGACAACAGGTTCGGTGTCAAGGACGCCCGTTTCGGAGAACTTACGGGCAGCTGCGGCATCGAGATCAACTTTTTCATACCACATCACCCAAAGATAAAAGCGTAGCGTTTTATTAGTGCCGGCCCCGTCAACAAAATGATACGGCTGACAGACCGTGAGCTCGTATTGTTCTAGTGCGGCACGATTAAGCAAATCTGCCAGCGTTCTCCCAAAATATCGCTGCGACGGGTCCGACGTGTCAAACAACCCATAGCCCGATATCCGTACACGACGTGTGATCTGTGAGTACTCTGCCGCAGTCAGTTGCGGCATCTGACCGCTGAACGGAACATGCTCGCGATCGAAATGCTGATAGCTGAGAGTTTGATCGCTGGATTGATTATCGTGCATTGTTTCTCGCCTGTGGAGTGATACCACAAGCAATGTACCAGCTAGCCACTTCCGGGTTCACGCCGACAAAATCGATTTTGTCGGCGACACGCTTTAGCCAGCGAAACGGCGTGGTCGCTTTTTACCTGCCAACTGCTTCTGTCGCTGCTCCTCAACCAAGCGAGTCTGCTCAGCTAGCCTCGCGTTCTCCCGCAGCATCGAAACCAATTCTCGCTGGTGAATCGATCGAACCATCTCATCGCCGTTGTCGCTGCCAGTACCTATCCCATGACCTGCGGCGTAACCTGCGATCACCGGAGTCGCCAACGCAGCTCCCGCAATCAGTGGCGAATACTTCATGGTCGTATCCAACGCACTGCCTACTACACGCTCGCCAAGCCCAAACACCTTGTCCGCCCCGCGAAGAGCGATATCCTTGATCGCATCTATCGGCAACGCTCCGGCCAATGCACCAAACAAACCTGACTGTTTGTCCAACTCCATGGTGTCAAGCGTCTTTCCTTGCGATGCCTGCTTCTCCAGGACGTCAGCGGAGAACGACAGCATGCTAATCATTTCCTGCCTACTCAACCCCGCATCAACTAGGGTTCCCAGCATATCGGCGGCGAGCTTAGCGCGTTGTTCGGCAGTGGACATGATCATTCCAGGCTTTTAGAGGGCATCGCGAACGACTTCGGACGGCGGTTGACGCGGTCTCGACGACTGCTGGGATCCTCATACGGACCCTGCTCTTCTGCCGCAACGATGGCTCGTTTATACCCGTCGATAAAGTTTTCGTAAAACTTAGACTGGGAATGGTTCGGCCCGTGGACGTCGCTTGATCGCTTGGCAACCTCTACGAGCGCCTGCATGCGTATCCTGGCCTCGCTGGGGGCCAACTGCTTAAACTCCTCTTTACCGTCTGGCAGCTCCTTACGCATGCACACCATGCCGTTCTCCGCGTAGAAACTCACCCCTCTGGCTTCCGTACAGTTACTGTCCGCCGAGCCGGGAAGCCAAAGACCGGTGGAACCCTTTAAGAATGTCATCTACGCACCAAAAGCTAACGGTACAAATGTCTGTAAAAGACCGGCTGCCGCTCCGGAGCGACGCAGTACCTGCTGAGCTGCGTCGGAAACTCCGAACAGCCCGCCCAGGGCCTTACCGACCAATAAGCCGCTAGTGTAGCCGGAACCCATGCCCACAGCCATTCTCGCAATATCGCCAGGGGTGATAAACGGAGTTTCGCTGCGGCTCTGCCGACTAGCCCCTTCGACAAGAGCCGACGTTGCCGCCGCAATGTGAATGGGCAGACGGCCAGCGACGTCGGGGTCTTCCCAAACCATCTGCTGCAGCTGCTCAACCGGAATCAAGTTAGGGCGTGAGAACAGCGTCGGATCTAACAGAGAACGCTTCTGCATCCCCAATACGTTGTCACCCAGCAACGACTTGCCAGCCAAAGCGTTCATTCCCATGGACGCCGCCCCAGGAAGTAACCCCAGCAGGCCGCCGATCATCGTCGCCCGGCTAGTTACCGTCTCTGGATCAAATGCTGGGTGATTGGCAAGCAACCTACCCGTCAGGTTCCCGGCACCAGCGCCGAGTGTACCCATCACCGCCAGGCTCGAAAGCGGACCTGGCAAGTTAGGGACGCCGCCGATCGTCCCTGGCCACCACTGGGCAACCGTACCGGCCTGATCCAGTATCGAACTGTACCGCTTCGGGTCGCGATCGAACGGCGACTTGAAGTTGGTCATCACGTCGCGAGCGGGCGGTATCAGGGAATCCGCTAGTTTCTGTAGTTGTTCGCTGACCTCCCCGGCCACTTTAATAGCGTGAAAGAATGTCTTAGGGTCGTTTCCCTGGAAACGATCGTGCAGTCCGTAGATCGCAAGAGCGACGGCGTTGCCCTGCTTGGCCAACTCCCGTAGCTCAGTGATCTCGTAAGGATCTGGCCACGTAACTTGGCTGACCGCCGGTAATTCGGCGGCCAGCTTTGCTATCTTCCCGCCGTCGCCGAAGATGGCTACGAATTCGTCAACACTTTCGTCTTGCATACTTGGTCTCGCTTTAGCCAGCCAGAATAGCTTGACGACGTCAGCGAGACAAAATGCGGCAGATCGGGTACTAGCTTCGTCAGCAATTCGGACTCTGGCAGAATCGGCAGTTTAGGGATGTCCTTAGCCGTCAGATGGTCCTTGCGGTCCAGCCGGTGGGCCATCTGTGGGTAAGTCTTTACCGTATCTCGAAAGTTTCCGAAAGGAAGAATCGGCGAGAGCGGGTACTGCTTGACAAAGTTCTCGGCCAGCTGTCGACATACCGGATCGTTCTTTGCTTTCCACTGGTCTTGCTTCTCGATGTATTCTTGCCCGAAGAAGGCTACGCATACCTTCTCGAAACGGCAGATGTGCGACCGCATCCGATGGCCGAAGATTTGCATCATCGACCGCATCCAGTTAACCGGCGTCTGAATCCGCGGACGACCCTCGCCAAACGGTGTGTCGCCCTCAATATGCTCCATGACGTCAGCGTTGTTTAACGCCGCCCTTAAATGCCGCTCCAAGGCTGCGCACTCCAGCAGCGGTAGATGCCACTGATACTGCTCCCGCAAATAAACGAACAAGTCGTCGCAGTTGTCCGGCATCGCAGACGACTTGACTCCCGAAAGCCGGTAAGCGAGTAAATCGCTGTAGTGCTGCGTGTCGCTACGTGTTAAGTCGGTTGCCATCGCGGCGGTGATACCTTCATGCCATGTAGCACTCACCTCACACCACCCAGACGTCGGTGACGTTTCGATCCTGTGTCCATTTACGCGGAGCAAAAGAAACCTATCGTCCGTGTCGCCACCGTAGCCACTGTAAGGACGGAAGACACTTGCTGGATAATTGAACATCGACGAATTGACGGTGTAGCACTGCTGCAGCGTGAACTGCTTCTCACGCCGTTTAAGCTTCACCGTACGAGATCGCTCGATTACCGGCAACTCGCTGACCTGCGTTACCTGTACGCCGTGAGACTCTAAATACCGCCGAAGATTAAATGCGGACGCCGCTGTCGGCTTACGCACAAGCTTACCGGCGACTAACTCTTCATAAGCCACCGTGAAAACCGGTAAACGGGCGTCATAATCCGCTTCATACCGCTGCCGCCAGCTATTCGGCTCGTCGATGATTAGCACCGAGGCGGTGGAACTCCGAAGCTGCCTAGTCAATGACACGAAGTCGTCCACTCTCGCCCTCGTTTTTGCGTGATTGGCCAGCCGTTTACCAGCCATTTTCTGGGACACATCTCGCATGTCGGAGCCGCCTGAAGTGTAGGTCCTAGGCAACCAGCCCGTACCGATCTGGTCGCCAGCCGCTTCCAGCAACAAATTGAGCGGGCTTTTACTAACTGGAATAAGCAACTGAGCGTCGCCGGTGACCCCCGCACGTGCTACCAGGTGTTTAAAAATAGCCGCGGTGTACTGCTTATCAAGCGACGCTAACAGCGACCACCGTTGCAGCAAGCCGTCCGCCGCTTTGAGCCTGGCTACTTGTGCCTTCCAGTACTTTTCAGCCGCCTCGACAAGCTGCGACATGACCCAGTCAGATGACCTCGCGGTCGGCTGCACGTTGTAACGTCCGGCGTCGAAGTCCACCGGGCAATGACCATGCGAGGCGTCCATCGGTGCAAAGACGGCAATCTTAAGCTCACGGGCGGTCGCCAGTACTAGCTCCCGGTGGTCTTCCCAGGTTTTCGATGCGTTCGCGACCATCGCTTCGAGGTTCGCGCGGTATTCGATATTACCCATAAAGAACCGAAAGGACGTTGTTCGGCTGTTAGACGCGTCGAACGAAACCGTCGGCGAGGTCAAGGGATAGTCTGACCAGTCCGTTGGTTCTGGTCGAGCACCGGATAACCCAGTCACGTTTGGCACCGCTACCTGCGGCATGTTGGGATGGTTCAGTGCCGACAAGATCTTGTAGTAGTGATGGATAACCTTAGCGGTATCGCCAGTCTTAATCGGAACGACTACCTCGACTCCCTGCGGTTCGTCACTGGGGCACGATGAGACAGGGACCCACATCATGTCGCCGTCGACGTCTTTAGAGATCAGGTAATGTCTAACCGTCTCTCCGTCGTAACAGGAGACGTTAAACAAGTCCGCGTAGCCTAACGGACTCTTGGAGCCAAGGCCTAACGAACCAGTGACGGCGGCATCACTGCGTTTAGTAGAGCCGCCCAGGTCACTGTAGATGGCCTCGAACTGGTCGTGCGTCATTCCGACGCCAAAATCCCTCGCCCGGTAAACCGGCGACAATAAGTTTGGCAGCGAAACCTCGATCGGAACCTCGGGCCGACCCGCCTGAATCATGCTGTCGATGGCGTTTAGCCATAGCTCGCGTACAAGTGCGTGCAGTGGATCCGCATAAATCTTTCCAAGGAACAACTGCTGCAAATGGGAGGCGTTGCGCATCGTGCATTTGCCGCCGCCGGACATCCCGAACGACGCAAAAGAATTGGTACTGATTGCCGGAATCATGGATCGGTCCTGATGGTTTAATGAAACGCTGGTGGAATTGCTGAAACAATTCCGCCAGAAATGAAACAAGGGCACCCGGAACGGCTCCTGGGTGCCCTTTGGTGTTACAGCCGAAAATAACGACTAGATCTGCGACCAGTCGTCGTCGTGTTCGTCGTCGTCGTCGTCGCCAAATTCTGAGTACTCGAACTCACTTTCTTCGCAGGACCAAGCGTCGTTATAGAACGTCGAATTAGCCCTGGCCGCTTTAAGCGAGCCAGTCGGATCAAAGATCAAGTCCAAGAACGTCTCCGGGACGATGTGCCGCACTTCCAGTGCGTGTGTGCGAAACTTAAACGCACTGGCGTCCTGTGGAACTGAGATCACCTGGCTGGGGCAAATCGCCACGGCTAGTATCGGGCCGTCGTCCTTGTGAAACGTCTCGACGTACTCGTACAAGCCAGCGTGGAATCCCGCCGAGCAAGCTAGCTGGAAGTTGTCGTCTGTTTCCCAGATCGGCATCCCGACGCGGTTTCCTTCCTGTGCATGCAGCCAGTTTAAATCACCCACCAAAGGGTGATCCTTGTACTTAACCTCCAGCGGCTCGTAGAGCACCGTAGCGCCGTAATGGTCCAGGTAATCCGGACGGACTCGCTTGTATGCCAGGAACCGTCCGTCAGGAAGCAGCGGTAACGGATACTTCGCATCCGCCCGGTTGATTAGCAAATCCAGCGATGCGACGCAGCGTGGCCGCGGGTTACGCATCGTTCGCTCGATGTAGCGGACATAAGGCAGATACGGCAATGACTTGGCCATCATTTCCAGTAGCCGCGTCGTGAACGCAAACTCGATCGAAACACCTTGATAAAGCACCTGGCCATTCTTGACGGCCAACTTGCCGCTGGGGCTGAGGTAATCATTAACCGCGCTGCTGACGTCGGCCAACCTCAAAAACTTGTCGGAATCCTGCTTGTCCAACGCCAGCAAGATGTCTTCATACTTGGGGTGGTCAGGAGCGACCACCTTCATCTGGCCGTTGACGTAGGCGGAAATACCGCCGTCATTAGCTATCGCGTAAATAATACTCATCGAAATCCTCATTCAAAGGGTTAGGTGGATGCGGCGACAAAATCGATTTTGTCGCCGCTAGGGTCATTCAAGCTCTCGAATCAAGGCGTCAATCGCATCGTCCGTCCATCGCTGCTGGCTTACCCATATCGATCCGCAGGGACGCCGCTGCGAATCCAACACCTCCTGGTTGTCAAACTGTGCGATTGAAGTTCCCTTGTCTAGCGAGCGGACGAGCCTCATCAGTATCTTTTTCAGCTCTGGTTCTGGCTTAGGGTAGCCATCCTGCGTGAACGAGGGCCCTCGCATGTCCAAAAGAAGAAGAAATCCCATCATACGCCTCCCTGTAGCACAGGAAGACTGATTGCCTTGCCACGCAAACGATCATTCTGCTGATCTAGCCAATCGCCGCGATCAATGCAGATTCGACACTGACTGCAGGTAACGCCTTTAGTTGGCGTCCGCTCGGCCGGGCACACCAACGTACCGGCTGACTTGACCTGTTTCTGTCTGCGACTGCCGGCACGAAAGAATAGGTCAACTTTGTACCGTGGCTTATCGCTGTCGGTAACGGACATGTACGCACGCCTAACCCGCGTACTCTTGGGCGGCATACCGGTTGACCGGTCGCAACTAAACCATAGCGAAACATTAGGCATCTTGGCCAGCTTACGCAGCTTGGGTAGCAAGCTAGGTACCGACCATGATCGTGTGTAGGCATAGAACACTGTGTTCTTATTTCGCTTGGCGATATCGATCCACTGTTGGATATATTCCTGGGTGTCAAAATCGCCCGCCGCATGGACCCGCACGAATCGAATCCCTTGAGAAACGATCTGGCCCGTTACTCTGCGAACGAAGTCGGGCAATTGCCGCATCGCGTCGTTCACCGCCAGGCGGTTGATTACCGTCGGCCCGTTGTAATGGCCCTTGCGGGCGTAGCACTTCTCCCAGCAATCTGCTGTCATTCCCGGGCAAGTCTTGCCCGGAGGTAGCGAGGTCGTATAGACCTCTGTACCTGTTTTTTCGTTTCCTGGCCGTAGAGGAACAGGAAACACGAACTCGCTTATGGCGTGTTTAGCCAACTCTGCACATCCTATCCAATATTCGTTCCTATCGAGAAAGAGTTAAAAAGAGACAACTTGGACATTGATCCGGTCCGTAACACGTTCTTGCGTCTTACGGCAATCGTAATATGAAAAGGTTTCTCGGTCCGCCCGCCCATCGGGATCGGACTTAGCCCGTAGCTTCTTCGCAGTTCCTTGAGCTGAGGCGAATCAACGCGAATGAACCAGACCCGTTCCATTCCCTGCCAGCCTATCGGCTTGACTTCGCGGATCTGACCGAGCTGATAGGAATACGATTTCCCTAGTTCGTTGATCTTGCCAGGTATAGCGGCGACCTCTTCGGCGTTCATCACCGAGATATGTGCCCGCAACGCCGAACCGCTTTTACGCGGCGGTAGCTCGATTCCTGGAACCGCCAGCGCGGAGAATGCCCCGCGAACCAGTGCGTTTGGCACCGTCAATAATAACCATCCGGAATCTGACAAAATCAGTCTTCCGGAAAGCTTAGCCGCGGCGGTGTCGTCCGCGGTTTTGAATAATTCGCCTAGCATATCGATTCCTAGCGGGTGAGCGAGAACGGGTCACCCGCTAGGTTAATGCCTACGTGATCGGCTGAGTAATTCACCCTGCCAGGTCAGACCGAGCACAAATCGCGGTCAACCATCAGCTCGGCGACCGCCGCTCTCCAGGTGGGCAGCTTTCGCATCCCGCGACTGAGCCACCAGGCCGGGTTCACCGCCTGATCAGCGTCGACCCCGTAGACCGCCTTAGCATCTCGTCGGCCGCTGAAAGGCACCAGCGAAGTGTAAACACCATGCCGCAGTGCTAACTGAGTACAGATCTCTCGCAACGAAACGGTGTCGGTGGACCCGACGTTGTAAAACCCGTAAGGTGCCTGACAACGCGGTTCGCATAAGTCCGCGATACACCCGGCAGCTGTACCCACGCTGACCGGTGATATCCGCCGGTCAGGATCGTTGCAGATCAGCGTGCAGTTGTTCTGCGATGCTTCCTGTAGACAAGCAGATAGCGTGTGAACCGCAGGGAACCGCTGCGAACGGGTTTCGCCAAAACCTAGCACATGACCAAATCTGGCTACGTAGAACCCAAAACGATCATTCGCTGTACGCGAGGCGACCGGATTAGCTAGCAACGTGTGCAACATCACCGTCCGCTCGGTGGCGGCGATTAACTGTCGCCATGGGTCATCACCTTTTACCAGCACCGAATCATATTCGGCATAAGAGTTGCCGTGTTCCGGCTTGTCGCCAAGCCCATAAATTCTTGCACTGGAACAGTGGATGTAACGACAACCTAATTGCTTAGCCTGAGAGACGAGCGACTGTGTCACTGCCACGTAAGCAGCCGTCTCGTCGATCGGTAGGTCTCCGCTGTCTGGATCGATCAAACAGTTCAGAATCACCCCTGGTTGTTTGTCCACGACGTCCGCACGGATCTCGGCTGAGCTTTTTCCGATAGCCCAACTGACCGGACGAGGTAGCACCCCGAGATTGTTCTGCCTCAACAATGCAATCAATTTGCAGCCGATCCGGGTGTCAGCTCCATAAACCGCAACTACGACCCGAGTCGCGGTTTTTTTACTACTGTCGGGGGCGAACTTGCGTTCTGGTACGAGTTCGAGGGTACGCATGTCATACTTCCTGTTTTTCTACGTCTGGGCGTGCTAGGGTTGAGAAGAAAGCTACCCGTCAGCATGTCCTTCCTGGACATATCGAACGTAACACCGACAAAGTCGTCGGCCTCGAGCGTGTGCTCTGCTGTAGTCACCAGGCTTGGTAAGTGGTAATAGAACGGCACGCCCTGACGTTCCATTGCCGCAGCAATCGCACTGCCCACTTGCCCGCCTGCCGACACCGCTGGTAGGTACTGGCCGACTAACGTAAGCATATGGCCGGTCATTATCAAGCAGTCTGCAACAGAAGCGTCAGCGTTCATCGCGGTCGGACACCAACCAAAGCTACCCTCGCAAGATGGGCGAGTCTGGTTACTTGAGGGAAATACGCGGTTAGGAGTGAACGGACTCCATACAGCTAGCAACCTTTGGTCGATCGTTAATTCACCATATCGCATCAGATCGCCCCACAGGTGGAAGTTGGGTCGCATCAGCAGGAACAGCTGGGAACGCGAAGTGTAGATCTTACCCAACAACTCGATCGCGCCTCTCCAAAGCGAGTACCCGTCGGTCCATTCTTTGGCTTGGTGACTCATCGGTTGATACCGCTTAGAGATCGTCACCCCTTCACTAGCCATGACGTGGATGTTCTCGAAACCAGCAGCTCGCAGTCGCTGAATTCCAATGTCCATGTACTTGGCGTCTTTGCGTTCGACAATAATCGCCGCCCGCCACTGATCGTTTTCCATGCTGCTTTCGCCTGTATCGACAGAGAAGGACTGCTAGGCTAGCCACTAACGTACACACGTTCATCACTAACCACTGGCAAATAAGTGACCCAGATGGGTCAACTTTAACCTGTTTGTCGGTCGATAAACAGCCAGCGACTCCTAGCTACCGCCTTCAGCTAGTCGCGAGATGAAATTAGTTGTGCTCTCGCCTGGTCTACGTCCGCTAAGGCCGCTGGCACCTGCTCGCGGCAAAGAAGCGGGTACGGTCGTTGGTTGCGTTGGTTGTGTTGGTTGCGGTTGCGGCGTTGGTTGTGGTGGTTGCGTTGGTTGCGGTGGTTGCGGTTGCTGCGTTGGTTGTGGTGGTTGCGGTGGTTGCGGTCGGGCTACGGTCGCTGTTGATGCCGGAGTCGCGTAAGGTTGCTGCGGGAGCGGGCCGTACTCCTGATATGCCTGCTCTACAAGTGGCTTAGCCCGGTCCGCCATCTCCCTTATCTGCGGAACGGTCATGCCGGTGGCTTCCAACACCGTGGCATCCATCCTGCGAGATACCGCATCCTGCGCGTTTAGATACGAATCTGTAGGGCGAAACATGTTCATATTGCCGTCAGTAAGCTCTTCCTGCATCTTTCCGATAGTCGCATCACCGATTCCGTACGTGGTCAGTTGTCCCGCCGCCGGTTTAAGTTTCTTTTCTGTACGGCTCAGTAACGAACCGAGCGGTCCCGCCGCCGGTATCCCTTTGCCAAGCCCGCGAAAAAACCCGTAGTTCCCGCCAATCGCCTGCCCCCATCCATTGGTGTCAATACCAGCCTGGCCGGCTACTGTATCCGCCGCACTACCCGCAAAATCGCCCGCGTAGCCGTACCCTTGGCCAAAACCCAACCGCTTCGTTGCATCAACAACTGTAGGATTGGTTGCAACCTGCTTAACTACCTGCACTGCCTTCCCGGCCCCTTGCTGAACTGCCTGAAGCCCGCGGCCACTGGCCTGAGCTAGCCTGGCCGCTGTCGGGGAAGCTGCCACGGTCTTTTGTGCTGCCTGCCTAATCGCGGTAGGAGCCATGTTACGGACAACCTGCATGCCGCCTGTAAGCAGTGCTCTCGCTCCCTGGGCAGCACCGCCTGCAGCTGCCGCAGGTCCGGCAACCATCCCGGCTGCAAGTGCCCCGGCGCCCAATCCGGCCCCCATTGCCGCCCTTCCAATATTGTCTCCGCTCATCCCCGGTTCGTTCCAAGCCTGCGAATAGGGGTTGTACATCCGATTGAACTGATGCTTATACGCCGAACCCGCGTTCATCACCGCACGAGGTGCGTTGCGTATCGCACTGACGGTACTGTCCGCGGCACCGTAACCTGCTTCCCAGACAGGGTCAGTAACGCTCTTAACGGCACTCCAAGGGCTAAAAGCGTGTTTAAGAGTGACCGAACGGTTCCCGGCAAACTCGCTGATTCCCGCTAATTTGCCGGTCCAACCGTCTGAATGACCGGTAGAGGTCGTTAGAAAAGCGATTTTTACTGCAGCTGAATGAAGCACAGCGTCATACCCACCAACTACTGGAAATGACCCATTTCCACCCCCACTCCCGGTTACTTGCCACCCGTAGGAGGGGTTTTCTTGGAACAATGCCTCCCTGTTAATTTGAAAAGCACTTTTGACGACCTCTCCCGCTATCGGGGTAGCTGGCGAGATCACGCCGACGGGAGAAGCCATTCCCGCTTGCGGCGACTTACGCAGCGTCGCCTTGTAACGAGAAGCCATCGTCTGTTTGAGATAGTCCTTGCCACCTGGTACCGCGTGGATATTAACGTCGCCGCGTGTTGATGCCATGGTTTACGCTTATCGAGAACGAAGTAAAGCTGAGATCGCCTAGGCTAAAACTGCCGAGCGATCTCGGCTTTACCGGCGGGCGTGATAGAGAAAATGTACCCGTCTCGCTCGTATTTACGAATTGCCCAGCCTTTCTCCAGCAGCGGCGTCAACACGGTAGGCACAAAAGAGTAGTTCGAGGCCCACTCAAACTCATCATCCGAAGTCAACCGCATATCGATCTTGATCTTGTTGATCAATGTCTCAGGATCGCAAGGACTGCTTTCTTCGAGTACCAGCAACGCTACCATCGGTGTTATCTTGCTGCGTCGCGACCTTGCTGTAATGGTTGCCGGTTTTACTTTCTTTTTAGCCACTAGACTTCCTTAGGAAGGGAGAGAGAGATAGCGGCGACAAAATCGATTTTGTCGCCGCATGTTATTGAAGACGCGAGACCGGGATTCGCACCCAGCATAGCCGAGATTATAGACGCAGCTACATAGGCTACCCGACTCCTACGGTCGGACCCGTCTTTCTCGTACTCGACCCGCCATTTCCGTGTGTCTACCTATTCCACCACTCGCGTTCTATCGCCTAACCGCCTTGTCCGATCATCATCTGACGCCCCTGCTGCCCCATTTGCTGATCCGCCTGCTCCAACCGCGTCCTTACAATCGCGTGGAACGTCTGGTAACGGTCGCGGATGATCTTTAGCTCGCGGTCCCGTGACATCGGGTCCATCCCGGCGAGCGTTTGGGCCAACGCCGTAGCTGCCTCTTCCATCTGGTCTGGCGCCATTGGTGGCACATACCCTGTGCTGGGTAGCATGCCTGCCATTGGGTTAGCAGCCGGATCGCCACCTTCTGCCGGAGCGGCACCGCCCGCAGCCGGATCGGCTCCACCCGCAGGTGGAGTCGCCATCGCCGCGTTGGACTGCTGTCGCTTAATCTGCTCTTCCTGGGCAGCTTCCTGAAGCTCCTGCGTGATTTCTGTCTCACGCATCGTCTGACGTGCGTTGTCACGGTAGTCAACGCCCATGCGTCGCATCGGTTCGCTCATCGCCAAAGCTCCGCTCATAGCCATCTGCGTCTGCATCATTAGCGTTTCCAAATCGTCAGTAATCGAGACTCGCTCGTGCTTACAGACAACCGGGTCGCGGCTGGCCAACTCAGAGACACGTCCGCTGATGAATTTCACCGCACGGTTAAGAATCGACGGGATTGATTTGTTGGTGGCCTCGAACAGGCGAAGTCCGACCGGAGCGGTCTGCAACGTTAACGTGCCACGGTACATCTCCACAGGAAACCCGCCGGCGTCGAGAAACTCGTCTTTGGCGTGACGGATCATGTCCGCAGGAAACAGCCGGTTGGCGTCGCCACCAAGGATATTAGCGTCCACTGGCATCTGCATTGCCTGCCAACTCGTCGGATTACTGCGGTGAGACGAAACCGCCTTAGCGAACATGCGAGAAAAGTCGGCTTGATTAACGCTCGCCGAAGGGCTCATCGAATTACCCCGCCCAACCGGAACCGCTTGCGCAGACGGCGAGACGATCTTCATCGGCATCACCCAGTCCAGTGCCAACCCCTGCGTGTTCTTTCTTAATAGCTGCAGCGTCCAGCCCTGACGGTTAAGAAAAATCGACCTCGGCAAACCCCAGCCACGCGTTTGCAGTCCCGTAATGGTCGGCTCTTTCGCATGAAAGATTCGATCATCACGGAACTTGAACAACATGTTCTTCTCGATAGCCTCAAGCACGTTGACATCGGCTTCGGCAAGTGTCTCAACGTCGCCTGACTGCACCGCTCGCTTGTAGTGCTCAGGAATTCGCCAGTAAATAATAGTGCGGTCGGTCCAAGCGTAATGATGGATAATCATCTCACGAGTCGGCCACTGCTTGATCTTGAAGTCTTCAGGGCGGCTTGATCGCAAATCATGCGGCGACCATATCTCGGTGCCGCGGTTCTCTCGTCGGCACTTCTGGCCCACGCACCTGGCAGTGAACTTACCGCTGCGATAACCGAAATCACTGCCGCTAGTGTCAGCCAGCGTCTTCATATCAATCCGCAGCCCGCAATTCGGGCAATCTAGAAAGCGGCGAATAGGTGCGTAAACAGAGATAAAATCGTTACCGTAGACACCCAAATTGAGCATCATACTGGCCGCGACCTCGCCCCAGTTGAGATCGTCTTCGAGCAACTGCCGCCATTCGTTCGCGGTCTCTTCATCCATCGGCTTCTTAGCGTTGTCAATCGACGAGATCTTCAGCTCAGTGATGAAGTAGTTGTATAGCCGCTCGAAAAGAGACTTGTAGTCGCCCGTGGCCAAGAACGCGTATTCAGACCAGTCCAGTAACTCCGCGAACGTCTGCGGAACGGCGGTGCTAGCGTAATCCAGGAAGTTCTTCGGGTAAGCGGCACTACTGCCGTTACCGCTGTACCGTGCGTTACCGGGACAATCGAATGAGGTGAGCTTGTCGTACATGCTAGCCGGTTGGTTGGTGGTCGTTCGGGTCGGCTGCTCTGGATCGCAGATGATCCTGCGTGCGGTCAGCGACGTCCCGAAGGATACCATTATCTAGCTCGGCTGCACTTTTGCCCCTATCCTTCGATTTCTTAGAATCTTCGGGATCAGGTGTCCGGCCAGGCTGAATCACGCCAAATTTATCCATCATGGTCTCACTACGTTGAAAATTGCGGTGTTGAAAACGCCAAGGTCGACGACCATCTTACCTCGTAACACCTCCAACGTCATCGATTGTGTTCCGCTAATAACTAGCTGCATCGATTCATACGGTGAGAAATCGATCTCGAGTTCATCGAAAGGAGATTCGCCGTAGCGACGATCAAATGTCATTGCTACCTGCGTCACCTGATCTTCGTCGTCCAGATAGGTCAACAACCAGTGCACTCGGAACCGCTGAGATACCAACTGCGACTGCTCTGTATACCTCAGCTGTATCGCGATGCCCGGCGACGAAGGAACACCACTTAGTCGAGGAATCTTTAGTGACGCTAGCGACGCGTCGGCAGGTGCGACGATGACCGGAGTGCGTTTGGTCACTACCGGACGTCTAACGCTGATTAAACTCGGCCCAGAATCGTCTACCCGCTGGTCGACGTGCCGTTTAACGCGAATGACTCGCTTGACCGTCTTAGTCTTTTTCGGTGTCGCCGGCGAGATCTCCGATACCGTCGCCGTCTTAACCGCTTTCTTGCGGCTGTTGGTCGTCGCCGGAAGGTCGTCCTGCGTCACGCGAACAGCAGGCGGCTTCTTGGTCCGCGGCTGCTCCCTCAGACGCAGCGCTCTGGCGAACTGGATAGCCAAAGCACCTACTGACGTCTTATCTCTTGTCTTAACGTCTAGCGAATTGAACTTATCCGTGGCTAGCGCAAACGCCTGCGACGCAATCTCCGGCGGCAACGGTACGGTGGGATCGAACTCCTCGTCGTCCTCGTCGTAGCTAACGGCCACCGCTGCGTTAAAAACCAGTGGTGCGTCTAACTCTTTAGGCTGGCCGTACTCGTCGCTGTATCCACTAGGGATAATCGCTTTACCTGTCATCGCTCTACCTTTAACTCGCCCACGAAATAAACCGTGGGCGAGCATAGCACAACGGTAACCTAACGTCACTGCAGCCTATCTACGTCTGCTTATAAGCTGACGCCTAGCAGGACGCGTTCCAGACTCCGCAGCAACACCCACTAAAGTTTCGAACTGAGCATTGCCCAACCAGAAATCCTGCTCAAACGACTCACTGGGTAGTAAGAAACCGCCAAGCTTCTCGTTCCACAGGTCTGCGCTAAAGCTGAGGTAGTGGTCGCTCACTCCGTTTTCCTCCTCGCCCTGGATGGCCAATGAACCTAGCAGCCCTTGCGGGGCCATCAAGCACATTTTGTCACCCACCTCACAGACATGTCCCTGCTGTTGTGCTGCGTCCCACAAAAGCGACAACACATCCTCGTGCGACAGTCTGTCTGGTCGAATCGCGTGACCAGCAGGCGTCGTCCAAACACCGATCGGCGTATATCGGCTGCAGTGGCCGGTACTCGCTGTCAGTATCGCGTCAGACGGGTAGGAATACTCCGTTCCATCTTCCATCACCAGGCAAACTCGCTTGCCGCGATCGCCAGCCACGATCTCCTTAATTACCCCGTTACCAGGGAACAGGATCTCGACAGGCTTAGCGAAGCCCAAGTGTTTGCCGGCGCCCAACAGCGACGCCTGGCGGTTATCCCACTGAGTGCCGCTGACCCCGTCGGCCTCAAGGTCATCGAGATAACCAGCCTGCATGACGGAGAATCCGCCGCTACAACAAACACCTTTCGCGTCTGCCTGATCAACAATGCTGGCCGCGGTCTTGAACATGGCCCGGGCGTGCTGAGCCGGAACTGCGTGACTGAGGTTATCACGCATCAAAGGTTCGTTCCCCAGCCCAAGGTTGGCGATCTCCACCTTCAACGGACGGTCAAATCTAACCAGCGGCGAGCCCTTTTCCATAGGGCCCATACGCAGTGTGCCAGGAATGCCAATCAGACTGCCAGGTCGCTGGCCGCCAATCCGGACATGCTGTAAATCTTGCGTAGCCAATCTAACGACCCGAAACGGCCTAATCTCGTTGTCAACGCTGTAGTTACCTACACATACAAAGACGCTATTGCCGTCGCCTCGCAGCCACGCGGTGCCTGCTCTAGGCGACAGAATGGTGTCATCCGTCGTGACGTCGCGAGATGCTTGCACACGGCAGGCAATGCCTGCAGCGAGATCGCACGCTGTGTCAACCTGGAGGGACAACCGAGGTCTCCAAGGCATCGCCTCGTTCTCGCTAACGACCAACTTGCCGGTTTGGTACATCCGGCTGTTAGGCAATTCGCCAGCGCGAGGGACGTCCATCACCACAGTCGCGGTGACGTCTCGCACAGAAATAACCGAAACTTCGTTCTCCTCCGGAGAGGAAAACAATGCATCCGGGCGAATCAACACCCGGGCCAAGCGAAACATGTTCGCAGCTCGCAATTGCTCACGACCGCGTCGATAGCCTCGCTGGGCGGCGTTCATACCGTCACCGGTGCGGTGGTTGTAATGAAGCATAATTTTTCTCTCAATCCTAAAACGAAAAAAGCCGTCCGATTTGGACGGCTTCGAAACCAACGATTGCTGCAACGCACAGCAACACCACTTAACCAAACAAAAAGTCCTCGTCCGGTATCCCGGTCAAGTCTGAACTAGGGTCAATGTCGTCGTCCAGACTTCCGACGAGCTCGCCGGTACTCTGAATCACTTCGGCAGTAGCCGCTGGGACAGGCAAACGTATGACCGCGGATTCCTCCCCGTCTGTGAAATGTACCAGGCATTCTTCCACCGTCAGCGGCAACAGCTCGCCTTTGACGATGAGCACCCGTATATCCTCTGCAGGAAATCGGTTTATCTCCCGCTGAAGAATCGCAGCAAGCTGCTGCAAATCAGAACACCCCTCGCATCGAGGGCGATTTCCCAACGTGGCCAGTAACAACTGGTATTTGTTGACCGGTGGTGGCGGCTCCGCCGTCGGCGACGGTTGAGACCGTTTCCGCTTTATCAATCGCTTTTGAGGAGGCGTTGATTTGGTGGACGACTCGGGTGCCGCCGGTGTCGGATGGTCGACGGTCGCCTGGGGTGGCAACGAAGACCGGCGGACTGCCGAGCGGGGAAGGGTCGAGGATTCGGTAGGGCTTGATACCTTCGGCGTCCGCTCCGCTGGACGCGGTGAACCGCTGGGAGGAGCGGGCAATGATTTTTTCAATAGCCGCTTCTTTGGTACCGCCACTGGTGGAATTTCGGGCTGGTGTATTTGCAATTTTGGCGGCATGACTTTCTTCGGGCTGCAAGAACAACGCGCACAAGGCTACGACCACCAGCGTATCGCCGTTAGACGTAATGTTAAATGCGAACGACGGAGCGTAAACCCCAATGATACGGTGTCCGCTTGTCTTTGCCTCCTGATTGAGCTTGGACGTAACCAACAATACGGATCTCTGCAGGTTCTGCTCCAGCTTACTGCCTGCAGACTCGTCTTCCGACGATAACCTCACTGTGGCTAACGCCGTCGACATCCGAGTCGACCAAGCCGAGCCGTCATCGGGTATCGCCATCTTCTCCAAAATCGAATCTGCCATGTTCTTCTTCTGCTTTCGTCAGTGGGTTTTGTTCACCCTGGGTGAATAATTCGCAAGCTCTCTCGCCGCGAGCATCCCCAGAAGTCCTCACCATAGCAAAATCGTACCGGGAATTCAGTGGCCAACCCGTCGAAGCTCGCAGCACCCATGCGTGGCGACCTGCCTCGACTACGACCACCTGCACCGCAACCGTGTCGGCTGCTACGTCGGTGATGACTTTGCTAGTAGAGACGAAAGGATCTCGCAGCAGAATCTCGCCTAACCGTACAAACACACAGCTCTTTGAGCCGGGCTCGATGAACATGACAGAAAGAATAAACTGCCGCACAGTCTCCCACTGCTCTTTGGGAATCGCAACAAGCAGATTTCCAGGAATCTGTACGTCTCGCCCGCGTTGCCCGTAATCAAACACCTCCGCTGGGAGCCGAATGCAAGTATGCGATGACGGCATACCTGTGACTCGCATCGATTCCGTTACCAGATCGATCGGAGCCTCCGGCAAGCAAAGGTTGAATATGAACGGGTTCAGCAGCACATAGTCCTCGTCCGCCGCGGTTAACGAAGTCGCAGATAGCCCCTTGAGCAGCTTGGCCGCGAATCTCTCCGCAGTAGTCTGCTCCGACGAAATGATACCGGACGGCAAGAACATGTTGTTAACCCCCAACTTTTTTGACCACGCGGCGTATCACTGTCTTGGTCATGGATACCACCTCTGCGGTCGCACCCGAGGGCAACTCACCCACAGCAGCAAAGCACTGCTCGATCAACCTTGCATCCTGGATCAGGCTGCCGGTGATCGATTGTCCCGCAGGGATCGTGCCCGCTGGCAGCAAATGCTCAACGGCGTGCGACATCGCCACGTTGGGCTCCTTGTCGACCTCCAGCAAAGCTTCCAGCGAGAAGTGCTGTGAAGCGTAAAACAAACGATGATCGATTTTGCCAGTTAGCTTGCCGGCCTCGCGAGTGAGCAGATTAGCGAACGAGAACGCGAACAGCAGGTGCTTCTGCACCAGCTTGCTGTTTTCACCAAACCACCGTACCGATACTCGCTCGGCATTCCGCGTCGCATCGCTGATTGCCTCGAACACTCGCACACGGGCCTGAGTCGGGCCGACAAGCTCGTCGATGACCTTCTCGTCGTTGACGTAAACAATCAAATGCATCGACTCCACTACCGACGTGTGGACTCGCTCAATCGCCGAGTCCGCCCATTTCTGCGGGTATTCGGCTTCGTACTTGGCGATCGTCGACGCCTGGGAGATGTTTCCAGGCACGCGAAACGGAGGTCGTAGAGCCTCCAGCTGCGAGTGTTCGATCGGGCTAATCGCCGCGGCGACAATGATTCTGACATCAGTTTCCGGGAACATAGTTATCCTGTAAGTATTGAGGGCAAAAGTCTCTCAGCCACATTGCCAAGAGTACGGCTTCACTAACGTCGTGCTGGTCCAGCACGAGCTTGTTGTCGCTGACTGTGCGTTTACCCACCGCAGAGGGTAACAACTCAGCCAGGCGGGACCGGCTGTGTAGCTTGTCAGACGTGAGTTTGTATCCACTCTTCCAATGAGAAGGTGATACCGCACCCCACTTAATCCCCATCGACCTGAGCGAATATGCCCAGGTATGAAAGCATCCGCCGGTTACCATGTAGCTCGACGGATGCGATTTCCCAATGTGCAGCTGCGGCTGCTCAACCACCACGAACAAACCACAGTAGCCACGCTCTTTGGCTAGCGTCTTGGCCCAGTTAAGTAGCTCAAGCATTTCGAGCGAATCGAATACCTTGGCCTTTCTGGGGCGTAACGTCTTATCTACATAGCGTGGTTTCGCTTTGTCTTTAGCTGTCAGCTTCTTGTAGCTGCCCTCCAGCTCCTGGTACGGCGTCGGCTTTCCCTTTGGGCAATCCGCCAGCACCAGTTCTTGATCGCAAACCATCCCAAACCCGCCGGAAACCCCGACGTCGACTCCGCAGGGAGCCAACCGACGTTCGGCTTTACCCATATTTCAACTAATCTTTCGTAGGAGGATTCACGCGGTCATACAGCCGCGATGCGGCTGTTTTAACCAATGACATCGCACGCGACACCAGCGAAGAATCCCGCAGCGTCGTGTCGACCTCTGCAATGATCGAATCACGAGACATCCCTAGCTGCTGTGCGTAGACCACCGAATCCCGTAATGTATTGCGGGCTTCGATTGTCGGATTGATCCGTTGATCGTACATCCGTAGTTCCACACCGGCCGCTGCGGCAATGTCTTCAAAACCCCTCTCCGGCGAAATGCCGAGCTCATTGGACTGCCTACCGATTACCCAGCATCGCGACATATGAAACAGTCCCAGCATGTACACATACGCAACCCTTGCGGCCATCGGCTGTGAATGCCAGCCCAGTGAATCAAGCGTCTGCTCGAAGGTCATGTGCAACTTCTGCTCCTCGGTGGGCACGTAGGCGGCCTTGATGTAATCCGCCACTAGCAAGTGCACGTTGCGGACATGCTCGGCGACAAAATCGTTTTTGTCGACGCCCGACTTGCCTATCAAGAAACCTGTCAACTCTGGCCAAGCGTTCTGCTTAAACGCCGCTTCGATGTGTTCGAACATGAACGCCATCATCACTGAGACGTCAGCCTGCGGGTTATGAATGCTACCACTGGAGTCGTTCCGGCAACGCGCCGCCAGAAACTTCTGAGTAAGTCGTTCATGTAATTCTTGAGGGGTCTTAGCGGCGTCTCGCATTTCAGTTTCCGATGATGTGTGTATCAATTGCCAACACGGAGCGACGACACTCTGTTCGCCCGACCCCGCAATGGCAACAATCTACACCAAAACCGAATAGGCAATCTGCGTTACGGCGAAATCGCTCGCGAGTCAATTTCTTGTTGCGGGTCTGCTGCGACCGGGATACACCCACCGAAACCACCTTAACGTCTCCCATCTCTCTACGCAGCGAAATCGCCGCCTCTAATCCTACTAGCAGCAACGGCGTGTACGACCCACAGTTACGCGGGCGACCGCTCAGAGAAAAATGGATCATCTTCGCTGTACCGCTACTGCATCTATCAATTACCTGCTCGGCTGCCGTCCGCCCGGTCAAGACGCGATACGCTATCAGCAAGTAAATACGCGAACCACCTTTATCGACACGAACTTCGACACCAGTGATTACTGCACCGCAGTACTGGTCTCTCACTATTTCGCCGGGCGGGCAAGCCCAACCCCTAGCGAGCCTGGCGTGGTTGGCTGCCAGCCGGTACGCACACCGCCGCCGAATCGCAACCGAATCGGGACGCGATTCTGCGTCGCCTACGGAAATCGCCACCGCCCGGCGAGAGTAGTCATGAGATAAGCCTAGCGACCGGCAGATCTGGAAAGCGTCCGGAACACCGTTGTTCTCGGCCATTACCTGCAGCAACCCCATAAACCGCAGCTTGGTTTTTACAGCGGAGAATGCAGGAAGCTTTACAAAATCGTCGTTACTGACAAGCACTGCCAGCCTCCCAGTCCCGAAGTGCACGTAGATCGTGTGACACGTCCGGGATGATCCTGACCAGCTCTTCCGTCTTAGCGTTAAACTGCCAGTACGCCACCTGTAACGTAGCCTCGATCGTCCCTGTCTCCCAATCATCGCCGAGCGTAAACGCATAGCTTGTTGAGACGGCTCGCATTCTCCCGACCATTCGCAGCAACTCGAAGTAGTCCGCACCGGAATTAATCGCATGACACACCGCGTCAGCGACCAGCTTCATGGCCGACTTGCGGCTGTCAATGATGCCCTCAGCGACGATGTCACTGATCAGCGGGCCGTCTTCGCCAAAGTAGTAAACGCTCAGCCCGTCGCCGGTTGCCACCATAGCAGCCCGTAAACCCTGGTCTTCTGGCGAATCGAAGAGAAGACCAGGGGAATAAAAACTACCGACGATCAGCTCGGATTGATAACCCGGCGAACAAGCTTCTTCTTTTTCGCGGGCATGGGAGGATTGGTTGGGGATTTTGTCACCTGCTTGGTCTGCGGAGGAACTGACTTCGCGGCCGGCTGCGTACTTCCCGTGCGCGACACCTTCTTAAGTACCGGTACACGTGTCACGGCCGCGGCAACCGGTGCCGCTAACTTACCTTTAACTACCTTGCCCTGTACTATCTCGCCCTTAGCCGGATTTGTTGCTGCGGCGTTACTTGCCTCCGCAGCGGCCGCTAGCTTCCGCTTGGCCTTCGACTGGCGATCCTCCAGGTCCTGATTCTTCGCTGCCAAGCGAGCCTGGGTCGCGTTTCGCTGATCTGACAACCGCTGAATCACGTTGTCCAGCACCATGATCCGGTCTTCGCCTGTCTCGCAGATCGTCTCGTAGGCTTCCTTGATCGCGATACATCGCTCTATCGCTGTGGCCGTATCCTTGGAGTCGACCGATTCCAGATCGCTGATAAACGTTTCGTTAGACAGCGGGTCACTCGAATCGATCAACTGCTTGGCACTTTTAATGATCTTGCCGAACATCGTCACAATTCTTTTTGGCTTGCTGTCTTTCTCGCCCAGCTTATCGTTCTGCTCGTCCGCCCAGACTTTGGCCGACTTGATTGACCACTTGTTAAACTTGATGAGCGAGAAGCATTTCTGCCTCGCCTTATCCGTCGGTAGCGACGAGATCAATATCAGGTGACCAGCGCTGATCGAAGCGTACGCCGAGTTCGCTGAAGCGTTGTACTGCTCTATCTGCTCGAAGAACTCTCGCTTAATGGTTGTGCCGACCAACAGATAGAGCTTCTTGGTCGCATCGTCCAAATGGTGCACTTTCCATAGCCGCTCGACTGCGTCATCTCCGTAGCCTTCCGGATTGCGAGCTATCGTCACAACGTCCGTTGCCATCATGTAGAACAACTTGGCGTCATCAGCCGCCCGGCTTCGCAAACCAGTTTCCCACCTACGATTCACATCTGTCATCAGTGGATTGAACGTCTTCACGGTGGTCAACACCAACTGACCCTCGGTAGCGACCTTCTCCGTCGTAACCGCCAACTCGTCTCTATTCGCCATATTAGCCCTTCACTGTAGAAACTCTTGTCCGGTAGGAAATTTACCCGCCGAACACTAAAGAAAACGCAAACTGTCTGAGCGGCATCGAACGATTCAGATTCGTGTTCGCTGCCTGTAGTAAACACTTTGTGTAGATATCAAACAAGGTAGGTGCTCGTCTGGTGTCCAACGTTAGCGAAGAAAGTATCTGGTCAACTAGCTCCGCGGATACCCCCAGTCTCTCCGCCCTACTTACCAATTTCGACCGTCCCGCCTGCAATGCCTCAGGAGATAAACTTCGCGACCTTGCCTTCGCTATCGCGGAAGAAATTTCTTCCGATGACATCTGGTATCCAGACAACGTATCGGCTGACTGCATCATCCGATCTCGCAGTTTCGCTCCTCGGATGTGCAGCACACGAGTGTCAGCGTAGAACCGGTCCACGCTCCACTGACGGCTAACCGAGTCGAGCACCACACACGCACTGCGTATCGCCCTGCCAGCAGTCTCACTGTTCTGAATCACCGCCCCCTGCTTGAGCACCACCTCATTCATCTTGATCGTGTCACTTTTCGCTGCGTAAACAGCGGTCATGTCTCGACCATGTATCGAGGCAGTATAAAACTTCAAGTTACCTCGCAGCGCCTCGCACGCCATGCTGAAATAATCGTGTACCTCGAAATTCGAAACTACGAAGTACGACCTACCCACAAACCCATCAAGCTGCCGTCGGTCTTCGGAGACCACCGCCCGATGGCCAAGCATCGCTACCTCGCGATGCTTGGCTAATTGATTCACTATCCTCGCGATCATCGGATTGATCTCACCCGGCTGAGTACTGTGTCCAGCCTCGTCTGAGAGCATAAATCGAACCAATTGATTAAGCCCTTTGCCCAAGACGGCAAAGTACTGGTTCGCCCCGACCGCCGTGATCTGGTACTTGCCTGCCATCAAACAGCGAGCGTCGAGATAGATCGACTGAGCACTGTCGACCTCAATCAGGCGTAGATTCTTGGCGTCGGCCGCTAGCAGGCCCACAAAAAGCCGTTTACCTTCTACGCCCGTAAAGTCGAGTTTGCGTACCGGAACAATCATCGCTTTTCCCTACTTTGAACCCATCAGCTAATGATCACGCCGTAACTGCTCAACAGCGTGAATAGCTGTTCGACCGGCTCGACCGCTAATCGCTCCGCCGGATCGCCAGGAATAGTTAGCCGGATCGAAACACCTGGCAAATCCGAGTCATAAGGAATTTGATGCAGGGCCACGGTCCCGGCCATGCTCGGCCAGCGTATCAAAACCACGACCGGGCGTCCCGCTATCTCGTAATGCCTTGCCGCTCGCAGTTTAAAAAACTCTTGCACGAACGGCTGCGAAGCCATCTTCTGCGCAGGAAACAACTGGCCCAGCCCCGCTGTGTCTCGCAAATTCTCTCGCCGGTCAACGGTGATGTAAACCGGGAAATCAGGGAACACCTCGCGGAAATCCTTGATCCTAGGTTGCCCTCGCTTTCGCTGCTCGGCGTGGTCATAGACTCGCTGACGCAGCGTCGGCGGAAGCTTAATGCCGCGTAGCAAGTCGGCGGTTGCCTTGGTGTCGAAGTCGGCGTCCCGGCCCTCCTTGCGAGACAGCCTAGCGGCCAACTGATCCCTTGGACTAACCATACGAGTCATCCTCGTCGTCGTCATCGATCATGTCCGAGTCGTCATCACCGTCAAAGGTTAGATCGTCGAGACCCAGGTGCACCGCGTCAAAAGTCTCGTCGTCTTCAAACCGGTTGTGCTTTAAAGCATCCACGTAATCGTCCAAGCTGTCGCCGCCTTCTTTTGTGGCGAAGTCCTGCAGCTTCTTCATCGCCAACCGGTAATCGACGTTTGAGTCCCACTCGTACCCATCGTCGATACCAAAGACCGCGCGTATGCCCTTGATGATCGTGTCTCGCTTTTCACGCACCGCGGCAGTTTCCTCCAACTTGTCTTCTTCGCTAGGCTCAAGCATCCGGCCAATCACGGACGCGGTAACCGGTTTCGCTTTCGGGATACCCAGCGTGTCGCTGTAGAACGACCCCTTAGTTACCTCCCTGAGATGAAGCACCGCATCAAGCTTAGCTACCCTCTCTTGTGCCCCCTTACTAACTCCCTGGGCGTTCGTCCTGCCCTTTTTCCAGCTCATCAAGAACGGGGCGATCGCTTCCTCCCAGTGCCACTGGGTGATCTGTCTAGCGACCAGCACTGTCTTGCCGTCGTTTCGCTTCTTCGGCAACACGCGGAACCGCCAGCTCACTCGGATATCGAATTCACGTCCGTTAGTGCCCGCGGAATTCTTATCGTTTCCAATGCGTATCGTGCGGTTCTCGATCTCGCTGCTGCTATTGGGACGCGGATCGCCAGAAACCCATTCCCGTACCATATGCGTCACTAACTCGTAGGTCGCCTGGAAGCGGAGCTGCTTGCCGCCAGATTTAGTGAACTTGACCTTCTCGTACGGCTTCGCGTCGTCCTTTTCTTTCTCCTTGCGATGGTTGATCAAGAAAAGTGAGATCGGGAACCCTGAGATATTTGAGGACACGTTCTTGAGATACGGGCTAAGGATCAACGCCTCAATCGGGAAGCCGCGTTTCGTGCTGCCCTCCTTCTCGATCTTATTCTTCGTCTCCAGGGCATTCGCACCCATAATCGAGTCGACCCCCATCAGCACAGGAAACTTGTAGCCAGTCTTAGGAGCCCCATCGATACCCTTGGTAGCCATCGTGTGCACGATCGCCAGCCGCCGAGTAATCTCATCCATCATCTGGTTCATGTGCCTGACCCGAACGGAAAATACCGCGTCTCGTGATCGCTTGTCCCAGCCGACGACCGAGCGGATCAGGCTAGTCGATACCTTGCCTTCAGTTAGAATCATGTCGAGCCATCCGCCGCTATTCTTGAAAAAGCGTCCGAACTCGTACATCAACATCGTCTTGCAGGACATCTGCGGGCCGTTGGCTTCAATTACAGTGCCCATCGGCAGTACCGCACAGCCAAACATGTACTGCAGCATGAACGGAAGCGGAATGCCTAGCTGAAACGTATCGGCACCGAAGCCTATCAAACTGTCCTCGCCGATCTTCTTCTTAATCCGCTGCTTCTCTAGTATGCCGTTGTAAACACTCACGAACGATTCCCGCTCGGTGGCTCTCCGTGCGTGTCTGTGAGAAACGCGGGTGTTAATCTTCTCAACGGTCTCGCTGTCTGCCTCGCTCAGCCTTACCGGTGTTTTCGTTTTCCTCTTCGCGGCCGCGGGTTTCACCGCTGGTTTCACGCTGGCCAGCGGCGGTACCGGTAACGCCGCCACCGGTAAACTAGCCGCGGTAGACTGTGGTGCTCGCCGCCGCGGGGTTGTCAAACTAGTTATCTTCTTCTTCGCCATGTTTGTTTATCGTTGAAGTTTTTTTGCGTTCCCTTGCCGGGGCGGCGACAAAAACGATTTTGTCGCCGCCCGTTGATTGCTGCTAACTAGGACGGTAGACCGTCAGTAGGTCGCTTTTTCTTGGCTGGTGGGTCCGCTTGCGGCTGTGGCGTCGCTTTCTTGACCACTTTCTTAACCACTTTCTTAATCACTTTCCTGGTCGCGAAGACAGCGGAAACGCCGCCAGTAACTACCTTCTTCTTGACCGGCGTCTCTACTTTACTCGTGCGAGTTAAAAGCGAATTCATCCCGTCTTCAAGCTCATGCAGCTCCTGCGGTTTAGTTACCGCAGACTTGCCGCTAGTCAATGCAGCAAGCTTGGCTTTCGCGGAGTCGCTCACGTAGGCGCCCTTTTCCTTCGCCGGCGGCTCGTCGCTGACGTCGTACTCTTCCACGTCGTCATCGTCGTATGGGCTATCTGAGTGGGCCGCGGACGATTCATCACTGTCGTCGTCGTCGGAATAACCGTTCCCTGACGGCATGGCCACCTGAGCACTTGCCTGCAGGATGCCGCGAACTTCCGCCGTCATCAGTTCCGGCGTCGGTTTGAACGCGTAATACATTACTTCCGGCTTCTTCTTAAACGCCGAAGCCAGCTCGATCATCTGCTCGGGAGCCGACATCAGGCGGAAGTAGCTCCAGATCTCGTCGTAATTCTCCAGGACGCTATCGGACAAACCTTCCTTGGCGATCAGCTTCGCCTGGGAATAGGTGACGTCGCGTGTTTCGTCGCCAGGTGCACAAAGACGCACCTTCGAAGAGAAATCGACCGAATAGTTGCCGAACGTGCTGCGTTCGCCTTTCTGCTTGCCGCCACCGCCTTCAGCTTCCGGATCATATTCTTCCTCGGAATCGTCGGCGTCCATCTCGATCTTCTGCGTGACTTTACGGCAAAGAATTTCGCCGACGGTCTTGTGTTTATCGGCGTTGTAAATCACCACGAACTTGCCGGTTCCATCCAACGCCGTGAAGTCGCCATGCACGTAGGTGTCGTTAAACGCGTCGTTCGGGTCGACACCAGGCGTCTCCAAACAAGCGGCCTCAATGAGTGCCTGCATCGCCGACCCAGACAGCATCAGTATCTGGGCCTGATCTCGCCCGCCGGCTCCGCGAAGGTAACCTTCCTCCAGCCGCAAGCGACCACCTTCGTAGAGCGACAGCCAAGGCACGAACCCGGTACGCATCTTCTTCGGATCAATCAGTGCGACATCCTTGAAGCCCGTATCGTTGCTGGCAAACAAGTCGAACCACAGCTTCGGATTAACCTTCTTGATCTCGCAATCGACTCGCATGTCCTTGCCGGGTCCGGATGCTGCTTTGACCGCTTTCTTGATCCGGCTGTACAGAATTCCATACGGCGAAGTCAGCACGCCGCCGCCTTCCTCATCTGCGGCGTCTGCGGCGATAAACGTCCGCTGGTCGTCGCCAATGCCTACACTGCGTGCGACGTCGGCTAGGAAGTACCACGGCGTCAGCCCGGCGACGCCATGGTCGTCTCGGTACGCCATGAACTGCTTCTTAATCTTGCGTCCGGTCGCGTCCGACGACACGATCGTCGGCACAATATGACCAACCGACGGGATCGCATGCGTCTTAAAATCCGGAAAACAAATGCTTGCCCTGACTCCCGCTTTAAAGATCTTGAAACCTGGAATGCCCCCTTGGACTTTGGTCTCAACAGTACTTGGTCGTCTTCTCTTAAAATCTGCCATCGTTGTCCCTAATTCGTGAAAAAGTTGCGTCGCCGCTGCGACCAATAAACACCCCGCTTGGACCTGTGCAGCCAGCGGTCTGGATCATTGTCGTCCAATTTCCAGTCCGCCAGTGCCGGGTCCAGTCCATAGTCAAGGAACCGGGCAGGATCCGGTACCTCGCCCCAGCCACCGTAGATGTCGATCCCGATACCGAATCGGTAAACCTCATCATTGGCTGTCCGGTGGCCTTCCAAATCGGTCTGACGCAGGGGCACCGCGTCAACCATGCACCGCTTAAAAACTCCCGCGACTGAATCGATCACGTGCTCCAGCTCGTCCGCCGGGACGTGCAAAATAAAAGCATCGTGAATCTGCAGAGCCAGTTTGTACCGCATCTGCTGCCGGTCGCGATAGTCGATGATATTTCTGGCCGCGATACTCATCGCATCCGCCACACCGCCCTGCATCGGAGCGTTCATCGCCTCTCGCCCAAACGCCTTCCGCTTCGACTCGTCCTTCGTGTACGGGAACCGGCGAAGACGTCCGAACATATTCCGCATCCAGCCGGGCTCGACACGGTTGCGACAGTTTTCCAGTAACGCTTCCAACTGTGGGTATGCCTCAAACACCGCTTCAATCATTTCACCAGCTTCCTGCTCGGTGATATACACGCCTTCCTGTCGAACCGCGATTGCAATCGCTCTAGCTGAGCGTCCGTACATAAGGCCGAACAGAACACTCTTGGCAACCGTCCTCAAATGGTCTTTCTTAATCCCCTCCAAAGCCTTCTTCGTCGGCTCACAGGCGAGCCTAAACGCTTTCACCGTCAGCGATGAGTGGATGTCGTAATAATCCGGATGGTCGTCTTCCAGTAAGTTACGCTGGCAGTGCTCAATCATTTTCAAATCGCCCGCCTGAATAGCCGCCATCATCAGCTCGGCACCTGAGTAATCCGCCTCGACGAGAAACCAACCAGGGTCCGGTACGAAGATCGTCCGGATCGACTCGCTGAACTGGCTACCTAGTATCCGCCGGTAATCCTTCTCGCGGCTCTTGGACAAGTTCGTCAGGTTGGGGTCGTAACTCGCCCAGCGACCCGTCTCGACAGTCTGTCGAACACGCGTCCGCACCCGTCCGTCGCCGCAAATCATATGAACCACGCCGCTGTCGTAATCGTTCCAGCCGTCGTCATCTTTAACCAGGCTGTCTTCGCTGTCCTTTACAGGCTCGCGAATCAGCGACTTCAATGCCTGGTCGAGGAACCGGAAGTCCCGCAGCAGCCCGATTAACTTGCCGTGATCTTCCTGCCGAACTACCCACTCCGAGTCTACCTTCCGATAGACCCGAAGTTTCTCGCCGGAGTAAAACATCTCGCCGAGCGTCTGCTTGCCTGTACTAGGTGTACAGGTGTTGCTAGTCTTCTTAACCGCTTCCTCCCACTCCATCGGATAGCGGCCTGTCGTCCGCAGCGGTACCGCACGAAGTGTGAAAGCTCCCAGCGGACGGATCCGCTTACGCTTGCCGTACTGCTGGAAATAGCCGTTGTACTGCTCGCCGAAAAGCGCCTCGGCAAACTCGAACCGGCTGCGTGGGTTAAACGTTGGCCATCGCATTTCCTTCCGAATGTCGGCCAATAACTGATCACGCTTGACTGCAAAAACCTCCGAGAAGTAATCGATCTTCTTACGGTCTACCGGCAACCCCGTGGAGTTAATCTCCAACACCGCCAGAGCCGCACGGTGGCTAATCCAGTAAGCCCGCGTGCAATCATTGCCCAGCCGATCTGCTTTGAGTCGCGATAGGTAGAGCTTGCCCAACTGCAACTCGGCAGCCGCGTCCCATGCACCGTACGTATAAAGCAAATCATCGGGTATCCAGCCGTAACCGGCCTGCAGCTCCCGCAACCGTTCATCGTGATCCCATTTCTGCCTTGTGTAGGTACGCCTGGCCGTCGCCAGCTTTAACTCCGCCCGTCGCAAAGATTCCAGATTGTCTATCCAGCCTCCCGTTGCCCGATTACGTGCCCAGCGTTTCGCCAAGGCTGCTTTACGAGCCTTACGGTGTTCCTTAGCCGCTGCGTTGTAGGCTGCCGTCTGCGTAGCGAACAACAGCGTCTGGTCTTCTTTCGCCTGCTTCTTACAAGCGTCCAAAGCGTTCCAGTAAGGTGGCAGATTAAGATGCGTCGCCACCTGCTCGTCCAAGCCAAACTTCGCGGTCTCGTCCCAAGCGTGAGCCATCAGCTCCGTCGCCAGTCCACCCTCGCCAGCGTAGACACCACTGGGCTTCTTCGCCGCGTCATACTCCTTTCGTAGGTCGAGCCCGCTGTAGACCAACCACTCTAAGTCGGCGACGAAGTAATGACCGACAACCCGCAGACCCTGCATGTACTGCTTGCACATCGCCATCGCCGCCGCCATCGCCCCTTCAGTCGTTACCTGCGGACCATCGTCTGTCTGCACGATGTGCGTGAACCGTGGCTGCCCTCCCGGATGCGTTAAAGCGATCACTACCGCGTGGTCGTCGTGATAGCTGAACTGAATGCATCGCAAGTAGGACCCTTCGTTTTGCGGGTGTGCTCCCTGCCACTCGGCATCCCATGCGACTAGCTTGTCCTGGCACTCCTCTCGCATCTTCGCCAGTGCCGCCTCGAGATCGAAGAGATTGCCAACGACGTCCACCTTAATTACCGCTAACCCGTCTCCTAGCTTGCCGCCCTCGATCGCCACGCCGCGAAACAGCCGCAACTGCCTCTCGAATCGCTGCTCGACGTGCGTAAGGTACTTCGACGCTTCACCTGGCCGCTGGCGATCATGCAGCACCGCCGCGGGTGAAATCGAAGCCGTGAACTGGATCTCCGCGGGTTCAGGGTCGCTACCGAAGCTGACAGCGAAATCCACCGCGACTTTCACAAACGCGGCCTCAGCCTGCTTAAGGGTCGCTCGCTTACCGAGCACTGCCTTCACGGCGTCCGCACCTTGCAGCAACACGAACTTCGGGCGTACCAACAATATCTCCTGCCACAGCAAGTGGATCTGGGCGTCCACCCACAGCCGCGGCATGGATGCCTTGCCCCAATCCGGCGGCTCGGTCTTGAGCACCGTCGTCAGGTAAATCTTGCTCATCTCGCTCTCGGTCCAGCCAGCGCCGCGAAGGCTGGTCCGCAGCACACTTCCGAGATCGCCAGCGTAAATCCGCTGAGCCGCCAGATCCTGGTCATTAAGCCATTTGCCGATAATCATGATATCGGCCGGCTCAGGTCCCCGGGTCACTCTATCCGGGTTGGGATACCAAAGATGGCCGCTGACCACCTGCATCTGCTTTACGTCGCCAGCTGCGTTGAGCGAGAACGGCATCATGTAACCGCCTTGCCCGTAGAGGCACCGCCGCAGTACGTACTCAACTGCCCGCTCCTGTTTGCGGGCCCAGTTCTCAATGTCCCGGCCTACCGGAGGAAGCGACCTATTGTTTAGGCTTATGATCGGCTGGTTTGCCGGTAGCCGCGAGCTGATCACAGCGGCGGTCACCGGCCCGGCTTGATCGTCGCTCATGAACTAACCGGCGGAAAGAGCGAAGGCTGACCGGGGTGAGACGACGTCCGTCGCACCGACCTTTTATTGCGGGGTTCCTCATCCAGACCTCGCCCTCGCGGTGGATGAGTTGCTGCGGATAAATTAGCGTACTCAGCCATTACGGCTTTTTTATCGTGGCCATCCACTTCCGCAAGCGGCTCGTCAGCCACCTTACGACTGGCAGCTTCTAGCGACGCTGCCTGCTCCACCAGCAGTTGCAACTTGTTGTGAGGCTTACTGCCTCTAAGTATTGGGCCATGTAATGGGACCGATTTTGCGGCGAAATAGTCCACTAGCACACACAGTTGCAGTAGTACCTCCGACAGACCGGACAGCAACGATGCCACTATCACTGGTGGCGGTTCGGGTTTATCGAAGCTTAACCCGACCGCGTTGGCACTCTCTTTGGCTGTCCCCAGCGACACGCCTTTGTAACCCTGCTCGCCGACAAAAACGATTTTGTCGCCGCTCCGGTTTCGCCACGCCGCAAGCTCGCCCTGTATCTCCTTCAACGACATTCCGTCGAACTTCTTGAAATTCGCCTCCAGGTACCTTGTTGCGCCCACGATCTCTAAAATGGTCAACCGGGGATGCCTGACGTGTCTGGCGTTGATCTTTTTCGGTTTAACGTCGGCTTCCATCGTTTTTTGAATTTCTGCCGGCATAGTCGCGTCCTCTACTAGTTTTATGGTTCGTACAAAAATCGGCATGGTTTACCTTCCTCTTCAGCGTGGCAATTGCGTCAGCCTTTTATCGATGTGCTTCCAGATATACGACCTGGCGAGACTACCGGGATCTGACCATCTTGGTAGCCAGACATCGTACACGGGAATCTCGCTCGCCTTTTGAAAAGCCACGACAGCCGACCAGATGTGGTGCGGCTGCTTGCGTAACCTCGCCTTGTGGTCTTGCGCCGGATCAAGCAAGATTACGATCTTGGCTTCGTCGCCGTGCGCCTGCATCGCCATTACGATCTTCTTCACCTTCTCTGGCCCGCAATTTTTACCCAACATGGCCGCGGCCTGCGGTCCTACGGCCCAGCGGTCTCCTGGGCCCTCGACGATCACAATCACAGGATGCTGCGACGCCTCGTCCAATCCGTAGACAATGCCGCCAGTCGGATTGGGCGAATGCACCCACTTATCTCCAGCCCCGTCCTGAATTAATTTCCTCGCCGTCCAGCCCGCTAGCCTGCGAACACCTTCCTCGTCTTTGTAAAACGGAACTATCAACCGGTTGGCGGCCAGCGAGTTGACGGATCGTGGCGAAAGACAATACTCGACCCCGTACTTGTCTGACAGCTCACGAGGGTCGTAACCTTTGCGAATGCAAAACTGCACCGCCGGGTGCCTGATGTCGTGTCCGGCAAGATACCGCAGCGACTGTGTACCGCCAGGCATCACCGCCTTGCGACGCACCTTAACTACTTGCTCCGCGGGCTGCACGACGTAGGGTTCGGCGCTCTCTAAGATCTTCTCAGCAAACATACGGCGGTTGGTGTAGCTCGCCTGACACTCTTCGTTGTAGCAGTGACACAGCCACAGGATTGTGCCGCCTGTAAACGGATCGCGGGTTCCCCACAAATGGTTAAACCACAGCCTTCCTTCTTTGCCAACTCGGTTTTCACCGCAGGCAAGGCAAGGGACATTGTATTCCTCGCCAACATCCTCGCCAGCCGTCTTTGTCAACCGTCCGGCGCCGTTATACGTGCTGGTTCCTTTTACGAAAACACCAGCTTCACCTGGCCGGTGCAGGCCGACGTTAGCCTCCCCAAAAACGGTGCACAGCCGCCTGTAAAGTCGTGGATTTCTTAGCTTGATCATGCTTGATCGATCGCTATCCGGGCGTTTACGCCCGCCATCTTCCTCGCCTCGTCGCGTTCGACCACGCGGTTGCCAGTAATGACCAAGTCACCGCCCGCAGGTTGCCAGTTGGAATACTCGCCATTGAGCTGGCCCACTTGGTCTGGCTGGGGCTTGCCGCGACGCACCTTAGCCTGTACGAAAATTGACAAGAACGTTTCCTCAGTTGCCTTACCGTTTACAAATCCGAAATCGCAGTTCTCGCAAAACGATTTACAACCTTTCCACTTAGTAGGGTTGGGCCGTGTGCCACCTGCTTTGTCGCCCTCTTCCGCGGCCAGCTGGTGAGAAATAAATGACCAACAACGCAGCGGGTTAGTTATCTTTCGTTTGACCTGCAGCGGCAAGTCAACCAGCAGCTCGTACTCGGTCTCCCTGTTCTTCTTCGCTGTGTAGGACCTCGCGATCGCCGAAGCGTAGTCAAGAAACACAGCCGTTACGCCAGGGCTGCCGACTGACAACTGATGCTCCTGAATGAACTCGTCAATCCCGTCGACAAACCGATTAGCGTAGTTGGTCAACTTGTCGTTGCCGCCTGTGAAGTCGACGATGTACAGAGAATCCTTGATCTGGTTCCGCAGTCGCTGAATCCGGTCCCACTCCGCCAGTGGATAAGGACCATTACCAGATGCCGCCAAACTAAGGTGCTTGCGGAACTTCTTAACCTCGTATGGCTTATAGTCACGGCCACGGCTGAATACCTCGGAAGTATCCACGCTATTGAGATACTCTTCGATCGTTGTCCGCGGGACCCTCGCTCCATAAGCAAGAATGTTCGACAGTGGGCCTAGCAACATCTCGTAATTGAATATGTACGTGACCGTCGGACGTGCGCCGTTCTTAGTGGCTTCGTGTATTGCAATCATCGTCGCGTCAAGTGCGATCTGCGACGATAGCGTCGTCTTTCCTCCGCCCGACGGCGCCGCATGCCCGATCACTTCGCCAGTCGCTGGGCCCGTACCGCCGGTGTAGATGTCGATCAAAGGATTACCGAGCATCGTGAACTTGCCTGGTTTACGCTGATCCAGCGACGAGCCTAGCGGATTGTCGAATTTGTCGGTGTCGGTGACCAGTGCTTGCCGTAGTTCAACCTGCGTCGTCTTGAGCATCTCACCAAGATCAACGCTGTCGATCACCTCTTTAAGTCGCTCGCGGATGCACTGCTCCTTAAACGCATCCATGTAGGGTGTCACCGACTTCACCAGAAAGTCCGGGTCTTCGGTAACCAGCGACTCCACTAAACGGTATACCTCCGCCAATTCCTGTTCGTCCGATTCGTCGGAATACTCGTTGCCGGCCATGTCCGCCAGCAAATTACTGCGTAGCACCGGCGGCGAGGGTAACCTGCCGTGTTCGTCAAAATACTCTAGCAACACGTCCAAGATAAACCGGTACACCGCGTAGGCATCCGTAAACGTATCTTCCCGCAATATCTTTGAGGCCCGTCTGACAAGCCTTTCGCTTACACAGATAGCCGCAAACAAGATTCGCAGCTTTGCCTGGGTCAACACCAGCATGGTCAACCCTTCATAATCGAGTAAAAATCTTTAAGCTTTTTCAAATGGTTGACCACAAACGGTAACCGTAAATCGGTGTACGCAGATGGACACTCTAAGTACTCAAGCACCGCCAGGTTAATCAGCTTCGAATCTTCTGCCTTCAAACCCTCGGTCGCGTCCATCGTCGCGACCATCAGCACGTGGCTGTTGACCGAAGAAACGATCTCCGCGGCCAGCTGTGCATCTGAAGGCGTAGAAGCAAACAAGCTGCTGGCGGTGGTCTTTAGCCGTTTGATCTTAGCAAGATCGCTGGTAATAGCCGTCGCCGCTACCGCATAGGTTTCATCCTCTAGAATATTCGGGTCCACCCGGCACGCGCCCACCTGCGTAAGCGTCGGCGCCTCCGGCTCGTTCAATGCCTGGTACCGCCGCATCTCGTACCTTACCGCCTGCAACGGGTTAAGCTCGCGGCCGACTAACAGCATCATCGCTGCTCGCCATTTAGCCAGCCCATCCTGCTTATCCGCCTTAGGTGGTTGGTAAGTCTGCTGCTGGCCCCTCTCTGCTTGATATCGTCGATACGCGTGTACGTACCCTCGCCTAAACACCTGCGTCAAATAGTTGACACCGCCTTCCCCGATGACCAGTAACGAATTGTCTGGACTCATTTCGGTACCTCGTCCTGTGCATACCCCAGACCTTTGTAAAGCTGGCGTCTGACTCTGGACTTCCTGAATGCTGCGTCGTGGAACACATCCCAAAAATCGATCAAACGGCCGAACTCTTTGCCAGCGGACTTACGCGTCAGTCGCCCGCTGATCTGAGTCGCATCGGTCGTACTTGCCGATCCGTCTGCTCGCACAAGCGTACGCAGGTGCACGAAGTCAACGCCACGTCGCCACACGCTGTTGCAGATCGCTAGTGGTAACTTGCCACTGATCATCGCCTTCTTCGTCGCCAACAGTTGGGCCGCCGTTGGCGACACCTCGTCAATGCCGACCACGCCCATATCCTGTAATCTTTTCCAGTTATCCGCGTTCTGCACCGCATGCACGACGGGACAACCCAACAGCTTCTTTAGCCTGTAGGCGTGCTCTACAGAACTAGCATACACAAGCGTTTGCCCATTCTCGGCCGCACTCAATGCCATGCTCGCAATCACCGCGTTGCGGAAGCTGTTGTTCCAATAAGCTTCCCGTAGAAACTGGACAGAGGCCGGGTTGTAGTCCGGGAAGCGGCTGACATCCACCTTCACCCACTCCACCTTGACCGGAACAATGTCCCCCGCGGCGACGGATTCCGCATGCGTGATCCGGCTGCGTAGCTCGCCGAAAGCGACCTTCAGCCAACCATCAGCCTGATCCGCTCGGCTGTCATGTTCCGCTGAGAACGCATAAGCACGGCGGCAGTTAACAGACAACAAAGAGTCAATTCTTGCCAGGGTACCGCACTCGTGCTTTTCATCCAGCAGCAACACGTCAAATTCCCGGTCACAGAAGTGTTGCAGCATCCCCACCGAACAAAGCAACACGCGACCGTTGTACTCATGTCGTCGATCGCTATGGTAAATTCCGACGTCGACTCTACCGTCCGCGATCATTTCTCTATACAGGTCGTCGAGTAACCCCTTACCACAAGTCGTCAAAACGATTCTTGCCTTATCGAATACCTCGCACAGCTTTCTCAGCATGAACGACTTGCCAGCGCCGGTGGAAAGCATGTACTGGGCGGTTGGCACCGTGGCGAGGTCTTTAACGATCATTTTCTGATCCTCTCGCCAACGTATCCGCTCGATCACATTCTTGTTAGGTAGCAGCCGCCTAAACCCCTGCATATCAAGCGGCTCAATATCGACCACGTACGGCTCGTATCCCGCCGACTTGAGTATCTCCTCGACCATCGCGTAAAGTCCGAAACCCATCACATACATCGGCCGCCCGTCTACCAGCTGCTCCTTAAAAAACGGTTCCGGTATAAACTCAACCATGAACTTGTTCCGCTCACGACTGCTTACTTTTCTTAGTACGGACAACCGCTTGACAAACGCTGCGTGCACCCGGTTGTCTTCCGGCCGGTACAGGCTGATCATATTGAAATACCGGTTGATGCGTATTTCTTTCGTGCTACTGGCCACAAAACTGCTTGAACTTTGCATGAAATTTTCCGTCTGGGTCGCAGTCACTAAATACAGAGTCGTCAAAGATGTCGGAGTGGAACTCCGACGAAGCCCAACTCGTTACCACCAGCTTTAACGCCGCCACGCCGGCGGCAGCTATGCCGATTTTAAACTCTCCGTAACAATCGATCATGTCGCTGGCAAATAACCCTGGGCGACGGACATAGGTCCCCCGGCCCAACGTCGCCGCCAGCAAATGATCACAGAACGTCGTAAGATTCTTATTGCCCTGGCTGTACCTAACAACCGCGTTGGCCAGCTCCAGACTTACGGACGTGCAAAACGCTTCGTTTGGTGAACCAACTGGCCAGACTTGATTGGCGATCGCCGCGGCGGAAAGGCCAAAGTCTTTCGCCTTGGACGCCGCGTATCGTATGTCGCCCAGAGCATTTACCACCACGTTAGCTGACGCTCGGTCACCGCCATTTAGCACTAGGTAACCGGTCGCACACACTGCTGGATGCGTCGCGTCCGGCCATACTCGGCCGCCAACGGGTAAACCTACAAGGCTCTCCACCAGCGACCTGCAAACGCCCATGGTTGGACCCTCGCAAGCTCGCCGCATCGGCCAATTGTCCCCGGCCTCCTCGTTGTTTGCGAACAGGTATAGACTGGATAGGTCGCCACCTTTGGCATAGTAATCTCGAATGAACCTGGCCAACAGCTTTGTCGGACGGCGGTTCACACCTACATAAACCTCATGACCACCACTGATGACGTCATCCAGGGATATAGAAACTTCGACGCCGTCCGTTCGATTAAACACTCCTTTTGGGTTGCGGCGAGTCGCCGCCGACTTTTCTACACTTACAAATGTTGTTTTGCGGCTTCTCAAGATTGCCTGAAACATGGTGCTAGCTCTCTCCTAAAGTTGAATCACGTGCGTAGCACAACGTGCCAACGCTTCGTGATGTGTGATGACTAAACCTTGCCTGTGTTTTCTAATCAGGTCGCCCGCCAGATAAGAAAACAGTTCCGCCACGGATACGACATGCTCGTCATCCAGATTCGACGTCGGTTCATCGAAACAAAAAAATGGTAACTGACCAGAAAATACATCTGCCCTGGCTAGCCAGAAGCTTATACCTAGGCAAAGCGACTGCCCCGTGGACAGCCGTTTGGCCCGTTCCACCGTCCCGTCGTTATGGGTCGCTAGAAACGAAAACTCCGCTGGATCGGCGACAACGCTGAACGGTACCGAAAGTTGCCCCAAGTACTCGTTAAGCTTCGCCGTTGTGCGGTGGAGCATACCAGCAACAACCCTCGCCGGTAGCCTGTCTCGCTTGAAAACATCCCGCGATCGTTTCAACGTTTCTACCCACTGCGATAACCGCTGCAGGCTTCGCCGCTGACGCCGCAAACGTCGTATTCGCCCCGCCGTCTCAAAGGCCTGCGTTCGCTTTACCGCGAGCTTTGACCGTTGCGAATTAAAGACGTCAATATGCTCCTCGTGCCTCGCCAACTGCAATTGAATTTGCTTAAGCGATGCTTCTGACTGCGGCTTACCGACGGCCGCAAGCGAAGCCGTATGCGAACTGATGTCCGTCTCGGCCGCCTCGATCCTAGCCTCCGCTGCCGCCTGCTGCGCTATCGCGGCTAACTTCGCCTGGCTCCATTTAACCGCGTCCGCCTTGTTTCGCTTCACCACCGCTCGCAGCTGTTCGACCTGTCCGGTGTCTTGCTTGCCCTGTCGGTCTGGTTTTACCAGTTGCAACAAGTCTGCCTTCGCATCCGCCAATGCTCGCTCCCGCACCGCAGCAGCCGTACGGTATAGGCTCTCCTGTGTCTCATACGTTTGCCAAGCTCGCGAGCATTCCTTCGCAACCGAAAGTTGCTGTTGAGCCTCCGCCAGCCGCGAGTTAAGAAACTCTAAATACGGCGGACTAGGTTTAAGCGTCCGTAAGCAAGTAGGACAGGTTATTTCCCTCCCGTCGTCGATTAACGTTAACGCCTCGTTTGTCTCTCTGATTCTTTCGTTCGCCAACGCAATAGACGTCGTAGCCTGTGCGTAGTCCATCGAAAGCCCTTGTGTCGGCTTGGGAGCTACCGGTCCCGGTTGCTCGATTCGAGCCTGCAGCTGCGACGATGCTTTCTGATAGCCTTGATACGCGAGATAATCTCGATGATTCTGCTCATGCATCCCGAGCGATGTCTGCGACTCCGTCAGCGCAGCGTCCGCCGCCTTCAATTCCCGCGAGGCCTTTGACAGCTCGACTCCATCAGTGGATACCTGCTTAGCCTTCCGTAGCCTGTCATTCGCTTTAGCCAGCTCAGCCTGGTACATCGAGAACCTCTCTTGCTGTACCAGCTTGTTGCGGCAAGACCGCTGTGTCTCTTCAGACAGTATGAAAGCCGCCAAGTCCGCATTAGCTGCCGTTAACTCGCGGATCGCCAACCTATGCTCTCCCCACGTCCGTAGCTCCAAATCGAGCTCTGCGGGGTCGTACTGCGACGCCAGTGCGGTATCCGCCGAGACCGCGTCTCGCAGATGTCGGTCGAGCTTGTCGACCACTTCCAGCCCGCACAACGACTGGATCAATTCCGCCCGGGATTCCTTGTTGCCAGAGGCTAGCTGAATCAGCTTGATGTAGTCGGCGAATAAGAAGTCCTTGAATACCTTCGGCTGAATACCCATCAAGCGAAACGCTTGCTCGGTAACGACGTTCTCTTTATTCGCAATCACGTCGCCGTTAAGCCGCAGCTCGGTGGTCGCGTTCGCTAACGCCCGTCTCAGGACAAGCATTCCGGCGTCCACCTCCCATTCAGTCTCGACGTAACTCGGCGACCCGGTCGGAAGGCTCCGGCAGATATTGTCCAGCTTGTTACCTTCCATGCCGCCAAAGTCATTGGTGACCGACGCACGGATCAGTTCCACTAGGTTGCTCTTGCCGGATCCGTTGCTTCCCCTTATCGCAGTGATGCCTGGCCCCAGATGGTGTTCGAGGGCTTCGTGCTGGCATGCGTATGCCAGTTTAAATCGCCGCAGTATCAACATTGCATGTACCTTTCCCTGTGTTGCTTGATAGTCTCAGCAGGCTTGATGCCCGGCTCGAGCAAGGCTTGCAATAAATCGGTCACCGGCGGGTCGCCCGCCGATTCCTGAGCGACAAATTCGCCCAACGAATAACTCACCTGAGTCTCCGCGATGTCGCCAGTCTCTTCGCTAATCTTAATCTTCGGCGGACGATAAAAAACGTGTGCGAAACTACCAACAACGTTGGTCACTCGTCGCTCAACGCCTGGGATACCCGAATGGTCTCGTAAAATAAAAATGGGCGTGATCAACTCGCTCGGCAAGTTCTGCACCATCGCTACCTGCGTGGCCTTTGCAATTGCCTCGGGTAGCTGCAGACACAACGAGTCCAACTCTGCGGCATCGTTTACCGTGTAACGCAGTACCGCCCTGGATCGAAGCCTCACCCAAGTGATGCTGTAGTCGTCGTACAGCACCGCAACGTAATGCGACGTCGGCTCGTTACTCTTGCACATGTGTGTCGCCCCAGGCGACAACACTCGCAGCGGTGATAACCCCTCCCTGCGTACCTTCTTATAGATGTGCTGATGCAGATCGCCGGTTACCACCAACTTGGCACCGCGGAAGTGTGTCAGCTGGCCTTCGCTGCCCTCTCCAGGCATCAACTCCGCCCAGGCTTGGTGACACAGGACAATATCCGCCTCGGCCGCCGCCTGTGCTTCACGTAAAAACCGCGATGGCATCCAAGACAGCCCCAGCACCGTCCTCCCTTTAATCGTCACGGGACGGTCCTTCGACATCGCCGGTGGACCGCCACAAGCATAAATCCAGTCCGGTTCGATATTGTCGTGGTTACCGTAGATATGCCGGACGTTTATTTCGGCAGCGAACGCATCGGCCATTCCGCTGCGAAGCACATTCACGGTGGCGCTGTTGGGTGTACCCGTATGCAGCGTCTCAACGACGTCGCCGCCCAGCCATAACTCGTTAATTTTCTTTTTCTTGGCTATCTCTAGAATCTGACTGAAGGCAAAAAAAGAGTCGCCCTGGATCGCAGGGCGACTCGGCCAAGTCAGACTTCGAAGATGTAAATCAGCCGCCACAATTGCAAGCGGAGTTTTCATCCGTTTTGGTCCTTAAGGTTTTTGTAACTGTGCGATCAACGCGGTCCGTAACTTGACCGGATCGTTGCCGCATTTTGCCACTGTCTTAGCAGACATCATTACCGACTCTGCGTACTGCAGTAACGTCGCCATGTCATTTACCGCCGCGATGGTCGCGATTATCTCTTCGTCGGTTTCTTCACTGCTATCGATCTCGTACTCCTCATCTTCGTACTCTTCTTCGACCTCGACCTCGATCTCCTCGTACTCTTCGCCGTCTGCTAGCTCTTCTTCGACCTCGACCTCGATCTCCTCATACTCTTCACCATCTGCTAGCTCCTCTTCGACCTCGACCTCGACCTCCTCATACTCTTCACCGTCTGCTAGCTCCTCATACTCTTCACCGTCTGCTAGCTCCTCATACTCTTCACCGTCTGCTAGCTCTTCTTCGACCTCGACCTCGACCTCCTCGTACTCTTCTTCGTCTGCTGGCTCCTCCTCCGCAGTCTCTTCGTCAGAATCAAATGGTGCCGTTTCGTCGTCGTCGTGCTCGGCAACCGCTGGTGACTCCTCCACGGCGTCCTCTACCTCTTCGTATTCACCGGCATCCGTAGCTCCGGCACTGGAATTCTCCCAGGCGGTGATCCCCACCTGCACCGCGGCAGCTACCAGCGACTCCACAGACGCCGCTCTGCTCGCCGCAAACGGCAGCATGTCCGCCGCTTCCGCCATCACCTCGACCGCCACCGGTACACCCTGTAGGGATTCCAGCTCGATCATTGCCATCGGAACGTAATCGCCAAGTAGCACCAGGATGGCTGGCATCCCCCCGGTGCGAATCGACACGTAAGTGCGTTCGATCTGTAATCCATCTGCGGACAACTTCACCACGGCGGTGAGTGCCTCCATCGGCACGTAATTGCGCAGAATTGTCTCAGCGAAATACGGATTCGGACTCGATCCGGTGCTGATCGCAATCCGCAGAACATGTTTAACGCAGTCCGCAGTCGCTAACTCGATAGGGGCGGCTTTACTAGCGTTGGTCGTCTTCTTCTTGGCCATGAAACATCTTTTGATAAAGGGGGTCTTTGCCTCGTCCGGCAACGGACGATCTCGGCGAGTATCCTAACAATTCCCGGCGAAGCTGACATCCTCTCCCGGAAAACAACAACAGCCGCCCAAACCTTGCGGCCAGGGCGGCTGTCCATAAACTATCGATTACTAGCTGATCGCTAGTCAGTACTGCTGCGCAGGCAACATGTCTGGCAGCAACCTCAGTTCAGTATTCACGAACCGTCGCGGATTCATCCGGTCTAGCCAAAATACGAGCTTGAACTGTAGCAAACCACCAAATTCGTCTGCCGCGTTGACGTAACCGTCGTATACGCCCAGCACTGATAGTTTGCGTGTTTGATGCGTGCCGAGCTCTTCGCAGATCAAGTCGACTAGGTAGTCGCCCCGCTCTACGGTGAACGTAGACACTCTGGGTTGGTTGACAGTGATCATTATATCTTTCCTTTTCTGGCTGCCACGATCGTCAGCGGGAACTCCTTGTCACACTCCGACAACGTCGCGGCTAGCCTGGGTTCATGTGTTTCCAAACTATTCGCCAATCTTCCCACTTTTGACAAGTGATCGGCCAACCGCATCAGAGGGTTCTGATTTCGTGGCACGTAGTGGGGAGCAACTTTCACGCCACGGCGAGCGGCCTCTAGTAACCCGCCGATTAGCATGGTGTGTTTGCCTGTATCAAGAGAACTGAGCGGATCGAGCGACGCTAGCTTGTCGACGACGTACCTGCTATCGCTTACTAGCTGGATTAACAGCCCGCCAGACTGTTCATTTTTGCGGGTTACCAAGAGGGCGTTTACTACCTCAAATACCGCCCGCAGCTCCGCTTCCTGGCTTGTGGTGCTCTCAATTCCACCCGTAAGAGTCCTGAATGCGGAATCGTGCGTACGGTAAACCGCCGCGTAGCCTCCCGCTTTACCGCGGGTGGAGCCGGAGCCGTCGGTAAACGCTAAAACGTCCCAACGAGCCACTCCTAGTGAGACCAGCAGATCCTTCAAAGAAGCGTGGGAATTATTTGGGACCTGAGATCGTAGTGACGTTGCTTTCATATTTTGTCGCTTTCCGTGTCACATCAGTGAGACACTTGTTCAATTATCGCTTCTTTTGATGCTTACCTTGTCGTCGCTGCGGCAAAACTCAGATAGCCTGCCGCGACAACGGCCAAGCGTAAGTCACCACAGCCGTTCGCCGAAAAACTTTTTAACCGGCATTAATGTGTCCACTGTGAAAGGAAGACAGGCTCGAAATTTAGCCCGTCGGAATTAAACTGTATCGCCTCGCCGATCAACGGTAGTCGGCTAGGTAACTTACGCACCACGCCCGATGCACCCATGAGACGGCATAGCGAAGACCGCGACAACGTCGCAGCCAGGTCGTACGCTTGAATCACCTGTCGCGGATTCCATACCGGCTTAATGTGTCTAGCCAGGTATGCGATCAAATTGGCCTCATGCTCTGCATCCTCGAGCTCAAGTTTCTCCCGCTTAAGCTTCATATCCATTTGCCGATGATCGCTGTACTGTGCGGACACCCACAGCTGCTCTAGCATCGCGGCGATGTCTTTAGCAACAGCGCGGTCATGTACACCTAGCAAAATGTGAAGGTGCATCTTGTCGCCGTGCGACATCCGAAAGCCGCCAGGAGCAGTAAACTTGGCAGCCGGTTGCAAATGTGACGACAGCATCACCGGACCAAGCACCTCTCGCTTAGTTACTCCGCTGTTGTTATGCCGCGTTCGGTACCACTCTAACCGCTGCCCAAAACGACTTATGACGTCGGCGACTACCGAGAGCGATAACTCAGGCTTCGCCTCTGGATGCAGCACAAATGATAATAGGCGTGTTTTTACCCCTTGCCGGGAAGAGAACGCAGCCACCGCCTCGCTGAATCGCTCCTGGGTGTAGCGGCTACGAATCACGTGACAATTAGCGCACAAGCGAGTCTGCCGGCAAAACATGGACGACTGGTAATAATCGCCCTTACGCTGTAGTAGCCGATGGCAACTTCGCAAACGAGCGGCAATGTCGGCATCCCTGTCCTGCATGAAGTCTGCCACGCGGTGATTACGAATGTTGTTTTCTCTAATGGTCTCCCTAGCTAACGAATTACTAAAAACCTCGGCCTGTTGCCTGCCGATAATCGCAGAAAAATCAGGTAACACCACTGGATCGGGCGGAGGTACCGGCGGTAGAATAGTAGGTGACATGGGCGGCTTCCCGTGTTGTCTTCGGCCGGTCGCTGTCTGTCCAACAGCGGCCGGCTTTTTTCTTGTTCGGTCAGCACTCTAGCTGATAGTTCTCCTGCAATCGAGCGGCCTGACTTTCCGCCCAGGCTAGAAACAGTTGCAGCCGTCTTTGATCGTCGCTTGCGTGTTGCGACAGTGACACCATCTGCCTCAACTCGTAGACGAGTTGTAAGTAGCAACCATGGTATCGCTGCTCCGCAGTGACCTGCGTTGGTGTCCGGACGGCAAACGGTACGTTTCCCGCTGTTGCGATCGCGTAACACATGCTCGATTTACCCGCATGCCATCGCTCGCAGAGATGAACCCACTTACCCGGCACGGCGATACTGCCGGCCTCGATGTAGTCGGTGGTCAAGTTAGCCTTTAATCTCCCGGTAAGTGCGATGGCTGTGCGACGATGACCTCAAGCAAATCACCACGGATGGCATCCATCTCGATGATCACCTGTTTCAACTTGTCGAATAAATCCGCGGAGAGCTTGACCTCCTTATACTGTGGACGACGTAGTTTATCGATGGCGATCACCGCGTCTAACAGGTTCTCCATATCCGCATCGGCAACACGACTGAAGAACCGCGGCTTGCTCGTTGGCGTTGCCTGGTAGCCTTTGTACTTTCGCTTCTCTCGCCTAGCTCTATCTAAGTCCGCCAAGCTAGGCCTCAACTGTTTGCCAGGTTTGGCCGGTTTGGCCGGTTTGGCCGGTTTGGCGGACTTGCCCGGTTTAACTGCCTTGGCCGGCTCGGACACAGGCAGCTCCTCAGCTAAAGCTACCACCTCCGCCGCGGGTTCAGGTTCGGCCTCCGCTACCACCTCCGCCGCGGGTTCAGGTTCAGGGTTGGCTACCACCTCCGCCGCGGGTTCAGGTTCGGCCTCCGCTACCACCTCCGCCGCGGGTGCAGGTTCAGGGTTGGCTACCGTCTCTGCCGCATCGGCCGCGTTCGGCTCATCACGTGGCATACTCTGCTCAGCAGTCATTAATTCCGGTCGTACAACCGTAATCGCGACCTGCGAAAACTTGTAGTTACCGTTCATAGCGTCCAAGTACGCAGGTAGCGGCTTGCCATCAAACCAAAACTCGCAACGGTAACGCTTCGCAAACTCGCCAGCCAGCGTCATCAACGAGTTCAATTGAGTATGCTCGTCGACACAGAACGCCGGTAGAACCACCGTGTCTAGCCGCTCTCGGCTGCCTTGGCGGTGATAAGCCTCGACCAAGTCACCCCAAAGCGTGGCGAAGTCGTAGATTGAAACCGGTGTGTTAGTTTGTCCTAGCGTTGTAAACGGTTCTCGTTTTGTCGTCGAGTTGTGTTTCGCAATCGATCGTGGCTTACTTGCTGTAGAATAAGTTGAAAATGTCATTTAAATTTCACTGGGTTGGGGGGTTTAACTGATCATCGGCGACAAAATCGATTTTGTCGCCGCTAAGGTGAAATGGATACTAAGCATCGAATACCCATTCGCCTGTGGCTAGCTTTCGCAGCATCGTAATGGCCATTTCAGCGTCGATTGTCGCCAGCAGCTCGGCATCTGCCACCGCCTCTTCGGTAATGCCTAGTTCGGCTGCGTACATTTCCCACACGCTAAGCAGTGGATATACGGCATCCGAGTAATAAAGCGATAGCCGCTGGACACTGCTAAGCGGCAAATACTCCTGTAGCGACTTGCCATCCTTTGCCGCGATAGCTTCGGCAGTTCCGCCGATACAAGCAGCGGTGCCGCAATAGCCTTCATCGACGAGGATATCTTCACTAGCCTCGTAACCCACTCGCGACAAATCGTCCGCAAACTCATACGGTATGTCGAGCCAATACCGCATGTCGAACCGTTCGCGGTGTTTTTCGATCTGATCCGCTATCTCATTGAACTGGGCAGCGTAAGGTGACGGTGTCATGGTCTTTTCCGCGTTTGTCATTGATCGCTCCCGTTGTCGCATTCTTCGCATTCTTCGCATTCACACGCATCGTCGGTTGTCATCGTGGCATCCCGTATGGGTCGTCTTCGTTGGCCGGCGACTTAAGTCCGCTAAGTCCGGTAACGATTTCACAGACATCCGACTCGCGAATCAGCAAACCGTTCTCGTTGATCTCGCAGATGTGTGAGTCGTACTTGTGGCCGTCTTCGATGTAGACGTAGCTGATACGCAAGCGTTCGTTGAATTCTTCCAGGTGCATTTCCGTTCCGTTGGATAGTACGACCCTGTGCCGCTTGTCGATCGGCGGCGTCGGCCGTTCTGCCTCCTCGGGCTTCGCCGTTGCGGGCGGCGGTGTTGGCTCCACAAGCGAACAGTACAAACACGGCACCTCACCGGTAGCGACGCCATCACCCGCGGTGTGGCTCGTTTTTCCGTTTGGCCAGAACCGCACGTTGCCGTCTAAGTAAATACTGAAGTGACGTTTTACCGCGGTCAAACCATCAGGTTTTACCCAGATCGGTGTATCCAGCACGACCTTCGACCAATCGACCGGTGCGGCCGGCTGTTCCTGTGTAGGCCACTGGAACCCGTCGGCGAGGAACAGTGTGGGGCGTAAATGAGCTCCACATACCCTGCCGTCCGCTCGATAGCGATGGATCATGCTTTTGTTTCTGCCGATATTCACCACGACCGAATACGGGTGCAGTGAGTCAATTTTCGCGATCTCGCCTGGTCCGTAGACGGTTTCTACTTTTGTGCCGAGTGGCGACTTTGTAAAATCAATCCCCATTTACTGGTCCTTTTTTAGTTTGGTTCGTTAAGTCGTTAACGCTCAGTTGTCGCCGCAGCCGTCACCGACCTCATGCTCGTAGTGTGCTCTCGCGTCCGCCAACGCCGCTTCAAAAATGCCTTCGCTTAGCGTCGCGGCGTAGTGCATCAAGTCGCACAACAAGTCCGCTAGAATCGTCTCCGGCTCCGTCTCCTGGTCCATTCCGGTCTCGTCAGCAAACGTCTCCATGACGTTCTCCGCCCACTGGGCCCGGTCTTCGTTAGTTACCATGGTGCGGTTGTCTCCGTAGTAGCTACACGGCGGTTGCTCTCTAGGGCGCTGCTGAGGTCGATCACGTGCGTCGGATCTGCGTCGTTAATGTCTGCCCACACAATCAACCGAAGCGAGCCTTCGTACCTCTCCAGGTAAATGATCTCGCCGCAGCCTGATTCTAACTCGTTCAACCCGTGCTCCTCCAGGTCCAACGTGATATGGTCTCGCCATACGCGTACGCACACGGGCGAGACATACAGCTGATCCTCCGCTGCATCTCGCAGCGATACCGACAAACTAACCGGTGTTTCTTGCGTTTCCATTGTCAATCCCTTTCGTCAGAGGTTACGATTGCGAAGTCTTCTTGGGCTTTTTCCAGTTTCGCTAGCTGATCCTGCTCGGCCAGCTGGGCTTTAGTGATCTTGCGTCCGTGCCGCTTTAATACCGACGGAACGAATTTCACCATCTTCGCTGCGAAGGTGGCGATTTTGTGCGCGTGGTCGTGGAACTCTTCGTAGAACTCCTGACCATGGTCGTGCTCATCCATGTCTGGATCGCAGTGACACATTTCGTGCAGCAAAACAGATGCGAGTTTTCCAAAGTCAGTCGCGTTGAAACTTAGCTTGGCTAGGTAGGACCGGTTGATCGCGATGTATGTATTCGCGTCAGTCCATCCAATAGCGGAACCGCTTTTGCCAATACACAAGTTGCGGTAACTTGCCTTGCTATCGCTAACGGACAAACAGAAACGGGTTTCGCTTATCATGTCAAGCCAAATCTTCTCCCTTATATTATGGTCTTTCTCTAGCAACAATTCATGTTCATCGCTGATCGTGGCTGCCAGTTCGTCGAAGTCTAAGACGGTCAGCCGCGAGTACAGATAGCTTTCAGCAGACTTGTCCAGCACCCGCAGCAGCTCACCTGCATCCTCGACGTGGAACCTTCGCAGTGTTTCTTCCGCGATCACGAAAGCTAAGTTCTGGCGGTGGATTGTGTCGCCCTTCCGGTTGCCTTTAGCCGCGACGGTAACCCGCTGACACCCTTGCAATTGCCACGGCTTGTAATGCCTGCCGGTTACCGCTGTGATCGTCCGCGATTCTCTAAAATCGTCCCACATCGTCGACTTACCGAGCAAGCGATCGACCAGGCGTTGTCGTTCGCCGTCGTTGAGCGACTTTTTCTTAGGTAGCTCCTTACCCGCCTGGTCGTCGATATTTGCTTTCACGATCCGCCATACGGGGCAGTCGCTCTGAATATCATTGCGGGCAAAGTTCACGCGAACTTGTTGCCGCGATACGACCTCGCCGCCGACACCGTACTTCCAGCCAGGCACAGTCATGACATGGATACCGAGATTGTAAATCGCCAGCCCACTGCCGGTACCGGGATGCAGCTTGACGTACGCCTGCTCCGTGATGTAATCCCACTTGCAGGTGGCCGGATCTTTGGACACCTGCCGCCCGTTGATCAACACCGGGATCGGACAATACTTGACCCAGTTTTCCAGCTCGCGGACGCACTCGTTGAGATCCGACGGAAGCAGCTTGTCGTAGAGATAGACCGCGATTACGCATCCCGCGTGGTGCGATTGATCCGTGTGCAGCTGGTAGTCCAGCCCGTCTTTCTTGATGTCGATGATCATCTCGAACTCGCCGGTACGCCAGCAATTAACGCCGGCGGCGAGTAGCTGACCGCGGCCCATACGGAACGAGCCATAGGTTTTGTTTTCCGACTCTTCGTGCGGCTGTCCGAAAGTCTCGAACCACAGTTCGATTTCCTGCAGGCTGCGAAAGCCTTGTCCGTCGTCGACAATCAGAACTTTGTTGTTCTCGATCGTAAGGCGGCAGTAAGTCGCTCCCGCGTCGACGGAATTCATCACCGCTTCGAGGCAGCTCTTGCTGAGTGAACCAGCTTGCCGCTGAATCACGTCCATCAGCAAATGCGGGTGAAGTCCGAACTTGCGGGTCTGCGTCGTAGACATATTTTTCCTGGTGGTTAATGAAAGAAGCGGCGACAAAATCGATTTTGTCGCCGCTAGAGGTGAGGATGGGTTGTAAATTAGCAAGAGCTACCGAGCGAACTTCTCGCCGGGATGCTCGTCCGGCGTGGTGGCCCCAATGATTAACGCGTCGGTTTCGATCATCCAAGCGAGGTCCATATCGCCCAGCTCTCCTTTGTCCGCCGCACAGTGCAGCCGCTGCAGGAGTACCGCCGCGTCAAGCAGCCGGCGGACGTCTTCCACTTGGATGCGTACTGCATCGTGGTCGGCCAGTGGTTCAATCATCTCCGCGACGCGGGACCTACTGATCTCTAACATGAGTATCTCTTTTTGCTCTGGGTTAAGTGGCCAGGTCGAAACGCTGGCTACGTATTAGTCGTTTTCTCTTTGATGTAATCGATCGCTTCCTGCTCCGTGTCGAATTGCTCGCAATCGCTAGCCCCGATCGCTTCATTAACGCCGTGCAGAAACGCGTTCATTTCTGTAGGCGTTTCAAACTCGTACGTGTACGGGTGGTCGCCATCTTCGTAGTCGCTACCCCACGCGAACCACACGGTTTGCGGTTCCAGTTTCACTGCCGACAGCTTGAACGCATCAACGACGATCTGGCATGCAGCCGTCTTTACTTCGTCGACGTACTCGACTTGACCGAAATGAGAATCCAGCAAGCAAATCAAGTCGTTCTGTATTCGCTCGCTTACCTCCAGCCTAGAAAGCCTTGCCGGCTCGGCCGTCGCGTCGCTGGCTGTTTCCGTAGCGATGCGCGGCGTGTCGCTGGGCTGCTCCACGGGCGGAGCTGTATTCTCGGCTAATTCCTCCGACTCTTCTCGCCACTTTTCGATCAGCGGAGCAAGCTGCTCCGCTTCGTACCAGCTGTCATTGATGTACATGCCGGTCTGAGATTTTTCTTGGTCAAAGATATGCGATTCTATCGCGTCGTCTTCTTCGGAAGATTCTTCTAAGACGACGGCTTTAAGTAGCTCCATGTCGTCGATTACCGCGGCCTCCCAGTAGTTGCTGTACATGTTTGCGTAGTCATCGTACATGCGGTAGCCATGGCTCACGTCGCCTGTAGCTGGGTTGTTGAACGTAGTGGTTGCCAACCATAAACGGTTTGACATGTTTGTCCTTGTTGTAGGTTTTGATTGGGACTAAGAGTTCACACCTTGGCGGTGGAATTTATCGTAGAGGTCTCCCCAGTTCGTGTGCGGAAATCGTTCGACGACACTGGCTATATCTTGCACGCTGGCTGTGGAAGGCGGATCCCTCTGCATATTGACCTGATG